GATTGAAGGAACCGATATTTGAAACGCATAAATGCTCACGATACCCGAAAGGAGATAAGTGTAGCAAGTTGTGAAATTCAACATTACACCCAGTGCGGATTTAAATCTTCAAAGGTGTAAATCTGAACAATGTATCGGTCTACTTGAATAATCAATATCATTTAAGTTTTTACTTTTTGAAAAAAATTTGTTACTAAAAAATACTACTATAAATATATAGTTATTTTTATTAGCATTTATGCTAATATCGCAGAAATTTTTATTGTTATCATATTTTTTAATTAAAAAATTGAATTATTTATTTATAATTTTTTAATTTAATAAAATACTTGAATAATGACAACTAATCCCACATTTATATTTATTGACGGTAGTTACTTTTGCTTTTACCGATACCATTCTTTATTAAAATGGTGGAAAAACGCATATCCTGAAGAAGCAGATGTATTACAAGATCCTTATCAAAATGAAAAGTTTGTTGACAAATTTAAAAAAACATTTGTTGATACTATTTTAAAATTACCTAAGGGCCTTAATATAGATAAATCAATCCAACCTACAATTATTGTAGCAAAAGATTGTAAACGTGAATGTATCTGGCGTAATGAATTATTTTCAAAATATAAAGCTACTAGAACAAGAGGCCCAGAAGATGGTTTTATGGGTGGACCATTCTTTAAAATGACATATGAAGAAAATTTATTTATAAAAGCAGGAGCTAAGACTATTCTAAAACATCCTAGTTTAGAAGCAGATGATTGTATTGCTATTTCTGTTAAAGAGATTTTAAAAAAATATAATAATTGTAATATTTATATCATTACATCTGATAAAGATTACTTACAACTAGCAGAAGAAAGAGTTCAAATATTAAATTTAGCATTTAAAAAATTAACTGAACAAAAAAGTTGTTCAAAAGACCCAAAATGTGATTTATTTTGTAAAATAGTCTCTGGTGATGTCAGTGATAATATACCATCTGTATTTCCAAAATGTGGTCCAAAAACAGCTTTAAAATATTTTATAAATAAAGAATTATTTGAAAAAAAATTATTAGAATCAGAAACTTTCCAAAAACAATATGAAATAAATCAGAAAATTATTGATTTCAATTGTATTCCAGAAAATTTAGTAAACGAGTTTTTAGATTCTATAAAAGATACTTAAAGATATTATATTATAAATTATATATTTAATCAATTTTTTAATGCTTATTATACAAAATTTATTATTTTTTTCATTTTTTATTTACGTTTTTAGTATAGGTTTACATCAGTTTCGTAATAGTTGGCTAAGAATTTATATTAATATATTAAAGAAAAAGAATATCAATAAAAAATATATTTTTTGTGAAAAATTAAATAATAAATTTAACTTATATTTAATTGAATTTCATGTTGAATATAATTCATTATCAGATGATGATAAACTTCTAATAGAAACTTTAATATCACTATTATACTAATCTTGTATATATGAAAAATAAATATAAAATTATTATTTTTATTTTTTTTTGTTTATTTAATTTATAATTTAATTTGATATTATGTTAAAAGGTGTAAAAGGTGTTAATGGTAAATCATCTCTTATAAAATATGCTTCTCCTTCTCTATTCCAGCTAACAACCAGAGTTATTATTTCAACACCTAAGGAAATCGCATTTTTTACTGCTTCTCTATATTCAGGATCAATTATGGATGGTTGAAATCTATTTACATCTATTCGTTGTATTACATAGCACATTATACAACGTATTTTTGATTCTAATTTTATCAATGATAATTCTTTTATATGTTTTAAAGCTCTTGGACTTACTGGTTCTGTAGATTGTTTTCTATAACCGTCTGGAAAATATGCTACTTTTGAATCAAATGTATAATTACTAAAATCCATTTTTTGTCTATCTTTTTTATTTACATCTTCATAATCAGCTAATGGAACATTTTTTACTTCCATAATAAATGGAATGCCATTCTCATCTATACCTGTAAAATCAAATCTAGAATTTATTTTATCTTTAATATGAATTGTTGTTTCTCTATTATATTTTTTTATATTTTTTAGTTTAGTTAAACAATTTTTATTTAAAGCCGACTCAACTAAATTTTCTGCTAATTTTGGATGTATCCCTATAATCTGTTCTCGTCCTTTTTCAAATACTATTGATAAATAAATTGTATGGGTGCTTTGCATATTTGCTTTGTTAGTTTGTTTTGTTTTTTTCTTTATTTTACTAATTGTCATTAATATTGTAGCACCCACATCAGCTAATCCACAACAACCTAATGAAGCAGTATGTGCTAATACTTCTTCATTATTATATATCACATCAGCCACATATGGTGTTTTTATATATTTAGATGGCCTTTTTATAATACTTCCTTGTATTAAATTTTCAATTTTATATAATTGAATTTGAGACATATTGATAATTTTATAATTTTTTAACTAATTTATAAAAGTATATTAATTTTTTCAATTTTTTATTATTTTTTATTACGTTTTGTATTATTTAAATTATTTCTTTTCTTTTTTTTGACAGATTTATTATACTTTGAATTGTTTATATCTGTATTATTTGTTGTTGTATTATTGTTATAAAATGAACTATAACCATATGCGTCTGTTAAAGCAGCTGGTCTATATTGATATCCAAATATTTCAGCATATGCTTCTCTTATTCTTTCAAATGTATTTTGACACCTTAATGCTGATTTTTGAAGCATATTGACTGATTTACCAGGATATAACTCTAATTCTATTGAAATATAAAATGCTAATTTTGAAGAAGATTCGCTCACATTACTTCTATAAATTGGTTGTTGTCTTGTAATTGGGTAATTAAATCTATTAGTTTGAGGATATCCTAATGGATATCCTGGTTGATATCCTAATTGATATCCTGGTTGGTATCCTGGTTGATATCCTAATTGATATCCTGGTTGATATCCTGGTTGATATCCTGGTTGATATCCTGGTAACTGATTATAAAAAGGAGGAATATTATAGTTTGAAGCAATGTATTCCTCATATTCTTTGCTTGGTTTACTAGATAAGGGTGCTAAACCACCACTTTGATTCGGTTCATTTATTAAAAGTTGAGTCCTATACATTTTCATAGTAATTTTATCTATTTTTTGTAATAAATTATCTAATTTATTAGTTAATTTTTGTATATTTTTATTTTCTTGTGAAAATTCATATTCGTATTTGTCCTCTTTTGTTAAAATGGTATCTAAATCTTTCTCTATTTTTTTATATTCATCATTATATTTATTTAATTTTACTTGATATTTAGACAATTTTTCTAACAAATCTTCATTTTCATCAGGAACCACTAAATTAATATTACTAATCCTATCCCTTTCTATTAAATCATAAAAATCAAATATTTTTTTAAATTCCAATATTCTACCAATACCAGATAGTCTAGCTTGTGGTTTTAAAAATCTATAACAACTATCATATATAAAATATTTAATATATTGAGGTAAATTTTCAATTTGATAAACATAATTATTAGTATTTGTATATCTTACTAATTCATAATGTTCTGAAACAGATCTAGTTTTTAAAACAAAAATACAATCCTTTACATCTCTTATATTTTGATTATCAGAACAATTTATTCTTATTGTGGAGTAAATATTATTTTTAGAAATTTCTATTTCATTTCTTTTCAAATTTTTTATTTCATTATTAATAGATCTAACCGTATAAAGATTATCTCCATTGGAATCCCTATTTATTTCAACAACTCTATAATCATCATCGTCGTCATAATTTAATACTACAACTAAGTCTCCTATTTCTATTCTTTGCGGATTTAATTTTTTAGTCATATCAATTACAATAATTTTAATTTTTAAAATTGTTTCAAGTTTTTGAATCGCAACTTCATCACCCCAATAATTAAAACCACTATTATTTTTACAAGGATGTGATATATAATCTCTAACTTCATCAATAGTTCGCACTTTTTTAGAAGCATCAACTAACAAATCATAAAAAGAAGGCTCTATATTAGGATCTAAAACATCAATAACACATTTACCATTTTCTATATGACCTCCTAATATTTCACAAGCGTTTTTATAATCATCGTCTGTATAATTATCAGCAACAATTGATCTCAGTGAAGAAACTGTAAATATTTGTTTACCATTTATATTTTCAGTATAAGGATTATCGGTTGTTTGATCTGTAGCATCCATTTCTCCATTTAAAGCATCTCTTACTGAAGCAAAAAGACAATCTCCTTGACCTTCATTATCATAAACAATCCAACTTAATATATCACTTGGATTAGGATCATCAATATAACCTTCAGAGGTTCCAATTCTATTTATATTTGTTAAATTAAATATTAAATCCATACTATTTTTTGAATCATAATTTTTTTCTTGCTTTTTAAGCCAATAAACACTCCTTGTGCTATATTTTGGTAAAGAGGTAATATTTTCATTTAAAATTCCCAAGCATTGATCCATAAATCCTTTATCCGTCATGGTTGGAAAAAGAATATCATATAAATTTTCACAATGTTTATCAAGAATCTCTTGTAAATCTTGTATTACATTTATTTTATTAATATAAATTGTCTGCATTCTATTTGTAATATTAATTTTATTTTGAACAAATGATATATCAATTAAATTTCTTGTATCCCACATTATAGAATCAGGTATTTCAACATTACTGCTATCATTTATGTAATTAATAATTTCTTTATAATAATCCATTAATGAATATGTAGTTCCAAGACTAATTTGATTAGTATTTTCTTCAGATATATATAATTTTTGCTGACGTAAACATAATATTTCCATTAAATAAGATGTTAAAATTATACTATCATAAGCATCTGTTTTATCTTTACTAACATCTATTATAATCTTTTCTTGTTTTAAATCATTATCATAATTTCTTGATTTAGCAGTTTCCTGTGTAATTGCTTTTTTTCCATCTGAAGTGACTAAAAACCATTTAAAATCTATATTAGAATCATTAGTTTCTTTATTAATGGTTGCTCTAATACCATCTATTTTATATTTTTTAATAAATGATTTTTGTTCTGCTAAAGGATATGCTAAATTATAATTTTCAATGCTAGTATTTGCGATATTAATTTGACCAGCGCAATCGGTGCTAATACTTTTTACAAATACATCCAAAGATTCATATAATAACTTCCAAATATCAAATTGATTAAATGTATAATACAAAATGATGGAAGATATATACAATTCATATTGAGATTTTTCAATATTTCTATAATAATTATTTTCAAAATATTTATCCATTTCAGATTTATAATTAATTTTAGGATCCAATAATTTATCTTTATATTTTTGTAAACATTTATGGCAATATTTATATTTTTGATAATTTTTAAAATATGAAACTGAATAAATATTATTATTATCTTTTTGTAATAATAAACTAATAGTGTCAATATCAAATTCTATACATTTATCTGCTAGTAGTGGTTTTTTATAATATTTAATAATATTCACATATTCTATTTTTATTTCTTTAAGTAACAAAAGTAAATTAGAAAAATAAGTTTTTTGATTATCATATATATTTAATAGAGCATCTGATAAATTAAATAATGATTCATAATAACTTTTTTTTAATTCAATAATTTCTTTTATAATTGATATCTTGGTTTCTTTGTCAGTTGGGATAGGAGAATTATATAAATTTGTAAAAAAATTATTAATATTACTTTCATTTTTTATTAAATTTTCTAAACTTATAAGATAATTTGAATCAGCATCGGCAATATTTTTTTTTCCATTAACATAACTATTGTAATATTTTAAAATATTAGATTTTTTGTTATTTTTTTTTGTTTCATTATAAAATTCTTCAATTTGTGTTGTATTAACTAACAATGATAGAGTTATTGGATCTCTAACTAAATTTATATCATCTGAATAATTTATGGGAATATTTTTTTTTAATAATTTACCATATAAATTTTTTGTTCTGTCTGACATATTAGCAAGTGCTTCCTCATCTTCAATAATCGGGGAAGGTTCATTATATTCATTTTTATCTAAAGTTACTTCTTGCTTCTTTAATCCCAAGCCAAGATTGTCTGCGTTTTCTTCATCCACTAAATCAGCAGAAGCTAAATTACCTTGTCTTAAAGATTCAGGAATATCATCTAATTCTTCTTGTGCTTCTTTTAATAATCTAGAAGTGTTTTGTGAAAAAGGTTGAATTAACTTATCAATAGGTTTAATATCCATCTGCCATTGAGTTTTATTTAAATTCATATTAACAATGGTATATGGTTTTTTATTTATATAGAATAAATTATCATTTTTAAATAAAGTTTTCAATGTAATTTCAATGTTATTATCAACAATTCCTCTTTGTTTTGCTTCAGTTAATGTTCTAGGTTTTTGCATGTATCTAAAATCACTTAAAATACGATTAATCATTGTATCAAATTGATTAGGTTCAAAAAATTGAGTATATAATTCATCAGGAGGAGCTCCTTTTGGTAAATTCCTTATGGGAGATGTATAATATTCAATTAATGGATCAAAATATACTGTGCGACTTTTACTATAAGGAACAGTCATATAAGGTTCATAATTAATTTTATAAAAGTTGGGTATTCTTGTTTTAATATAAATAATAAGATTATTGGGAGCTTTAATTATTTTTTTTTTATTTTTCTGATGGATAGAAACAGTTTCTGATGTGTTATCTAAATCATTATCAGAACCAATCTCAGATCCAACATCAGAACCGTTGTCAGAACTTTTATATAAATCTCTATTTCCTATTTCATTATATTTTTTATTTTTTTTATTAGACATACTTATAATAATTAAAGATTTTTAAATTATTATATTATAGTTTGCTATATATTTTCAGATATATAAAAATAGTATTTAGTATTTATTACACCTTTTTACATTTGAAACGCCGAATATTATTAAATAAACCTACTTAAAGATAAAATACTTTTATATATTAAGTAATAATGATAATAAATGAGGTTACTTCCAATCTTAATAAGATTGTTTAGCAGTAGTATGTGAGACCCAAAGTCAAACAAAGCATATTACATTTTGCTACTCATTTAGTCCTTCACCAATTTATTTGGGTAAAGTTGGATCATCGTAAGGTGAAACTCCTTACTATTGATTTTACAATTTTTACAAATAAAGTAAAATACCGAATAATAGAATCCCAAAAACAAGTATTTATGAGGCTTGTTGAAAATCGGCGTTTGAAATGTAAAAAGGTGTAAAATAAAGTAATATTAAACAAAACATAATAGTTGTGAATCTGTTTCATTTATTTTCAAAGAGTATAAATTTAATAATATCAATGTTACAATTAAATAACTATAATATTGGTTATAAAGTTTGTGTATTTTTTCAAAATAAACCAAAAATAAACTTAATAATAATAATGCAAATGTAAATATTAAACAATTACTAAAACTATTATATTCATTCAATGTTTTTTTATCTTTAATTGCTCTATATATTATACGACCATTTATCACTAATAATCCTATTATAGTAGAATAAAATATATTTTTTGTAAAAATCGCAGATATTATAAAAAAACACAAAAATATAGAAAAATAACCATTTATTATAATAGTTGGAAAATATTGTAATACTATATATCTTAATATAGATAATATAGTGAACGCAAATATCAAGTTAAATATTGTAGGTTTCATTGTATATAATATAAATATTATATTATTTACAATTGTAAATTTCTAAATACAGTTGTAAAATAAAATACTATATTATATTATAATGAAATATTATAATATAATACTCGGAATAATTATTGCATTGATTTTATGTGAAATATTTCCATATTTGATAACAATATTATTTCCAAACGTATGTTATGGTTGCACATCTATTGGAAGATTACATCAATACTTAAATGAAACAATACGTTTAGGTTATATATCATGGGGAGCTTATGTATTATTATTAATTTATTTTGTATATTTAGGAAGTAAGTTTAAGAACAATATACTGAAATATACTGTAATGTTTTTTTCTTTATTTATGATTTATTTACCAACTTTACCATTACTGAATATAGTTACAATAATTTTATCCTTAATATATAAAAATCCGCCATTTATACATGATTACACAAGTATATTTCCAGCATCAAGACAAATAGAACAAAATTCAAATGTTATAATAGATGAATTCAAAGATTATACTAAACATAATAAACCAGAATGTATAAGAAAAACAAATCCAGGATTCAAAATAGAGAACAACAGTGTAGATGATAAATGTTGGAGAGCATTATATTTGAAAAAATTAGGAAAATTAGATGATAAAATGATTGAATATTTTCCAAATACAATTGAATTATTGAAAGATAAACAAATACATACAGCATTTTTTAGTATATTAGACCCAGGCGTAGAAATACCACCGCATGTTGGGTATTACAAGGGATATTTAAGATATCATATGGGCGTTATTATACCGAATAATGAAACAAATAAAACCGATGATAAGGCATATATTGTATGTGGTGGTGAAAAATACATATGGAAAGAAAAAGAAGGAATAGTATTTGATGATTTATATTTACATTATGTAAAAAATCCAACAAATCAACGCCGTGTTGTTTTATATTTGGATATAAAAAGACAAACAGAATCATATTTAGTTGATAAAATAAATGATATAGGCATATATTTGCTTGAAAATTCAATCGTTTTAAATACTTTTTTGAAAAATCAACACAAACAAAACAAAATAGAAAATTTTTTATAATAAACACATAATACTAAATGGTAAAAGATAAAAAATATTTGTAAATAATGATAATGGTGTTATATTATTTATATTTAACATAGAATGTTCATTTGTTAAATAATGTGATAAATCTGGTAAAAAGTAAAAAATTATAAATATTATTGATTTATTTAATATTGACATTTTAAAACCCTTCATAAAATAAATCATTATAAATAAAATAATGAAAATAACGAAAGTGATAAACAAATTTTGTATTGTAAACAAAATTAACGCGGAATACAAAAACAATATAACGTAACTATAATTGTTTGATAATAAAAATAAAAAAGTCATAAAAATAAATCCACATACTATGTGAAAATATATATTAAAAACATTTTTATGATATTTTTCAAATTCACTAAATTCTTTTTCTATTACCTTATTCATATAATATATATTATTGATATATATTATTTATAGTTATACATATCAATAAATACAAATTCGTTACATAAAATAAAATAATAAACCATTATATCATATTATTTATGAATTTTTTTATTAGTATTTCAATATTCTTGATAATATTATTTTTATATATTCATATTATTCATCAATTGAAAACAAGTGAAGATTTAGAAATATATGAAATGGATTATAGCACAAATGCACAATTACAAGAAGTATGTGATGTGAAACAACCAGTATTATTTGAATTCAATTCGGTTTATCCTGATATATTTGAGAACATGACAAAAGAAGAAATATTTAGTAAATATGGTTCATATGATGTAAAAATAAAAGATATTCGTGACTATGACCAACGAGATTCAGTAGATTATGTTGTATTATCCTTGCAAAGTTCTCAAAATTTAGTAGATTCTGACCCAGGTTCTCATTACTTCTCTGAAAATAATGAAGAATTAGTAGATGAATCCGGTTTATCATCGATTTACAAAGAAATAGATACATATTTGAAACCATCTTTTACATTACAAACAAAATATGATATTATGTTTGGTTCTCAAAATGTAGTAACACCATTACGATATCATTTGAATTATCGCCAATTTTATATAGTAAAATCTGGAAAAATTCATGTGAAAATGACACCAATGAAGAGTAAAAAGTATTTGAATCCAATAAAAGATTATGATAATTATGAATTCCGTTCTCAAATAAATGTATGGAATCCACAGCCACAATATTTACATGAAATGGATAAATTGAAATTCTTGGAATTTGAGGTAAATGCAGGTAATGTTCTCTATATTCCAGCATATTGGTGGTATAGTATAAAATATGATAAAGATACAATAGTATATACAGCAACATATAATTCAATAATGAATTGTATAGCACATACACCACAATGGGTATTATATTATTTACAACAACACAATATTTATAAGAAAATAGCAAAGACGAAGGTATTAGAAAAAGAAGTTGAAGAAAGTGAGGAAGAGAGTGACGAAGAAAGTGGAGAACAAACAAATTCTCCAAAAAAAATAGGTGAAATAGTGGAAAAAATTTAATGTTCTCAAAATATATAGAATGAATTCCAAAATTCTAAAAAGTGTTGCAGTAATTACAGTTTCGTTACTTGCGTTAGATTTCATATATATTTCATTGAACCGAAATTTGTTTGAAGTTCAAGTGGCAGATGTGCAAAGAGTATCATTACAGATGCGTCCATTAGGAGCTATATTATGTTATATTATGTTGGTATTTGGATTATATTATTTCATAGTGAGAGAACAACGTTCTGTATTTGATGCGTTTTTATTAGGTTTAGTAATATATGGTGTATATGAAGGAACAACATATGCATTATTCAAAAAATGGAAATGGAATATAGTATTGATGGATACATTATGGGGTGGAATATTATTTGCATTGACAACATTTATTACATACAAACTTGTAAAATAAAAATGATATTTTCAAAAATATTATTTTTCACAAAACGTTTTACATTTTTTTATTTTTCCTGGTTTTATGTTTAGTATTTGTTTTTTTTCTGGAATTTCCACCTTTCATTTTTTGCTTGCATAATCTTTTCAATATCAGGAAAATCTTCGTATAATGTTCTTTTGTTCATAATATAATAACATTTGTCACACATTTCTTTTATTTTTTTGATATCGATGGCATGTGTTTCACTATAACTGGTTGGTGATTTAGTAAAATCACGTAAATGTGCAAATGAATTATTAACAAAGGTTTTTATACTATGAATGTTGTACATGTCAATATCATCTTTCAATTCTTCGGGAAGAAATATTGGAATTGATTTTTACATCTTTTCTCACTTAAAACTCCCATTTTTAGGTTTTTGCGAATAAAATATTAATGTTAATATATAATGGGTAAATTTATAATTGTTGGTGGTGGTCCAACAGGATTAATAACCGCAATATTATTAAATAATTTTTTGCAAGAATTTTTAAACGGTCTTAATATTGAAATATATGATAACAGATTTGATACAATTGGTAGATTAAGGCAAGTAATTATTTTAAAAAAGGAATATGGAATGGTTCAAAAATTATTTGAAGTACCTGAATTAATAGAACATATGTCACAATATATGGAATGTGTATTAAAAAACCCTCAAAATAAACAATCTAATTTTACAGTCGGTCCATATTCTTGTACTAAAAAATTAGACAATTTTTTAACAGATGACACTTTAACTGGAATTACTATAACAATATATAATTTAGAAAGATGTTTAATAGAGTTTATTAAAAAAAAATATGAAATTACAACAAAATTATTTAAACAACAATTCAATATTACTGATTTTAACAAAGATGATATTATAATAGGTTGTAGTGGTGCGAATGGCACAATCAGAAAATACTACACACAAATAGAAGAATTAAATCCAGAAGTGAATACAGAATATATTATGAATTATGACAAAAATAATAAATTATTAGAACATTCATATGCCGGAACAGAAGAAGATTCATATATGTTAATTTTAAGATTACCTATATATAAAAATGAATCAATTGAACAAGATATTGCATTTGCTCATTATGGAGAAGATAAGCAACCCGAAAATATAATGATTACAAATTATATTTACCCAGAACCACAAAGTGATGAAAAATATAAAACATATCGTGAAAAAACAGAATATAAAGATAAAACAATTTATTATCGTCAAATGTATTACGCAATTGATAAAAATACATTTGTTAATATGAGTGATTGCGGATTTTGGAATTATTGTTCATTAAAGGATGTATTATTTAATAGAGTTACAATTTCAAAAATACTTCCAGTTAATTCTGAAATTAATAGTATATTGCCTCCGAACACAGTAATTGGTGAAAAAGTTGTTAATATACCAGATTTTGGAGAAATTCATATATCAAATATTATTAATACAACACTAAGTTTTTTAATTCATCAAGTTGAAATATATACTGCAAAAAATTTAATGAATATATTTAAAAAAGGAAGTAAATTTAGAATTAAAAAGTCAATAATAAATAGACCATATATTGATGAATTAAAAAATGGAGATGATATATACATTACAATATCTGAATTTAATATTATTGGATTTTATGAAGGTCAATATTTAGAATTATATTATCAATTAATTCCGAAAGAAACTATAGATATTATTTTGAATGAAAATGAAGTAATGTATTTATATAACGATAAACCAAATGAAAATAAGACAAAAATTATAAAAAAAATTAAAGATGATATACAAAGATTTAATCCAAATATAGTTATAACAGACGATGATATAGAAAATAACAGCGAACTTGTTCGTATTTATACAAGTGTAAGATACTCATCACAAATACATCAAAAAGTAAATGGAATAAATACATTAATATTGGGAGATGAAGCTATTTTAGTAAATCCAATGACAGGTCGTGGTGTATCTAATTCATTATTACTATCATATAATTTTGTTAAAACAATATCAAAATATAAAAGTTTAAAAGAAATAATAATTAATTTTGAAGATTTAATGAATGAATTTAAAAATACTTATTTTATTCCACAAGTAAGTAGTGTTCTTCATCAAGGAGAAATGGTTAGAAATAATTTTAAAAGACATAGTTTTTATAATGGTGGTAATTCAAAATTGCGCAAACATAAAACCACAAAAAAATTAAAAAGGCATAAAACCACAAAAAAACACAAAAAACGTAAATCAAAAAAAAGAAATAAGTAATATAACATTAAAATAAAAATAATATTTTCAAAAATATTATTTTTCGAAAAACGTTTTATATTTTCTTATTTTTTCTGGTTTTATGTTTAGTATTTGTTTTTTTTCTGGAATTTCCACCTTTCATTTTTTGGTTGCATAATCTTTTCAATGCAAAGAGTTTGTTTTCAATATCTGGAAAAACTTCGTATAATCTTTTGTTCATAATATCATCACATTTTTTACATATGTCTTTTATTTTTTCAATATTGGTGATTGGTGTTTTGATGTCACGTAAATGTTCAAATGAATTATTAACAAAGGTTTTTATACTATCAATGTTGTACATGTCAATATCATCTTTCAATTCATGGTCAGAAAATAAAGATTCAATATCTAAAAAATCGTAGTTATCTAGACTACTAACAGGACTAGTAGAAGGAAGAGGTTCAGGTTCTTCTTGTTGATATTTATATAGTGTAATATCTTCACCAGAACTGACTTTTGAGATATCACCCCGACTTTTTTTACTTTTTTTACTTTTAGGTTTAAACTTACGTTTAGCAGATTTGGTTGGTGTCATTCTATATAATATGTATAGAAAAATCAATGAAATTATAAAATTGCTAAATTACTGTATGTTTCATAAAAATCGGTCCAAGTCCATTGTGTTTCATTTCCCGAACCAATACTTTTGAATTGTATATAAGAAGGTTGTTCATCTGTATCATAATAGTAATGCTGATAAAACTCATCTTCAATATCATCATTTTCAAAATAGACGATTTTTTTTTCATGGTCAATGATACCGTTAAATTGATAAATGCGTTCAGCCCATATTGGAGAGAATGACGCATAATATAACCAATCTTGTCTATATATAGTGAGTAAATCTTCACGGTCAATTGTAATATATTCATTTTCAAATAATTTTGCAGAATATGAATGAGAACTATATTGTGTAACGGTTTTCAAAACAGAGGAAGGTAGTTCATTTTTAGGGAGAATATAATTTTTATATTTTGTAATATCTTTATCTTGTAAAATTATAAAGAACTTTCTATCATTTTGAGAAGAGGGATAAACCAAATTAAAAGGAGTTTTACTATATTTTTCAACAAAACTGGATATATTATATTTTCGGTGAATCAAATTATATACCATAGTTCCAATTACAGTATCATCATTCGAAGTATTCCAATCATTTTGAAGTTGAATGAAGAATAATCCAAGGTTTGGATTTAATACACTGTAAAATTCGTTATAAATATTTGTTACTAAATCAAATACATCATCTATATATCCAGAATAATATAATTCATATGTCCAGAACAAAGATTCATCGGCATTTCTATTCAATATGGATAACATTAATGATGTTTTGACATCGTCAAGAATATACAAATAACGTGTAAATATAACAAGCGGAGTATATTCCACAGTTTCTTCAATATACTCTTCCATACTTTCAATATTCATCATTTTTTTATATACAAAAATATGATGATAATAAAAGATTTCAATTTTATATTATTTTACAATATCGGTAAAATTATGAATAAGTTTTTTATAAAAAGTTTTGTATGTATTTTGTAATTTATCAAATTTCATATTGAATTTACCATCCATATGTTTCATATCAATATTTTCAACAACCAATTTATCTTGTAACATTGTGCTCTGCATTAAATTACGGGTAAGAGCATCGCCCATATCATTATTCCAAAAATTACGATAAGTTTTGACAAATAAACGACTTTTATTTTCACTTAATGGTAAAGCAAATGTAATAACTGTGCTAACATATTCGCCAAAAATAACACGAGCAACAGTAGTATGTGGCAATACAAATTCATTCTCTATTTTCAATGTATTGATATTGAACACTTTTTTAACCATCGAATCTTTACCAGATTCATATTCGTATGTAGTTTTGTAATGATATGGTGAAACCAATTTAGGGGGATTTTCATATGTAGGTGCAGGATGTTCTTTATTACCAAAAGTATGCACAAACCCAATGTGCATGACGTCCAATGAATTTTCACTTAATATACGAGAATAACAATTGAAGTCCATATTTAAATGGACTACTGAAAAATTTTTAGAAAATTCCTCCTCTTCAAAAATATTGATTTTCATTTCAGGATTTGAAAAATTTTTTTCCATAGTATTCAAATATACCCAACCATTTTTTTCTACAATGGAATATTTAGAAACATCATAAATAGGTGAAGAATGAAAATTCAATCCAGGAACTTTGACAAGAGTTCCATTACCATTAAATTCATAACCATGATATGGACATATAACACAATTATGTTTTACTTTACCGCCAGATAAAGAAGCTCCTTTGTGGGAACAAACATCGTCTAAACAATTATATTTTCCATCCATGTTTTTCCAAACCACATAATTTTTGGACCAAACCGTAACTTTTTTTGGTTTGTTTGCGATAAAATCGCCGGGTGTTCCAATAACATACCATTGCAAATCATATTTATCTTGTTCAGTCAATTCATTCATATTTAATTTAGGATATTCGGGTTTAGCTAAACAATTATTCTTTTCAATAGATAATTTATTTGTAACAATGTTTATTCTACCAACAGTGCTTATTAACTGCCGTATTAAAAAAGAATAAACATTTGGTATGCATAAGAAATAAAATAAAAATATTTTATTCATTTAATTACAAAAAGATAATTATCTTTAAATAGTCTATAATAAATATTTTATGGCAAAAAAGAAAACAATATCAAGAAAAATAAATAATAAACGAAAAACAATGCGAAATAATTCAATGAGTAAAAATGAAGTTAGGTCACATATAGCACGTGTGTTTTTAGAAATGTTGAATAATGTGAAATTGTATCACTGGAAAACATATTCATATTCTCAACACAAAGCAACGGATGAATTATATGATCGTTTAAACGAAAATATTGATAAATTTATTGAAATTTTGTTGGGAAAAGAAGAAGCTCGTATAAAAGTATTGAAAAAACATGTAGATTTGTTGGATACAAAAAATACATATGAATTGAAAAATCGTATGTATGAATATCGTGAATTTTTAACAGAAATGAATAGTATATTTGACAGTAAAAAAGATAGTGATTTATTGAATGTTCGCGATGAAATATTGGGAGATATTAATCAATTTTTATATTTATTGACATTCAACAAAGCATAAATAATTCAACATACCTTTCCATTGTGGTAATTGAGTATTATATTTATTGAATACAGTATATTGAAAATGATTTCCAGATAATGCCCGTTTTTTCAATATTTCAGTTTTGGTTTTATAGTATTTTTTCCAATGTCGTTGTATCAATCGTATCCAATGAGTTTTTATAACAACAGTATATACATTTTTTACAATAAATAGTTGAAATATATCAATTTTGGGATTTTGAATATGCATAATACTGAATGTATGTAAATACAAGAGAACATCATTATATGAATACTTTGAATATGTTTGTGGCGTAACTGTGTGTGCTAATAAGTGTATATTATCAATTATTGTTGCTAATCCAATATAGTATTTTTTGTTTTGTTTGTATTTAAGAAAACTATAATCGTATCTATACATTTTATCAAGTGTATCATCGTCATTTTCGTCATCTTCACTATAATATGAAGATAACGAATCTATATCGGTATCATCGTCAGTATCATATGACAGAGAAATTGTATCTATATCATTGTAATTCATTTTAGCTATATTGATAATTTTTATTATAACATGGATTTATTCAATTTTATGATAATATTTTAGAATTGTAATATATATGGAAAATAAGTGTGAAACGTTTGTTCAAGATACTCCAAAAGAAAAAGTAGAAAAAATACAGAATCCTGTAAATTATTATGTAAAGTTTTCATTTACAATTACATATATATTATTATTAACGACGGCAACAATAACATTTATAGAAGCAATGAGAACAAATATAGCAACAGTAAGACATGTATTAAATTTAGAAACATGTATTTCCATTGTAGCCGGTTATTTTTATTCTGTGTTTGTGACAAAAATAGAAGAATTTGGTAAGGCAGATAAACCAATAGATTGGGCAGATATTACAAAAACAAGATATATTGATTGGGCAATTACAACACCACTTATGTTATTAGTATTATGTTTAGTATTAGGACAAAATATAAATCGTAGTCTTAAATTTATAACATATATTATGATTGTAATACTTAATTATGTAATGTTGTATTTAGGATATGCTGGTGAAACAAACATGGTAAGTCGTTTTACAGGAATGGTAACTGGTTTTGGAGCATTTTTCGCAATGTTTTATATAATATATATCAATTTTGTAAAACCAAAAACATTATTTGCAAATAACATATTATTCGGTATGTATTTAACTATATGGTCATTGTATGGAATAGTATATATGTTTAATGAAGAATACAAGAATATATTTATGAATATATTGGATTGCACTGCAAAATGTTTAATAGGATTGGGTTTGTGGGGATATTATACAAAAATATTAGTTTAAACGAGAACATTATTTGCGTAAAAAGATATTATCCAAAAAGTGTTTATTGTAATGAGTATCCATATAACCTTTATTTACCATATCACGGAAAACAAATTTATTTTTTGAGAACAAAGTAGTGTAATCCGTAATTTTCAGTTTTTTCCTATTTTCATTATTTTCATTTTTTATCCAAATACTAGGAGTTATATGTAAAACTGGGGTAGAAATATTCAAATATGGATATTTACTGAAACCGCCGTCAAATGATAAAAAGTTGTGATAAAGATGTTTCAACCCACCGGTAACTAATGGTATATGCGAACTTGCAATACAACAATTTACAGCATCTTCTAAATTATCAAATCCAGAAAATATAGTAGTATTGTGATGATATTTTTGTATAGTAGTTACCCCTATGTATAAACGACGTAAATCAAAATCATCAGTATTAAAATTTTTCAATAATTTATTTTTAAGAAGAATTTCAGTTTGATATATATTGGTAGCATTTTGAATATAATCGTCCATTAAATGTTCAACAATATCATTTATATCATATTTATAACATAATACCATAGAATTCCATGCACCAGCAGATGCCCCTGTAAATACATAGTCATCCAAATCATAATGTTCTTTTATATATTTACAAATACCTAATACATAAAACCCTTTGTAACCACCAGGTGATATAGAAATTATTTTTTTGTTTCGAATAAAATGATAATTATTTAAAAAAGTTTCAATTTGGTTCTGGTCATACCATGTATTATTATTTACGATGTGGATTTTGATAGAATTCAATTTGTTATATTCGGTATGATGTCTTTTCAAATATGCTAAATTGAAAGGTATTTTTTTTTGAAAAGATGTAGTAAAAAATCTGCAATTTTTCATCAAAAGTAATATTATCAAAAACAATTGTGTTATTGAAATAAAATACATTATGTTTATATTATAACTATTTTATTATAACTAATAAAATAATTATTTGTTTCTTTGTTTTTTTGTTTTTCTAAAACCGCCAATATTTTTTTTTGATTCTTTTACAGTCCGTCTCGAATATTTCATTAATTGTGGTAATGCAGTTTTTCTTATTGGTTTCTTTTTGCTAGTTGTAACTATTTTTTCTGTTTGAATTAACGAATGTTGTAAAAGAGACCCCATTCTTTGTTTATTTATCAATACACCAATGTCATCAAGAATATTTTTGTAATGCATGATACGAATAGTTTTTATATTTTCTAATTTATTAATTTTATTATCAATATCATTGACGATTGTTTCAACAGTCTTTTCATGTTTTTCTTTGACATCCATTAATTTATTATAAGCTCTATCATCCATTAGATAATCTGGATTTTTTTTTATTTTTTCTCTCATATTCTCCATAATAGTTATCCCTTGTTCAATTTTATTTTTGATTTTTCTTTCTAAATCATCAATTAATGTATCTATTTCATCCAAAACCGGTAAATTTTGTTGAGACATTGTAAAAAATATATATTATATTGATAGAATTTATTTATATAAACTATATAGAATTTATGTCATATTGTATATAGTAAATGAAATGAACATATTTAATACAATAATACAAAAAATAATTAACAAAACAAATATAATATATTCTAACGAAACAGATTCATTCAAATTTTGGAGTGAGATTTATGAAAATAAAGAATTATGCGAAGTGGAATGTTCTTTCAAATATTTTTTTTATATATTTATGTCAAATCGTTCCAATGAAGGAAAATTCAACTTTTTAAATTCAACATTGATGAATGTTTTTTTGAATGATATAAATAAAGAAAAAACTTTTGAAATATTTACAAAATCGCAAAAAACATATCATGCATTTGCAAGATTATCACATATATATAGATATAAAAAGGCAAAATTACAAATAAATCATGATTTATATTTGAATCCAATAACATCTCAAAAACATATTACTATTTTACAAAATGGAAAAAAATATATGTTTACTGCTACGGATTTAATAAACATAATAAATACGGCATTATCAAATGCGCCGCATTTTTTTGTGGAACCATTAATATCAAAGAATCCATATAATAATATACCATTTGACAAATCAACACTGTATAATATATATTTTTTTTTAAGAACTACAAATCATAAAATGCCAATATTAATAGAAAAATATTTTTTATCGAATTTTGATATTACAGAATTTTATTATGAAAATGAATCAATTATTCGTGATATAGCAATAGAAAATTTTGTATTCAAGAGTGAATGTAAAGTTCTATATCCTTCTGTAATGAATATGATACACAAATATGATAAAAAAAATAAATTGTATATAAATGATGAATTTCCAAAAGATAAATTGGTAGATATAATGAGACCATATTTGCATTTGTATTATATTACAAAATATTCATTTATGTTTAATAAAAAAGAAAATGCATATGCAGAATTAACATATAAATTCAATAAATTTGTAAAGTTCAATCCAACTTTTGGTAGAAAAAACATTTCAGTGAATAAATTTACAAAAAAGACAACAATAACGTATGATGATAAACATATTAATTTTTATGATATAAAAAAAACAAATTATAATACAAGTCATTTATTATTAAATACAGAAAATGAATATAATAGTTATGAAACAGATTCAGACAGTGAAGATGCGCCGGTATATACTATAAATACAGCAATATTTACAAGAATGAATAGTAGTTCATATATATCGCCATTCGGGTTGGATGAAAATAGAACAAATGTTCAAGTTGATTTGTCGAATAATTCACGAATTACATTAAATTATTCGGGGTGGGGATGGGACCATCTTGTTCAAGATAATATTGAGATTGGTGAAATAAATGAAAATACAATGATTACCGAAAATAATGAAATAAATGACAATGAAACCACAGTAGATAGTGATGATGAAATTGTTGTAGCCGAAGATGACAATGAAAGTATTGATGAAGATGACTATAACATGGATTGATATTATACATATAAACTTTGTGAAGTTGTTATATATTTGAGAATCATAGGTTCAATTTGATTCAATTTGTATAACAAATCAAAATTCTGTATTTCTTCACATATACCAGATATTTCTTTTACAACAGTTGCAATTTTCAACATAGCCTTTGTAAAATCTCCAACGGAAATACCTTTGTCAGCGACTTTGGTTTGTATAAATATTTTACATTCACTTTCATTAGAACAATCGCACCATTCAATCGAGTCATCAATAATATCAAAGGTCAATGCATCATCATATATTATACCGGTATTTACCCCATAATTCATTTCCAAATCTTGCATATATTTATATTGTTTGTTTATTTCTCGAATAGTATGTTCTAATAAAGAATCGTTTGATTTAGGGACACTTAAACGTTGGTCATTATCCACTTTAACATCAGTAAAGCATGAAAACAATCCAACTAATTGTTTTGATGTAAATTCTTGAAAATAGTTTGTAGATAATAACATTTTTGAAAATATTAGTGGATGTATTTCAGCAATAGAAGCTGCTATTTTACCCAAATGTGTTAATTCATAATTAGATTCAGGAGAATTTTCAATAAGAATTTGATTTACATAACCGTGATTTGTTAATATATGACATATACTACGAATACGTTCGCTAATATATGTCCCTAAATATAAATTATGTTCTCTTTCAGTTACAAGTTGTTTTTGTAAATCATCATATTCAATTACATGTTTGAGTTCTTTTGATATAGTATCGTATTCATCGGTTATTTTTTGGATTTCTTTTTCAATATCTCGTTTCTTTTTATTTACACTAGTTTTCAAAGCATTTTCTAGTTCTAAATATTTACGAGATATATGATGTGGTGTTTTCAAGGAATCAAGTATAATTTTTTTCTGGTTCATTTTATTTACTAAATCATCAATACAATTTTTACTATTATTTATTTCGGTTTGCAATTCATCATATATCATACTTTTACTTGCAAAATCAATAAATGTAGAATTCATATTGTTATTTCCATTTTTTAAAAGATTAAGAACTAAACTATATGAAATACGGAATTTTGAAATTAATTTTTGTGGAATTCCACCAAGCATATTTTTATATTCAGTCATAATGGGCAAATCAAATAAATTATTACAATGCACAACATGACCAATAGTATCAATCCCGCGTCGTCCAGCTCTACCAGCCATTTGAGTATATTCGTGAGATAACAAATATCGTTCATTGCAACCATCAAATTTCATCAATCCAGTAAATACAGCGGTTTTAATAGGACAATCTAAACCAATTGCAAAAGATTCAGTGGCAAAGAGTATCTTTATATATTTTTTAGAAATCATTAGCTCAACAATTTCGCGTAATATAGGTATCATACCAGAATGATGGATACCAATACCTTTTTCCAATAAATTGACTAAATCATTGTATTCAGGTAGTTCTAGATATTCATGAAAATTCGGTAATTTACGTATGATTTGTTCGCATTCACGTCTAACAATATAAGATACTTTGCTATCATCTTCCAATAGAGGAATAGTAATTTCTTTTGCTGATAATTCTACATGTTTTCTGGAAAATACAAATGCAATCGCGGGTAACATATCTCGGTCTCGTAGAAATAATGCTAAATTATTCAATACCATTTTTCTTTTATGAATCGCCTTTTTATCGTCAAATACTTTTATAGTTTTTTTCATTTCTAAATATCCAGCATCGTTGAATTTACCATGTTCATTTTGTAATAAAATGAGTTTATTAGTAGAATCGCGTATTTGTTTTTGAATTTCTTTGTCTTTGATTCCTTTCAAGAATGAATCATTGGTAGTTAAAAACCCGTAATGAGAAAGTGGAACAACCCGATGATTAGTAGATGCTAAATATACTTCTTTGTCTTTATAGCCGCGCTGGCACCATGTTGCAAATCGCACCGGGGCATCAATCGTAGCGGATAACATTACCATTTGAATATGAGAAGGTAACATAAGAATACATTTTTCCCAAACTTGGCCGCGATGTTCGTCATTAATATAATGTACTTCATCAAATACAACACAACCTAAATCAGCATGTATATTTATTTGAAATTGCAAATTGGTTTTAACATCGTTATTTTCGGTGAATAAAGAATTCATTAAAATTTCGGTAGTCATGATTAAAACATCTGCATCGGGGTTTGTTTTTATATCCCCAGTGAATAATCCAAATGAAATATGAGGATATTTTTGGGTAAATTCATAATATTTTTGATTAGATAATGCCTTAATAGGACTGGTATAAATGACTTTTTTTCCATTTTTGACAAAGTGATTTATAGCAAATTCAGCAGGAAGAGTTTTACCAGAACCGGTGTGCGCAGTAACTAAAACATGATGCCCTTCAACAATACCTTCAATCGCATATTTTTGAAAATCACTCAATGGATAAGGATAGATGGAAAAATATTCATCGTATTTACATTCAGTAGGATAAGGAGTATTGCAGAGTTTTACCATTTTGAATATCAACAATTGTATTATTCGTTTAATGTGATAATACAATTCAATTTTTTATGTTCGTTTTACACTATTTAGCCAATTCATACATATAAAATAATTTTTGAATAAAAAAGTAAGGAAAATTTTTATCAATCAAATCATCATAAGGAACAGTGCCAAACCATACAGCAGTAAAAAATGGAACATAATGTAGTGCATCTTTCAAATCTTTTTCATATTCAATAGAAGAATAAGAAATTCCGTTCTCAATCAATTTAATATAATAATAATTTTTGAATAACGGGAATAAAACAGGTAATTTTTCTATATCAAAACTTTCAATTAAAAAGAATACTAAATCTTGAACACCTTTACCGATTGCAATGTGTTGCCAATCAATAAAACAAGGTTCATAATTTTTATCAATATCATAAAAAATATTGGGAGATTTGATATCACCATGAATAATAGTAACATTTCCAAATGATAAACGTTGTTGTATTTGAATAAATTCATTAATAATGTTCTCACCATATTGTATTTCATGATGATGAAGTATATTTTCCCATTTTTTTTTGAATAATTCCCATCGTTCATAAATAAAATTATACCAGGTAGGACAAAATATGGGGTCAGTGGGCATTTTCAATTCAGGGAACATACTTTTTAATTTTTTATTCCAAAATTTTGTATGAAATTTAGCCATTTTTTCAATAATATTTAGAGAAATTTCTATTTTTTCGTTATTCAAATTTAAATTTACTTTATAATTTCCTTGTAAAAATAAATTTTCCAACAAAATTCCAATATTTCTATAATTTTCATTTTTTACCAAAGAAATATATTTAGGAATTTTTACATTTACATAACAAGCAATTCTATCATAAAAGTAATATTCTCTTTCATATAAATCTAATGATTTAGCCATTTTAGAGAGGTCGGATACATGATTGTTCTCAATTTTCAATACAGAATTTATAATTTCTCCATTTGTTTTTAAGATTTTCACTTGATTTACATCAGCAATGAAACCGCCTTTCAATTTGTTATTATTGATAATAATATCATCTACATCAAATGGAAGTGATTCTTTTATATAATTTTTGATGTTCTCAATTTCATTATTATTGTATGAGAACATATATTCTATATCAATATTTAAATAATTTGAAATACATATATCTACACCTACATTTTCAAGTTCATCCTTGGTATATACAGTATCAATTCCAATTAAACATTTAGGATTGGAAGATTTTGCACTTAATAATCCAGATTTAGAATCTTCAAAAATGAAACATTTAGAACTTTCTATATTACATTTAGTCATAGCATATAAATAAGGCATAGGATTTGGTTTTGCATGTTCTGTTTCTCCATTTGCAACAATATAATCAATATATTTATAAATATCAATATGTTTTACAATAGTTTCGGCAACTATTCTGTTACAATTTGTAACAATACAAATTTTATGTCCCAACATACTTATTTTTTCAATGAATTTGAGAACCCCTTCAATAACAACAATTTTGTCTATATTTTGTAGAAAAATAGAATCTTTTTTATTGGATAATTCGTTCAAATCAATATCAATTTTGGAGAGTAAAGTATTCAATACATATTTATCATTATTTCCTTGAATATATTTTTTGAACAATTCTTCTGTTAATGTTATATTATAATTTTCTAATAATTCTTTCCAAGTATTGTAATATATATCATCAGTAATGACCAATGTACCATCTAAATCAAATAAAAATCCATAAGTATTTTCAACATATTTTTTCAATTCGATTGGTGTTCCCAATGAAAATACATATTTATTATTCAATTGTGTTCCAACAAACTTAATATTATTGTCCAACATTTTAGAAATTACACAAGAAGTATAAGGTTCGTTATTGAAGTATATTTTTTCATTAATAACTATTTCACAATATTTATTTAATAATGCCATACTAACAAATGCATATGCCCCAGTGTTTGCATTTACAGAAATTTTATTTTTTTCAGCAATATTGATAATAGTATTTGTTTTTTCGTCCAAAGTTATGTATGAATAAATAGGAGGTTCATTATATTTTTTAGTATAAAAAACCATATTATCATTGGAATTGCGAAAAATAGTCAATATATCTTCCGTATAAAAAGTATCACAATCCAGTAATATAGTTTTGTTCAAAAAAACGTTTGATGTTAAATAAGTGTTTGTATTTTTGTAAATATGTTCAATTCCTAAATAAACAGATTCTGCCGCACCTTTGGTATCATTTTCCAATTTAATCAAATATACTTTTGGATATTTAGTTTTGATGTATGTTGAGAACTCAAACCCATTTTTATCTAAATAAGGGTTGTATATTATAAACAAATTATCATCATTTTTAATATTCAAATTATCAATGACAGTTTCAATCATTGTTTTGTCAAATACATCAATTAATGCCTTTGGTTTATGATAACCTTCTTTTGTAAAACGTTCTCCTTTTCCACCTAATGGAATAATAATATTCATAGTATAATATTATTATCATTTATTTTCTATTTATTTTTTCAACGTAAATATTCTTGTAAATAAAACCAAGGGTCCGGACAGCCAGGTTGCCAGGTAACTAATTGACACATATCTTTGTTGAGTAAATAAACACAATTCATTATACTTTGGTCTTTACCAATGAATCGGTTGATGGATATGAAATGTTCCAACATATCGTAATATTTTGAATGCCATTTCAATAAAACATCTTTTCCTCCTCCAAATATAGTTCCTCCAATGCGATTTTCAAATTGAAAAGATGGAAGTTTGTCTATATTATTACATTGCCATTCATCTGGTGTAAATGATTTGACTAATAAAAGTAAGACTTTATTTTTATCAATAGTTTGTATTTTTACTGGGTCAGGCCAATTGATATAATTATTATTTGGAACACGAAAACATCCAATATCAACCCATAAGAAATAATCACTTTGAAATGTGTCCATTTCAATTGCTCTTTTCAAAAAATGAGATTTTTCACTCCATATCATATATAAAAACATATTATGTCCAACGTGTTTTTCTTTGTCCATATCATAATGTTTTAAAAAATGATTTGCATATTTATAGGAATAGAATTCTTTGAAATTTGTAACAATAATTTTTGTTTTGTCCAATTTCCCTTCACGTAATGTTTGAATTATTTTGTCACTTTTGTCATCGCAAAAAATAACCATAGGATTATCAATAATCAACATGTTTTTCATCCATTCAACATATTTATTATGAGATGCCTTGGATTGATTCAATTGAAAATAAGATGTAACAATCGTAGTTGTCATTTCTAAATATGTATTTTATGATATTTCTATATTCTTTTGTTGGTATGAATGTATTTTGTGTAAAATATATAGAAATATATTGATAACCAATAAAAATGGTGCATGTATATTTAATAGGACCTGGGGTAAAACCAATACCACCAAGAGGATGGGGTGCAATTGAATCATTAATATGGGATTATCATGAGAATTTGGTGAAATATGGTATAAAATCAACAATAATAAATGAATCAAATTTACAACAAGTAATAAATATATGTAACAATACTATGCCAGATATAATACATATAATGTATGATGATTATATTGTAATAGCGCCATATTTGAATTGTAAAAATATATACTACACAAGTCATTATGCGTATATTACGCATCCACAATTTGATACAAAATATGCATATTATTATAATAATTTTTTCAAAAAAGTTATTTCATATCAAAATATAATAAAATTGAATGTAATCAGTAATGAAATAAAGGATGTTTATAAAAATCATGGTTTCAATAACGAAATAAATGTTATATGCAATGGTGCGCGTGAAGATTTATTTGATTTTACAATGACTCCTATGTATCCAAACAAAAGTGTATATGTGGCAAAAGTAGAACAACGTAAAGGACAATATAAATATCAATCATTACATGGAATAGATTTTGTAGGTAATTATCAAGATTCATCGTTTGATACAAAGCAACCAAATTATCTTGGTGAATGGGATAAAAAAACGTTGTATAAGAATTTAACGAATTATGGAAATTTAGTATTATTATCAGAAGGAGAAGCAGACCCATTAGTTGTAAAAGAAGCATTGATAGCTGGGTTAGGTGTAGTAGTAAGTGAATGTGCATGTGCAAATTTAGATGTTTCAAAACCATTTATTAGTGTTATTCCAAGTAATAAATTGAATGATATGCAATATGTATATAGAACTATTTTAGAAAATAGATTGACAAGTATTAAGATGCGTAAAGAAATTCGTGAATATGCTATGGAAAAATTTGCATGGAATACAATTATAAAAAAATATATTGATACGTGTTTGTATAAATGATAATTTTATTGTAGAAAAAATAATATAAAAATAGTATATATATTCATTCATAAATGTCATCTCAAAATAATGATGGGATTGAGTATTCTATAAAGGAGAATGATGAAACACCAAAATCACCTGAAAATATACCAAAATCAAATGGATTAGAAAATTTACCACCAGAAATACGAAGTCAATTACCAGAATCTTTTGGGCAATCGATTAATCACTCCGATGCATATATCGAGTTCTTAAAGAAACATAAGGAATCAAAACAAGGTGTGCCAGTATTCAATGGTCATCCAAAAGATTATTTGGATTTCCTTGCGAAAAATAAATAAATATTTTTATTCATGATAAAAATATTTCTCAAATACCTATAATACATATTGTTCGGTCACTATTATATCTTGTTCTTCTATTACTTGTGGCACCGGGTCTTCCTGAACTGGGGGAGATTGTTCTTCTGTTACTAGTAGCACCGGGTCTTCCTGAACTGGGGGCGATTGTTCTTCTGTTACTAGTGGCACCGGGTCTTCCTGAATTGGGTGAGATTGTTCTTCTGTTACTAGTGGCACCGGGTCTTCCTGAATTGGGTGAGATTGTTCTTCTGTTACTAGTTGCACCGGGTCTTCCTGAATTGGGTGAGATTGTTCTTCTGTTACTAGTTGCACCGGGTCTTCCTGAATTGGGTGAGATTGTTCTTCTGTTACTAGTGGCACCGGGTCTTCCTGAATTGGGTGAGATTGTTCTTCTGTTACTAGTGGCACAGATTGTTGGACAGGAGGCGATTCAATATCACTGAATTCAACAAGTTCAAGTAATTTTATTTTATCCGGGTCTACATCATTATATTGTATTTTTCCTTTCAAATATGCAGAATAAAAAATATTTTTTTCAGTATTCACAGTCAAATATACATCACTCAATTTAGATACCATAAATAAAATATTTGTTATAATTGTAGTTGTTGTTTGATTTCCCAATGAATATTGATATACAACAATACCACTTATAATAGAATTTATTACAAAACTACACATTGCAACATATGCTACTTTTTGATAATAAATATCTAATGTCAATATATTGTTTCGTTTTTGACTTGGTAATTTTTGAAGAACTTTACCGACTGAATCATTATCACAAGCATTTGATTTATTTACATCTAAATATGTAATTAAACGATTTTCACGTTTGACTTCTATTCCATACATCAAGAGAAATACAAACATAGTAGCAAAGTTGAAAAATAATCCAGTAGTGTATATTTGAGAATTTGTTTCCATATTTTCACTCAATGTGCATAAATGACCACCACAATCTTGTGGAACAAACAATATCAATAATGAAGATACAAGAAGTCTATATAGTTCTAATGCAACCGAAATTGCAACATTGATTTTTTGATTATTATCCTGGTTAGATACAAAATCTTGTATTTTCACAATAATACTGCGATTATCCACAATTTGTGAATTTTCCATATAAATTTCCTAAATATTTTTATATTTTCATTAAATCATAATAAAAAATAATATATATTTTCATTTATAACAATGAAAATTGCATTGATTGGACCAGGTATAATGCCAATACCACCAGTTGGATGGGGTGCGGTAGAAATATTAATATGGGATTATTATAATGAATTGACTAAATTGGGGCATGAAGTTACTATCATAAATACAAAAAATATAATTGAAATTGTTAATAGTGTAAATTCGGGTAATTATGATTTTGTTCATTTACATTATGATGTATATTATGGTATTTTACGTCATTTCAAATGTCCAAAAATAGCAATAACAAGTCATTATCCATATATTGACCAAATAAACAAACATATGAATGATGGATATAATCGTATTTTTGATTTTTTAACAAACCAAAACCAGTTTTATAATTTTGTATTAGCAGAAAAAGATATAGATGCATTTTTATTACACGGTGCAAATCCTGCATATATCCGTAAAATAAAAAATGGAATAAATAGTTCTCTTTTTAAATTTTCTCCAATTCCAAAATTAGATAAAACAATTTATTTAGGAAAAATAACTCCCCGAAAAAATCAATCAAAATTCCAAAATATAGAAAATATTGACTTTGTTGGAAATAATGCCGATTATAATTTCAAAACTTGGTTGCCAAATTATTTAGGAGAATGGTCAAGAACTCAAATATATGAACATTTAACAGATTATAGTAATTTGTTACTATTAAGTGAAGGTGAGGCAGACCCTCTTGTTGTGAAAGAGGCATTGATTGCTGGTTTAGGAATTATTGTCAATAAATCTTCCGCTGAAAATTTAGATAAAACGTTGGACTTTATTACCATCATAGAAGATAATAAAATGGATGATTTAGAATATATTATACAAAAAATAAATGAAAATAAACAAATAAGTGTTTCAAAACGAAAGGAAATTCGTGAATATGGCATATCCCAATTCGATATCAGTATAGAAGTTAAAAAATATATGGAAATAATCAAAAAATTATAATGAAGTAATAGTTTCATTTTTACCATTCAATGTAGGTTCAATATTAAACTCTGGACAATTTAATACAAGTGTTTGTTCTAAACTGTCTATTTTATCTTTATATAAAATTTCAATATAATCATTTTCATATTTAGCATATTCATGTCTGTAAAAACATCGTTTGGTAAAAATGTAATTAAACAATTCAATAGAACATCCTACAATTTGACAATTTAAACTATTATTTTGACGAATTACTTTATAATTGGATAGATTTTGTGTTTTCAAATATTTCTCAAAACCAGGAATAAAAAATCTACCTGTAATTTTAATAATGAAATTATACGAATTTTCAGTAATCAATTTAGATTGACGTTTTGCATGATAAATAGAAAATACTTCATGAGTTCCTTTTGAATGATTATCTTTCAAATAAGATGCATCTTTTATTTCACTTTCATTGAATAAAATCATTTCAAAACGGTCTTTGAAGATATCTTTTTCAAATTCCAATTCAGGAAATGAATAACCAGAATTTTCAACAAGAATAATTGGAAGAGATGTTTCATATAACCATTTTTTGATGTTTTTTACATAATTTTCAATATGTTTTTGCAAATCTATTTGTTGGGTTGCATTGCGTTCAGCAATTTTATTGTGCATATAAACAGTCGTTGTCAATATAATTGCAACATTAATATCCATTTGTTTTTGCTGAATATTTATAGATATTTTGTTTATTTTTGGTCTTTCAGTTTGTATTGGATGAATAGATGTTTGTAAATATTGATTTATTACATAATTCCATCTTTCTAATGTTTCTTTTTGATGCATTTTACCATAATCCAACATAGAACGTGTTGTGTTTTTATAATTTGTCTTTTCAATTTTCAATTTCAAATCATTCCAGGAATCAAAATATATAATAAAATTTTGGTGTTCTTGTGTATACCATTCACATATTTTTAAAAGTTCAGTTTGTTGCGTATCAAATGGTGGTTCAAAGTAATACGTATTTTCTTTAAATAATTCAATCAAAAAACGTTCAGTAGGCACAAAAGTTACCAATCCTAATTGTAATCTTTCAAAAAATGCAATAGAAGACCATGAATAAGGAATACATATAACACCTTTGTAACCTAATAACTCAATTACATCTTTTTCATATTTTTCACATACATTTTCAATTCCAAGTGAATCCAATTTTTTTGATAATTTCAATGGACCAATTTCATTTTTGCAAGGTGGAACATAAAATACATTGGGTTCGTCATTTGAATATGTTTTATACATGAAATCAGTTTTTATATTTTTACCATGTGGTTTGATTATGAAATTACCAATATCTACATTCTTTACATGAGTTGAATACATGTTTTCAATAAAAGTATTTCCAAAAATAAATACATTTTGTTTATTTTTAACAGAACGTAACATGTTATAAAATCCAGCGTCAATATCAGGAATATCATAATCAATACGATTACATACCCATATTATTAATAGTTTTGACCAATCATTTTGTAAAAATATACGAGATAATGAAGTAGGAAAAGAAGTAATAATACCATCAAATGTTGCAAAATAATCTTTGAATTTTTCCCAATATTTTTGTCCGCGTAAATGTGAAATTTCTTGTGTTTCATATCCATCCTCAAATTTCATAGAAACAATTTCATGACCTAATTTTTTGAACACATATTCTATATCATTTTCACAACCAGAATGTAACGTTAAATGTAATATTTTCATTATTATACATATAAAAATAATCTTTATATGTATTACATTTCATTTATCTTTTACTAAATATTGCAATTCTTTTGGTAATGGAACATTGTAATAATATTTGAATTGATGTTTAATGTGAATATTTGGATTTATACATATTGTTCCATCCATCGCAATATCTTTATATTATTGACAATGTTTATCTTCATATATTTTATGTGCCCAATATTGAAAGAATAATTTATCATAACAAAAATCTTTTTGCATAAATTCTGTATATTTCTCATTCAAAAAATCTTCATTAATAATTTCATAATCATTTACAAATAAAATCGGTAAATCACTAAATTGTTCATGCCCACTATATTTTTCAACTATTGGAATTGAACCTAAACAAATTGCATCCCATATACGATATGAATCAATACCACAACCTCGTGGGCATAAAGTAAATTTACTCATAGAAATCATATTGTAAAAATGGTCATTGGAAACACTACCTCTGCCAAACTCTTTAATATTTTCTTGTAAAATATAAGGCTTATCTTGTATTTTTTTCAACAAATCTTTTCGTGGATTACCAAACCATCTATCCACATGAATACCAAAATTGGCATAACATAGTATTGTTTTTTTGTTTATAGTCAAATCAAAATGATTGAATTGATGAAATATACCCAATGCCATATTTATGATATTTGGATGATTGATTGATAACGAGAATGTGTAAATTTTTATGTTATTTTTTTCAATTATATTCAACAAATCCATTTCTATTTTTTCATAATAATCAATATTTTCATAATTTTCTGGTAATATTTTTTTATCAAAATATTTATCATAAGAATAAGGTTTTTTTGGTGGTGGAAAATCAATATCTACATTATTCACAATAACAATTTTATTTTTTATATTTGAAAACAAATAACATATATCATTGTATTGCAATAAATCTTCGCTCATTTCAAAGAGTTCATAATTTTCTTTGTTTTTGAAATAATCAAACAATCTTGTATACTTGTTCAAAGTAATTATATTTGAATTATTCAATATTTTACTATGAATATATTCTTCAATTTTCATAAAATATAAATTATTGTTGATATTTTATATTTCGTAAAATTACACAAATTTTTCATTTTTTCAAAACTGTAAGTAAATCATGAATACGATTCAAAAATGTATGTTTTTCTCTCACAATTTTCATTTGTTCTTTTATTAACTCATAATTATTCAGTTCATTTTCAGCATCATAGAACAATATTGATTCATTCTCATTATATATTACTTTTTTTTCTAATAATTCATATACATGTTTTGAATTTGTAATACCTAAATGTCCATAACTTATAGATTTCAATACTCTACATGGTATATATCCAATTTGTTTATGACATGTCCCAGTTTCACCTGATAAAAATTTACCCGGGTCACCTGAACTACGTAAATCTGGCGACATATAAGAACGAATAGTATATTCTTGCACAATATCAAATGATTTTGGATTTTTCCATGGGTCATTTGTTTGAAATTCTATTCCATTTTTGATACACTCATTGTAGAACAATGATATTTCTTTTGTATTGTTTTGATTTGCACTACCAAACCAATATATTATTTCATCTTTTGGTTTATATATATTCTCCTCCAAAATTTCATGTGGCAATAAATCAGTTGCCCAACATGTATAAATACATTCATACTCCATTGGAATAGGGTCATCATGATATTTTGCTAAACCACCATTGTCATATAGTTTTTCATAATAAGTGCAGTTACTTATTTTTGTGCATTTATTTTTGTTCAAAGTATAATTATAATTACAATCTTTTATTCCATCTACTAAATATCTTATTTCTATGAATCTTTTAACTTTGTTCATATATTTTTCAGGTTCAATTGCAATATGAACAAAATAAATAGATGTTGGAACTATTGGAATATTTTCACATGCATATCCTTCTGTTATAAACAAACAATCGTTATAATCAAATCCAGTTGGATAATTTTTATCATGAAACCAATATGTATCATATCCCAGATGTTTAAATCCTTTTACCCAACCATAATGAATATAACTATGTGTATGTGTATGCAATGGGAATCCCCAAATAATTACTTTTGAAAACATTATAGATAAATATGAAAACAATACTTTATATTTTTTCTTCAATATAATTGATTTACTTTTGACGTATCTTCATTTTTCACGTAATCAGTATCAAATCGTGATAATCCATTATGTGAAGGCGAATAATCCAATGGGAAATCACAATGATTGATTTTTATATCATGTTTTTTTGTAAATAATGACATAAAATATTCATTTTGCATAAATGGATGATTTGGTTTTATATGTTTTTTGTATAATTCAACTGATTCGTTATGAAATTTTGAAAAAATATCCATGACATTGGATGACGATAATATAAGTTGTTCATATATAGCCTCAAATGACATTACTTTTACAATTATTATATCCGGTATTTTTTCAACAATTGTCATTGGTTTAAAAATGTTTATATCCAATCTCGTAATAATAACATTATCATATTTAAACCCATTTTCTTCTTCAAATTTCATTTTCATTTCAATTACCATTTTTCTGGAATATGATTGACTACGAATTGTATTATACGCCATTTCTATATGTTCTTTTTTCAAATTTCCTTCTCCAAAAAAATCATGTGTTGTTTTTTTTGATATTTCTACAAAATCACTATTTTTATGATAATCTGTTCTGTTTTTTTCAATCATACATTGAAGTGGATTGAATATTTCAAATAGTTTGTTTGGCGGAGTAAGATGAACTGCCTTATTTTTATGATATTTCTTGTAAGATTCATTCAATCCCGTTGGTAAATTTTCTAATAAATCATTTCCATAATAATAATGATGCATAAACACATCAGCATTGTTGGGTTTCACAATAGAATTATATATATTTTGCCATATAATATCTCCACCACGTATTTCTCCAAAAAATAAAACTGCTGTTTTCATTGTATTTATTATAGATGAAAAACTCTTTATTTGGGTTTTCATATATTCAATTTATGCGGATAATATTTTCAACAGAAACATAGGGTGTGTATTATCACACAATGCAAATAATAGTTCATTATATTGTGATTTATTACGTAATAATGTCATTGCAACTGAATCATGATTTACATTATTGTTATTCAACATATCTTCTACAAAGACATTTTCTATTTTATCTGCAATAATTCCTATTACTTCTTGGTCTCCACCAAAAACCCCACTGTTCAATAATTTATCATTTTTCCATATGAAATCATTTGTAAAATTATATGTGTATAAATCTGCTCGTTTTTGCATAAATAATATTTTTTTTTGTGGTTTTACAATATTTATTCCAGTTGTAGTTGGAAATGGTTTAGAAAGAACTATTTCATCCAAATAATTAGAACATGATTGGTCTAACCAATAAAACATAATACTTTGAAATGGGTTTGCGGTAGCAGCCATATTCATATAATTATATTTAGAATAGTTCAATATATTGTATTCTGGCGAAACACATTCAATACGGGTTGGTTCTTGTATTTTATTTTTGTAATAATCACTTTCTAATATTTCTTTTATTCTATTATAATATTTGAAATAATTTGAATTTTCAAAATTAATAACATTAATCTCCATAGGATATGATTGTGTTCTGTTTTGTAAAAGAAAATCTTTATGTTTTTCTTCTGTAACAACATATAATTTACAATTTAATTGTAATATTTTTTGTATCCATTGTCCATCGCCAATGTTTGTATCAAAAAGAGCAGTTACAATAGTAATTGTAGGTTCCATTATAGATATATATAAATATATATATTTATATTTTTCACAATGATAATAATTTAAATAAAATCAAATGGTGATAAGGAGAACTTTCGGTCAAAAAGAATAATTCAGGATATTTTTTCCAAACAATAGCTAATGCTAATTGTTCATTATTTATATTTCTATTAGAGAACATTGTATTAATTACTACATTTTCAACATATTCGGCTATTTTGTTTATAACTGCAATATCACCACCAAAAATTCCACCAGATAATAAATTGTCGGATTTCCAAATAAAATTATCATCTATTGGAAAATATTCTAAATCACGTCGTTTTTGAATAATGAATTTATTTGGATTATTGTTCAAATATGTAATTACATTTTGACTTGGATATGGTTTTGAAACATCTACATCTAAAAAGAAACGAGAACATCCAGCGTCCATCCAAAAAAAATAATCATTTTTGAATGGATTTTCTTCTATTGCAATTTTCAAATAATGAAATTTAGAATATTGTATAATATTGTATTCAGGTAGAACACATTCAACTCGCGATGGGTCTTTGATTCGTTGTTTGTAATAATCACTTTGTATAATATTTTTCATTGTATCATAATATTTATAATAATAAGATTCTTTGAAATCCATTATTTTGATTTTCATTGGATATTGTTTAGGACGATTTTCCACGAAAAAATTTTTGAATTTTTCTTCTGTTACAACATATAAATTACAATTTAATTGAAGTGTTTTTTGAATCCATTCTTTGTATTCGGTTATTTTTCTACCATCTCCTTTTGTTTCACGATTTATATCAAAAAACGCCGTTACTATTGTTATTGGATTTTGCATATACAATTATGAAAAATAATATTTATGTTTTTTTGAAATGTAATATTATATACAAGTATATTATATTTAGCAATAATGGATATCCAAAATGATTCAGGTATATATGGTATTCCAAATGGTATATATTATGGACAATTTGAACGAACTGATGAATTAAATGAACGTATGTATGAGAGATATTTTCCAGATAAACCATTGCAAGCCAATTTTGACCCCCGTCCAGTTCCCACAAAATATGCATTGTTTCCTATTATTGATAGAAGAACATCACCAAATGAAACAATTTCTAGATTACCTAATTACAATATTGAAGAAAATTTCAATCCTGGGAATAGTCGCGCCCCGGTGCATGGATTTTTATCCAGAGTGGATGTTGAAACTAATCTACGTAATCAATATTTTGCATTACAACACGGTGCTGACCAAGGAGTATATGTTCCTTCATCCAATAGTGATTTATATAAAACTACCGTAGTTTCAAGACCAAGTATCCAACCTCATCCTGATTTGTTCTCAAAACCACAATTAGTTGGTAGAAGTTATACAAATGTTGAGAACACTGATATTGGAAAAGACACCTTTTTCAATCATACAAGAACACAATTGCGAAACACATAAAACAACTATATTTAGCATGTTTGTAAGAAAATTTTCATAAAAACTATAATATTATATAATATATAATATCATGTTTTACAGTTTATATTCATTATTAACCACAAAAAACCCGAATAAAATGTGGTTACGTATTTTAGTTATATTATCAATTGTTATTATATTGATTTTACTATATAAACATTTATATTGTTCTCAAATTGGTAAAGAAGGATTTGAACAAAAAGAAAAATTTATATTGAAACATAATGAGAACATTTATGATAATTTCTATGTAGAAATCTATGACAAATTACATAAACCAGATATTTATTTGGATGATTTAATTGATTTTGTTCATTCCAATACTCAATCTTCACAAGAAAGTATATTTTTAGATATTGGTAGTGGAACTGGTGATTTAGTAAATAAATTGAAAACTAATGGACATTATGCATATGGAATTGATAAATCAAATGCTATGGTTCAAAAATGTGAAGAGAAATTTCCAGACAATGAATATAAATGTGCTAACGCAAATGACCCATTAGTATTTGAAAAAAGCACATTTTCACATATATTTTGTGTGAATAAAACAATATATGAAATTGAGAACAAATCGCAATTTTTCAATAATTGTTATTTTTGGTTAAAACCTGGTGGTTATTTAATATTACATTTAGTAGAACCTTCCAAGTTTGATACTACTATTCCTGCTGGAAAATCATACATATCAAATCCACAAAAATATTCAAAAACACGAATAACAGATACTTACATTGATTTTATTGATTTTAATTATTCTGCAAAATATGATTTCAAGAAAGATAATATTGTTGTTGTAAAAGAAACATTTACGGATGCTACTACAAATAATATACGTCAAAATGAATTAACTTTATTTATGGAACCAATTGAGAACATACTAAAAATATCAAAAATTAATGGGTTTATTGTGCAAGGAAAAGCAAATATGAAATCTTTTAATGACGATGAAAACCAATTTATATACATATTAGAGAGAACATTGTAATTTAGTAAAAAACATGCTATTTTTTTGTGTATTTTGTATAGGTTCTCAACATAATGTATTTTTATTATGATTTTTTCTATTACATTAAACACTTCTTCTATGAAAGTATAACATATTTAGGAAATATTTTTTGTAATATAAATTTTCCAGATATTCATCCACGATGGTATTTATTTGGATTCATAGGATGTATTTTATTTATTTATTTCTATATAAAAATAGTATATCCATTTTGGAACTTACAACCAGTATATCATAGTTATGATTTTTGGAGAAAATGGAAAGGTTCTCCATTTATTATTCAAAAAAACTTTCCAATCAAAACAAAATTTTGCAATTTTGAGAATATCAAAACATATGATTATATAAATTTAGAAGACGAAACAAAAGAACATTTAGTGGATTTATTGGTATCTCATTATATACCATCGGATCAAGTATTATTTACTGTAACTAAAAAACATTTCAATCATTATTTTACTGGTCAAAATTATAGTTCATTGTTCTCAATATATTATGAAAAACATTATAATTTACAAGAAGATGAGAACCAAAAACAACTTGTATATAAAAATATACCAATTGGAATGATAAGTTCTCGTTCTATTTCAATATTTGTTCTCAATAAAACAGGATATATAAAATATCCATGTTATTTTTGGGACTATTTGTGTGTAAAACGAGAACTTAAACAAAAAAAATTAAGTAGAAATATCATTCAAACACATGAATATAACCAACGAATCAAGAACCCAGGTATTCTCATTAGTTTATTTAAAAAAGAAGGAGAACTTTCATATGGTATTGTTCCAATTGTCAAATATAATTCATATACATTTCAAATACCTACTATGAAATTTGATAAATTACCAGAACATTGTTTAGTAGTGCAAATAAATAAAACAAATTTCGGGGATTTTGTGGATTTTTTATATACATTTTTAAAGAATAGTAATGTTCTCCAATTTGTAGCTATTGCTGACATAGGTTCATTGAGAACCCTTATAGAAAGTAATAATATATATGTGTATTTATTGAAAAAACAAAAACATGTTCTCGGTGTATATATATTTAAAGATGCAAAAGTTCAATATGAAAATAGTGATGGATGTGCAATCCAATGTATAGGGTCTATTTTGAATTGTAATAATATAATGTTGTATTATTTAGGATTTTTACATAGTTTGCAAAATATAACTTGGAAAACACAATATAAAATTGTATTGTTTGAGAACATTGCACATAATACTTATATTTGGGAGTTTTTTAAGACAATGCAACAAGAAATAATGGAACAAAAAAATGCATATTATTTGTATAATTTTGTAGTTCCAGGTTCTCCACATTTAGATAAAAATTGTTTGTTTTTGTTATAATTTTATTCCATAATTGAGAACAATGGAATAAAATATCTTTATTTCTTGTATTTTCTTGATTTCTTGGATTTTCTTTGTTTCTTCTTTTTAGAACCACCTTGATGTGATTTTTGTTTTTTACCACCCGCATTAGTGGTGGTTGATAAAGTTGAAACTGTTGTGGGAGTATTTTGCACACTAGGTTCAGGTGTTACCGGAGGAGTTTTTTCAGGTGCTACAGGAGCACTTGAAAATAATCCGGTAATAGAAGTCCACCATGGTTTTTTTTCACTATTAGAACTCATAATATATATAGTAGCTATATAATGTTTTTGAAAACAATATATATTTTATCTCACGTATTTACCTGCACGGACAAAAGAATCCACAATATAAATCATGAATACTCCTAAAAATGTATATAGAACGAATTCTTCCATAACATTATTAGTTTTTTCACTTTGTTGTTCTTCCAACAAATGTATCATATAATTTATTTTTTCTAAAAGTTTATCATTGGGGTTACCATTACCAAGTCCCATTTTGGCATAAAATGGTATATTCGTAGGTTCATAACTTGTATTATAACTACTTAATTTTCCTAAATTACTGTCATTTGCCGAATAATTAATAGAAGTATTTTTTGTTAAATTTGGCGGAGATACTTGATAAGGATTACTTGGTAGTAAATCACTTGGACTCAATTCACCATTTGTGGTGCGTCCATCATTTTGATTAGCAGGTTTTTTATTATTCAAAATAGGATTAGGCATAGGATTGAAATTTGCTAAATGTTGTCCATCATTATCGGTATTCAATGAAGTCATTTTATTGATTAAATCAGTAACTAAATTAGTTCTACTATCATTATGAGTTTGAACATCTTCAATGGATGGAGGCAATTGTTCTTTTAATTCAGGCCCTTCATTCACATATTCATCAGGTTCTCCTATACCATTCATATATGGTCTCATTTTCATCGTTTTTCTCATGGTGGATGGTCGTTTTTTATTTTCAGTATTTCCATTTGTCCATGGTGAAGCCGACATTAATAATGACATTTTTTTATTCAATACTTAAAAAATATGTAGAAATTTATTTATACCGGTTTTAGCATAAAAAATTATTGTTATTTTTTTCTAAATGAATTTTTCATAGAAAATTGAAATACTTTTATACTAAATAGTATTTGATATAACTAAAATTAATGTGAAAATGAGAAATTGTTCTTTTTGTAAATTACCCGGGCATTCAATTCGTTATTGCACTGATGTTAGAATACAAGAAAACATCAATGAGATTGAAACTACGGTAGACAGGTTGGAGGGAGAAGATGAAATCAAGAATTTTCTAAATTCAAGAAGTTTAATCATGTTGCGTCTTCATTGTATGCGTTTTGGAATAAAAATGTCATTAACAAAATCAAAATATGTGAATTTCTTGACGAATTACTATATGCGTCAAAGTAGAACAGAATTTGGCACTATTACACCAGAATCTACTGAAACAGAAATCAAAGAATATTTTTGTAATTATATAAAATATTATCTAACGGTTATAATAGAAACAGAACTGCCAACGAACTCAATTATGCGTTTTATAATGGATATGAACAATGATATATTGCAATGTTATCGCACTGGATTTTCTCAAAATATCTTGGTATTTGTTGGAAATATATGGATGAATATAATCAATATATTAGACCCAGCAATCGCAGTTCGAATGACTAATTACAGTGAAGTATTTACTTTGATTAATAATTTAATAATTCCATATTGGGAACATATTGATGTTGCATCCAGGATGAATATGGGTGCATATGATGATGATGAACAAATTGAATATAAACTAGATATACATCCAATTATGTTATGCACGGAATCTTATGAAGAATTACAAACCCAAGAAGAATGTCCAATTTGTCTTACAGACCAAAAAAAATTTGATATAATAACAACAAACTGTAACCATTCCTTTTGTAAAGATTGTATTATAAAAAGTATTACTTTATGTAAAAACGCCCGTAAAGCATTATCATGTGCATTATGCAGGGGAAATATATCATTATTGGAAACAAAAAATTTGGAAGAATATAATAATTTATGTATTATGATTGATTGATGAATAGATAGTAAAATTGTTTTGTATTTTGTAAATGTAATTTTAATGAAAGTTTGTTCTCTTTTTTTACTTGATAAAAATATATTGAAAATATATAATGAAAAATATTATTGTAAAATTATTACCGATAATATTGGTATCAATATTATTTTTGTATAAAGAAGAAACTATTGATTTTAGTCATAGTATTTTAGGAAGATTGGTAGCAGTTTCTATTATATTTTTTTATATTTCATGTAACATATGGTATGGATTGTTAGCATGTTTATTAATTATATTGTATTATCAATTTGATTTTGTAGAATCACGAAGTGATATCAATATGATAAATTTAGAAGGTTTTCAAGAAGGAGCAGACAATTCAGTTTCTTCAAAATTTGATGAAAAAATAGAATCAAAACTTGTAGATATTAAGAATGATATTAAAAATTTGAAAAGTGATATAAAAGGGTTCAAAACAGATATAACAGATTTTAAAACAGACATATCCAATGTTAAAGCAGATATAAATACAGTAAAAACGGATATAAGCACACTGAAAACAGACGTAACAACAAATTCAACAGATATATTGAAAATAATGAATAACCCACCAAAAAAAGAAACAAGTGGATTTACAAATTACAGTGATTTATACGATGAATTAAAAAAAGAACCAAATACAAAAAATCAAATAACAACATATTTTAGAAATCAAAATTGTAAAAACGGAGAACTTAAATTCAAAAATATTACTGTAAAAAATGAAATTGCACCTCATATTTTTCCTGAATTGAAATATGAAAGAGAACCATGTAATGTATGTAGCGATACATGTAAATTTTCAATTATTGAAGAAAAAATGAGAACAGAAGATAATATAGTGAAACCAGTAAATTCAAACAATGTATTTCAAAAAACACCAAAAACAGAATCCAAAGAAATTCCTTCTATTGGAGTAGTTAGCGAACCATTTTCTACTTACAAATAATTTCTTACATTGTATATATATGGTAGAAAAAAGTGGAAATGCTATGTCCAATATGTTAGATTATCTACATAACAATATAAAAGTAATAAACGACAGCAAAATATTTGCAGGACTTATGATAATTACATTAAACATTGCATCCAAATTTGTAACAATAAAATTAAGTAAAACAATGGAATCTTATTTGAAATATACATTTAGCCGTAACATTTTGGTATTTGCAATTACATGGATGGGAACACGTGATATATACATAGCATTATTCATTACACTTGTATTTATATTATGTATGGATTTCTTATTGAATGAAGATAGTATGTTTTGCATATTACCAGAACAATTTACAGATTATCATATATCTTTAGCCACAAATAATGAAATAGTAAGTCCAGAAGAAATAAAAAAAGCAGAAGAAATTTTAGAAAGAGCCAAGAAACAAAAGAATCAAATTAGTGCTGAAAAACAATATCAAGCATTTATGAGCTATTAGAATAAAATTTATAATATATAAAAAAATGTTATTATATTATAAATATGACTGATGTTAAAAAAAGGACTATTCAAAAAATAAATATAATAGTGGAGACAAATATTGATGATAGTGCTCCGTTTTCATTGACATATGATAAAATTTATAATCCAGTTAAAAGTGGTGTGAAAACAACAAAGAAAAAATTAGATTATCCATATTTTACACCAGATGTGAAATATTCTGTAAAAGTTTTACTCAAATATATGCAAATGGATTACAGTATTGTGTTACGCACATTTTTTGATAACACTTTTTTCACAAACATGATTAAAGAATCTGAAAAAGAAAGCACAGAAAGTGATGAAAATGAAAGAATTCGTCATAACATATACATGACTTTATTATTTTTGTTTCCAACAAGATATCCACAATCTGCAAATGTAATTTCTTCATTTGATAAATATTTATGTAAAAGAACAAGTGAATACAGAAAATATTTTCCATCAAGTGATACATTAACGTCTGGACTTGTAGGCGTTACATATGATATAAACAAAGAACCCTTTCGCGAATATTCATATATAAATACTTCATCGGGGGTTGCAACCGTCACTGAAATAGTATGGTTAAATGATGTATTGAACAATCCAAAATATCGTGAATTAATAGATATATTGATTCAATATAATGAATGGGCAGAGGAAAGGAAAGAAAACATTACAACAGAAATACGAGCAGCTGAAAATAATTTGATTGATAGCATACTTAGTAACGATGAACTGAAATTCACACGAGAAGATATAGATAAAATTGCAAACCAAAAAAGTGTTTCATATAGTAAAGAACAACTTATTAATGACATCAAAAACATATTAAGAGAATATATTGAAACTGTTTATAATAAAGATACAGATTGTATAAAAAAAGCTGAATTTACATTATTCGATAAAGAAAATGAAAAAGGAATTGTGAATAACATAATCAAAGGTATGACATCATCAAAATCAATAGTGTATGATGATTTAATAAATAATATATCTGAAAAATTTTTTCAATCAAAAGAAGTGATAAATCATTTAAAATATAAAAATATTGGTAATAAATCATTTTTCAAGTTCAGAAGTGATAAAAATGAATATTTTGTGAATTATGATATAAATAGAACAGCTGTTTATTCACAAGAAAATGAATGTTATAAGATAACAATATCAAATGATATAATTACTGGATTGAAAGAAAATAATGAATGGAATGATATGAAGAAGAATGTCAATAAAGACATAAAACCGTTAGTTGATAAATATAATAGAATAGTTAATCAACCAGCCGCACAATCATTTTCAACAGCTCAACTATATGCAATTGATATTAATATTGATAAAGCTGTAAAAGAAATGGAGACGTTATATGAAATAGAAAATGATAAAACTGGTAAATACGAGAATATCACTGATGCAAACCTTGAAAAAATTTTTGAAAAAATTATGAATGCAATTGATTCATTGAAACTGTTTTTTTCAGATGCATCTATTCGTGAAAATCGCATTACCGGGGTATCTTCTATACAAATCAAAATTGATAAAATATTGAAAAAATCCAATGAAATTAAAGGATTAAGGTTAGTAAATCAATATTTATTCGGCAATAATGCAAAAGGTATTTATCTATATTATGATAAAGAAAAAACTAGTTCAAATACTGAATTATTAAATGAATTAAGTAAAGATAAATATTCTTATTTTATAAGCACTGTAAAATATATAAAGGAAAATTTTGAATTTTTGAAATCTACAAATAAATCATTGAATGATGCCATGGTTTCTTATTTCAATAATATAGATAATGAATTCTTAAACGAGGTTGTTTATAAAGCAAAACAAGCTATTAACTCAAATGAAATAGATAAATGTGAAAAAAACAAAATGTTGAACATTGGTGTAACAAAGAAAAGAAATATCAAAAAGAATGAACCCGAATTTGAGATTAATATTTACATGGAAGTTGTTATAGGACAAATGGATTACAAAAATCAACAAAATGTAAAATGTGAGTATCGTGATGAAAATTTAGTAGCTATGTTTGATAAAATGACAACAAATCCTAACAAATTTGAAGTCATTAAAAAAACAAATGCTGTTAAAATTAATAATATACAACCCAAAAATACAACTCAACAACCGAATGTGAAAAATATTGAAAATAAAAAAAATGGTGGAACACGAAGAAAAAGAAAATATTTAAATTACAATAAATATACAAGGAAAACACGCAAATGAATTTATTTGAATACTGGTTTTCCATTTACAAAGTTACCTACTTCATCTCCAATATCACCATCCGTTGTTACTGAATATATGGTTCCATTCTTTTCATTTGTAACATAATATGTTTTAGAATTTATAGTTGTTTCATATACTTCTTCTCCTTCTTCTTCCTCTTCTTCAACTTCTTCTGTTTCTTCCTCTTCTTCAACTTCTTCTGTTTCTTCCTCTTCTTCAACTTCTTCTGTTTCTTCCACCTCAACTTCTTCCTCTTCCTCTTCTTCAACTTCTTCTGTTTCTTCCTGTTCCACCTCAACTTCAACTTCTTCCTCTTCTTCTGTTTCTTCCACCTCAACTTCTTCCTCTTCCTCTTCTTCAACTTCTTCTGTTTCTTCCCCCTCAACTTCTGCTGTTTCTTCTTCAACTTCTTCAACTTCTTCAACTTCTTCAACTTCTTCAACTTCTTCTTCCTGTTCCACTTCAACTTCTTCTGTTTCTTCTTCTACTTCTTCAACTTCTGCTGTTTCTTCTTCCTCATCTTCCTGTTCTTCCTCTTCTTCAACTTTATCGGTTTCTTCTTTCACAATTTCACCATCTTCAATACTAGAATCCTTTTTATATGTAGTATATTCAGTATTTTCTTCCAGTATTTCATATACAATATTTGGGTTTTCATCAATAGATTCTACATCATCTGTCAAATCAATAACATCAACGAATTTTTCTTTTTTTACTTTTACATTTGCATATTTTTGAGAACGAAGTTCTTTTTTCAATTCATCAATAGTTTCTAATAATATTTTATTGAACATTTTCAATTCACGGTTTTCTTTTATGACAGTTTGCATCATAGGAGAGCATTTCATATAATCATAGAATTCTTTAAACAATTCATAATCCATCATTTCTTTTTTGATTTTTTTGAATTGTTTTTTCATGTTTTTTTTGGCATGTTCAAGAATAGGATTCATTGTTTATATAATAGTTTGTTTTACTTTATATTTATTATTAAAATTAATTATACAAAACATATTTTCAATTTTTTGTATAATTCACAAAATTATATATTGATTTTTATCCAATTTTCGGGAAATAAGTCTTGTGTATCTTTATAACCATGATGTTCATGCATAGTTTGTCCAAACCACAATGATGGATAACATACAATTTTATCAGTATATGAATTCATATATGCACCCCACCAACTAAATGAACTATTTGCAATAATATTATGATGACAACATGACATAATCAACATTTGTTTCCAATCTGGAATGGAATCATTTACTTTTACAAAATCTATTTTATATTGAGTATTTTCAAAATGTAATTTCAAAACATGAATATAATGTTGAACAATATCATTATCTTCTTCTTCACAAAAATACAATACATTCGCATTGATTGATTTTGAATTTTCAAATACACTAGTTAATGCATATTGAAAATATAGTGGAGGCATAATTGGATGATAATGTTGTAACTGTTTATAATCACCTAAACGGAAATGCATACTAATGTTTATTTTTTCGGTTGAGAACAAATTTGCATATTCTCCCATAATTTGTTCTTTATGTTTATCCAACCTCAACAAAGAATATATTTGTAGCACTTCGTTTTCAAAATATTTGTAGGATTGAAAATATCCATATAGTTTGAATGTTCTGGATGAATCCACTGGTGGTAATTCATTATAACGAAACCCATTTTCTCCAATGACTTCCATATTTTGTATATCATTGTTGGAAACACGATTGTTGAGATTGGCAGTAGTAAATATTTTCAATGATAACATGAAATTATTCCAATAGGTAACACGCTGTGCTAATTTGTCAGAATAAGGAAAAATAAATTTATGTTTATGTTTTATAGCATATGCGATAGTAGTGAATATTTGAAATAATTGGTTACCCAATCCACCCATTAAATTAATAGAAATCATATTCTATATAAAATAATATTTTAGTTTATATAGTTTTATATTGTTTTATGTTATTTATCTAATCCAAATTTGTTTCGCATAATACTTGTTTTAGAAGGACCTTTTTGTTTTTCAGATTCCCTCTTTACTTTATAAACCCCACTGGTATTTTGCGTTTTATTATGTCCCCCATATACATTCAATACAATTTCTTCATTGTCTTCATGTAATTCAGGTAATATCCGTGTCATAGGTTTTTCAATGACCAAGAGCATATGTTCTGTTTTTAATAATTTACGATATTCTTGAATACTCAAATTTCCATAAAATTTATCTAACAAATAATATGGATTTGGTGCAGGTTTAATATTTTTCTTGTATTCATAAATTTTACTATATATTTTGTTCAACAAATGATATCTTTCAAATTTTGTTGAATCATCAATATTTTCTTTCATTAAATATGCAGTTGCACATTCAGGACGACAAAATGAACCATATCCATAAAGTTGGTCATCCATTTCATATTTTGGTATATAACAAGATGGATTATCATATTCACATGTGCACCAGAAACATGCAGATTTTTTATCAGGCATAGTATTTTTATATAAATGTAATTTCAATCTTTTCAATTTAGTATTGATATCTTTCATATTAACTTCTTCATCACTATCATAATTGGTATCATCATTAGATTGAGATTTAGTTTGTTGATTACAATAACTGCAAATATTATTTGAAATTTTGTTGTCATAAGCATAATTTGAATTGAATATATTTTTATTTTCATCAACAATAGTATCTATTTTTTCATATTTTAATCCATTGCAGTTATTATCATCATAAGTCATTATATCAGGTGGAACAGAAGGATTATATGAAAGTGGGTCAGTAACTAATTTGTTCAATTTATCTGTATATTCATTCAAATCATTCATAGAACATTTTAAATGTAAAATAACATTGGATATAACGTTTTTCGTTATAGTAGGTTCGCATTGTTTTAATATTAATTTCCCCCCCTTTGGTTTTCTTCCACGTTTTTTAGCGACATGTTCTTGTGGTTCAGTAGTAGAATTATTTTCTTCAATTACAACTTCTATATTTTGTGTAGAATCTGTATGAATAATGGGTTCAACAACCTTCTTTCGTCTCCCCCTCTTTTTCTTTAAAACGGTAGTATCATCCATGTTTTCCATATGAATATTTTGTATTTCTACATGAAACTTTATATTATTTTAAAAATGAATAAATCGTAAAAAAAGTATGGTGCCCTTGTAGAATGATATGAATTTATGGATTATTATTTTTGTAACACGCACGGCATAATGGACGATAATTATTACTACCAATTACTATTTGTGACGTTTCATTGGTAATGCGATGTGAAAAGAGACCAGGCGTTCCATTTTTACAAGAAGAACATAATGCATTTAATTTTGTAATTTTATCACAGTATGGAATCAAATCTAATAATTTACCGAATTTGTTTCTTTGAAAATCGCCATCTAGACCACAAATATATACTTTTTTATTTTGATTTTCAACAAAATCCATTGTAATTTCAAAAATATCTTCAAAGAACTGACCTTCATTAATAAGAATTACATCGGCAGTTTTTATATTTTCATCTTCCAAAATGTCAGCTAATTTTTTAACCAAAATGCATGGAATCATGATTTGGTCATGAGTAGAAAGTAACGAATCATGATAACGTTTATCTTCTGCATAATTAATAACCGCAATTTTTTTACCAATATAAGTATAACTCTTATAATGCTGTATAATCTGTGTAGTTTTACCTGAAAACATGGGTCCAAGAATTAGTTCTAAATAACCGGAAGAAGTCATTTTTATATTTAGTGATTATTTTTATTTTACAATTCTACTTCAATTTTGCAGAATTGTATAATTAGAAAAATAGAAAAAACTATAAATAGTAAAATATATGTAGCATAATATATATTGGTTTATTGTAAAAATATGGATTTTGTAATTCCACTACATCGTTATCACAATATGGTTCGTACAACAGTGGAAGCAATACAAAGACTCCATTCTCCAAAAAAGATATATATCATCACACCTGAAATATATACATCAAATATAGATTTATTATCAATGTATTGGGATGGATTAGTGATAACAATTCCAGAAGAAACATTTTTTGTAAAGAATTATGGATTACATATAGATGATATAAAAAATATGTTTAATAACAATGAAGATTCGCGTTGTCGTGAATTTGGGTGGTGGTATCAACAACTTATAAAATTGGGTGCATATACACAAATTGCAGGATTAAGTGACCCATACATAGTATGGGATTCTGATTTAATACCATTAGTAAAATGGAGTATATATCCGAATATTGGAGAAAACGCATATAAATTCGCAATTTTACAAGAAAAAGCGAGGTCTGAATGGAATATTGAACAATACAAAGATTCTATTATGTATCTTACAGGATTGGAGGCAATTGAACCAGATGAAGGAACATTTGTTCCCCATCATTTTGTATTTCATCATAACATAATAAACGAATTACAAAGACATATAGAAAGCCATGGAGTAAGATATAATGGTAACAAAGGAATGAATTGGATACATTGTATATGCAATTAAGTCATATATTTTTTCGTTTTAGTGAATATAAGATGGTTGCAACATTTATGACAAAATATTTCCCAGAAATGTTGAAATATCACAAATATAAAAAATACGGTAAATATGGCAGTAGAATACGCGACACTGTGCCTTTTATAAAAGAAATAGAAGACAATTGTGATATAGATTTTCATGGATTATCGTATAAAGAATTTTGTAGATTTGTAAATGAAAGGTATGGATATCATATTTCATATTTACAAATTGAACATATATAACAGATGTTGAGAATATGAATAAAAAACATAGAAAAACAAGAACTTTTATAACAATGTTCTCAACTTGTTGCAAAAATAAGTTCCTAAATATCCTTGAAAAGAATAGTTGTTTATAATTTTATTCTTTCTAAACAATATTTTTTATAAAGTGGTTGAGAACATGAATAAAAAACATGGAAAACAAGGACTTTTGTTGCAAGGTTCTCAATTTCTTGTAAAATAAGTTCCTAAATATCTTTGAAAAGAATAGTTGTTCTTAATTTTACTTTTCCTAAACAACTATTTTTATAAAAGTGGTTGAGAACATTGATAAGAAAGATAGAAAATGAGAACTTTTTCTAAATAGTATAAAAGTTTGAGTAGAAGCCCTTCGGGGCCCGGGGCGGATTTGATGTGATACTAGAAACACCCAGAAAATCGCCCCCGGGTCCCGAAGGGTTTTCAATATATTTTCATGATATAAATCAATATAAACACTTTTTGTACATAACAATATGAATCAAAATATTATAGAGAACAAAACAATAACAAATGCCCCATGGGTTGAAAAATATAGACCGAAGAATTTTGAAAATATTGTATTAGACCCAATCAATCGACAAATATTTTCAAATATACTGGAAAAAAATTATTTTCCAAATTTGTTATTTTATGGACCACCAGGAACAGGAAAAACAACGACTATAATCAATTTGATAAATGAATTTCAATTGAAATATTATGGTAAAAGTAAGGGAACTGTAATTCATTTAAATGCATCAGACGAACGAGGTATAGATATAATACGTAACCAAATACATCAATTTGTAAAATCAAAAAATCTATTTGAAGTTGGTTTCAAATTTGTAATATTGGACGAAGTAGATTATATGACAAAAAATGCACAACAAGCATTGAAAACATTATTGAATACATACACATCCAATGTAAGATTTTGTTTAATATGTAATTATATAAGTAAAATAGATGAATCTTTGCAAAATGAATTTATATGTATTCGATTTAATCAACTGCCTAAACAAGATATTTATTTCTTTATTAAAAAAATAATAGATGCAGAGAAATTAGATATAGATGAAAAATCAATAGATGCAATACAAAACATTTATAATTCAGATATAAGAAGTATGATAAATTTCATTCAACTAAATCAAAATTTAGATGAATGGGGAAATACAATCATAAAATCCACTGTTTGGGAAAAATTACATGATATGTTGAAACATGAAAACATAAAAGAAGTATTGAAATATATACACAGTATATGTATTCAGTATAATATGGATAAAAAAAACATTATACAAACATATTTCAATTATATTATAAGAAACCATGGATATTTAATAACTCCTAAATATTTGAATATAATAACATCATTGATACATGCAACAGATGTTAATATAGAGACGATTTTAAAATATTTTTGCAACAATTTACAGAATTATTATACTGTTTCAGTATAATATTGTTCCATTCGTTTTTTCAATAATTCAATAAAATTATTAGGAGGAGATGTAGATATATTAGGGTCAATGCAATCACGTATTGGTTGTAACTCATAGTTGTAAAAATTGTTTGGTGTTATTTGAATATTTGTATTACGCATATTCTTTTTAGGAAGACGTATTTTTACAACTTCGGTCGTTACAGATTGCATTTATATAATTACTATTATAAAAAAATTTACATATATTGTAATTGTAATTATTGTTGCTCTAAATACAAAATTGAAACAATATAAATACTTTATATTTATTTGAATAAATATAAAATAATGGATATAGATGACGAATGGAATCAATATTTAACAAAACAAACATTATCAAATGATACATTACCGTGTGATACAAAAAATATAATTGAATACAATAATGATACTACATCTACTATTCCAAAATGTGATGATTTATATATTTCAACTAAAACAAAGGTTTTGTTTTTGAATCAAGAAATAGATATTGATAATGTATTTTGGAAAATACCAATTGTAGAATATTGGCAACCAATTGAAGGTGTTATTAAAAAACAAATGAAAATTGTTTCAAAAAACGAAGAAGAATATAATTTATATAGGGAAAAATTGCAGAATATAACATATTACAATGAAAATATCATAAAACAAATCAATAATCCAAGCGCACGTAGAATCAAATTCAAAGATGAACGTAAAATAACAATTGGTATATCCAAAAAAGATATTATGAATTGTCGAGGAAAAATAAAAAATGCGTTTTATAATTGTTTTGCAATGATATTTCGTTTTAAATATGAAAACAATTTTCGTGAAATACATGTAAAAATATTCAATACTGGTAAATTAGAAATACCTGGTATATTGAACACAACATTGTTGAATATTGTAAAAGAAATGGTAATAAACACATTGACTCCACATATAAATACACCTTTGTGTTTTTTAGAAAATTCAACAGAAGATAATGTATTGATAAATTCAAATTTTAATTGTGGATTCTTTATAAATCGTGAAAAATTATATGCAATATTACGTAGTGAAAAATATGGAATAGAAACTGCATATGACCCATGTAGTTATCCAGGAGTAAAATGCAAATTCTATTTCAATCATGATTTAGGATTTGACCCAGATATTCAAAATGGAAAAATTATAGTGAATGACCGTTCAATGAAAATGAGCGAATTAGATGAAAATAAAAAATACACAGAAGTTTCATTTATGATATTTCGCACAGGAAGTTGTTTAATCGTGGGAAATTGTTCAGAAAAAATATTATTATTCATATTTGAATTCATTAAAAAAATTCTTCAAAATGAATATCATAATATACATACAGCAAATGAAGAAATATGTGTAAAAAGTAAAAAAACAAAAATGAGAAAAAAGAAAATTAATATCTCCCAAAATTATTATGAAAATTCAGTGTCGAAATAAATTTTATCCATATGTTTTTATGAATTGTTTCATATCATTTATTATTATATTATTATTGTTGTAATCATTAATAAACATCATTATTTTTGTTCTTACATCATTTTTATTGTTTTTCATTTTTTTATAAAACTGTTCTAAAAAATCAATATAAACATCTTTATTCATTTTTATTTTTTCAGTTATAGTTTCAAGATAATCAATATATTCAGGAAATTTACTTTCATTGAGAAAATACAAATATTTTTGCAAATATTTTTGACAAATAATAATCTGTATATTTTCATCCATATTCTCATTATTCCAATTAAATAGTATAGTTGAAACACGTGATAACAAAATGAATAAATCTTTCAAATTATCTGTATTTATTGGTGGATGAATATTATTTTCTACTGAAATAGAAGGTTTATCATCATTGTACAAAAGATTCACTTTATAAACAAATGTAATTACATCTGTTATATTAAGATTATTCAAAACTTCTGTTTTATTTATTTGTTCAATATATTCTAAATAACAATAACATGCTTTTTCACAATAATGATACGTAGTTTGAATGTTCTTACTGGTTATTAAATTTATTTTAAATATATTATTAATTGCGTTCAAACCAATATAAAGAATATATTTTTTATTTTCTATACTTTTAAAAATAATAGATTGTTCCATAATAGAAAAATATTCATTTAATAATCTTACATAAAGTTCTATTAATAAATTATTCATTTAACTATATTTAGGAAATATTTAGGAAATATTTAGGAAAATCAAGAATATTGGAAACATTTTAAATATTTAATAAAATAAGTATTTAAAGTATTTTCATTTTTATATTTTATAATTTCATATAAATGAATAATACAGAAGGCGCACAACAAAAATCTAATCTTACCCCAAATGGATATAGATTACCAGAAACAAATACATTGCAACATGCTGCTAAATTATCAATTGTAGAGGATAAACCAATAATGTTTGATTATTGGACAAGTTCATTAGATAAAACAGTATTGATTGGTGTAAAAGACACAAATGAGAAATTATTAGTAAAGAGTGAAGAGGAATATACCAGTCCAATTGCAAAAATATACAAAGTAGGTACGGAATACATTATTGTAACTGAAAATTCAATATATATTGTTGATATTTCAATTCCAACCAAGAGAATTTCTTCGTAAATATTCATTATACATGACAGATATATAATGAATAATTTTTTATAGAACAGATGAAATTGTTTCAATTTGTTCTTCTGTTAAATTCATTGGAAAATCAATAATAAATTCAATAATTAAATTACCAGTTTTTCCCTCATATTCAATACCTAAATTAGGGATTGTTTTTTTTGTATCCGGAGTAATAATAGTGCGGTTTGATTTGTTGTTCAAGAACAGCATTTTTCCATTCAAATGTTGCAATTCAAATGAGAACCCACACAATGCTTCTTTTAATGTTATTTTTTTCTTATGAATAAGGTCACCTTCTCTTCTTTTAAATAGAGGATGTTCATCTATTTTAAAGGAAATTCTTATATCACCTTTTACATCATTGATTGAATTTCCTTGACCTTCAATAAGAATACCATCTTTTTCATGAATGCCTTTTGGAATTGAAATATTCAAACTAGCAAATTCATTATATTTGATACCATTATTTATTACATATCGTTCAATTTCAACAGGTATTGAAGCACCTTCATAACATTGATTCAATGATATATGGACAGTTTTTGAAATAGGGGCTGGTTTTTGAAATTGTTGGAAAAACTGTGGTCCTCCCATACCACCATTATGAAATATACGTATTCCTGGACCTCCCATTCCTGGCATTCCTGGCATTCCTGGCATTCCACCATTGAACATCATATTAAATATATTGTTTATATCATGAAAATCATTCATTGAATCCATATGAGAAAACCCACCGTGCATACCAAATGGTATTCCATTCAACTCATTTTCATATTGACTACGTTTTTCTGGGTCACTCAATACTTCATATGCCTCGCCTATTTTTTGAAATTTTTCTGTTGTATCCTCATTTTGATTTCGGTCTGGATGATATTTTAATGATAATGTGCGGAATGCCTTTTTAATTTCATTTTCAGTTGCATCCTTTGAAACACCTAATATATCATAATATGATTCTTTTGGCATATATAATACAATATAATATATATTTTTATATATAGTTTCAACATAAATATAAAAATATGTTTTCAATAGAAAATAATGAATACATTTATTGCAAAATATAAACCTTATTATATTGAAGAATTTTTTGAAGATTCTAAAATAAAATCAGTTATCAATACATTACAACAAATTGATGATTTCAATATGTTATTTATTGGAAACACGAGTTCTGGAAAAACAACATTGTTATATGCTCTTATACGAGAATATTATGGACTATCCAAAGATTCAACATTTCCAGATAATAATATATTATATATAACAAATTTGAAAGAACAAGGTATCAATTATTTTCGTAATGAAATGAAAACATTTTGTAAATCTACTAGTAGTATATTTGGTAAGAAAAAACTTATTATTATTGATGATATTGATAGTATTAATGAACAAAGTCAGCAAGTTTTTCGTAACTATATTGATAAATACAAAAATAATGTAAATTTCATTTCATCATGCACCAATATTCAAAAAGTAATTGAAAGTATTCAGTCTCGTATTCATATTATAAAAATACCACAACCCAGTTTAAATCAATTCAAAAAACTTATGGATAATATTATAAAACAAGAAAAATTAGAAATAAAAACAGATGCAAAAGAATATTTAATACACATATCCAATAATTCAATTCGTAGATTTATTAACAATTTAGAAAAAATATACATAATCGGCGAAAATGTTGATTTAGAATTGTGTAAAAAACTATGTTCGAGTATTAGTATTGAACAATTTGAAAAATATATAAATGAAATTCGTAACAAAAATTTAGATAAAGCTATAAAAATATTATATGGTATATATGACTATGGGTATTCAGTAATTGATATATTAGATTACTTTTTTACATTTGTAAAAACAACGGATTCATTGAATGAAGATGAAAAATACAAAATTATTCCACTGTTGTGCAAATACATTACTATTTTTCACAATGTGCATGAAGACGTCATAGAATTAGCACTATTCACAAATAATATATATAATATTTTATGATTATAAGAAATATTTTATTCGAAATAGTATTTAGAAAAATAAACGATTATTTATATAAAAATAATCATTTATTATATCAAGAATGTTGAAACAAATATTTAAAAAACAAGTTCCGTTAGAACTATTATATGAATTATTAGAACAAGTTTGTCTTAAAACTGATAAATATTATTTAATAGATGTTAATGCTTATCGTAAAATAATATTTTACAATCATCATCTCCAATTTTGTGAATCTCTCAAAAATTATTATCATATTTCAAAATTATTTTATGTTGAAAGAAAATTCACATACAATTCTTTCATCAATATTGTTCGCCAAATATGTAAAAGCAATAATGCTATGTTTTCATCTCAAATAAAATACAATGATTCTGAATATAATATTGATTATTTTATTTATTATTGATTGTTTTTTGGATACAAGTAAAAAAATACAATCTTACTATATATAAATGTTTAGCAGTAAAAATCCATATAATTATTTAGCTATTTTCAGTATTGTTATTGCAATTGGCTATTTTGTCCCTAAATTAAAACAGTCATTTGAAACCAATAATGAATATGAATTAATCAAAAAATATTTATTGAATGATTCTCCACTATATGGTTACAATAAACCAAAATTATGGATACATAGTAAATATGAAATAAATGCTAGAAAGTGGAAAAGTTTTCATTCACGTAATAGCACTGATTTGAATCAACCATACATACATTTAACCATAAAGACAATCATCAATCATTGTGGTAATGATTTCAATATATGTTTAATTGACGATGAAACATTTAGTAAATTAATTCCAGATTGGGATATTGATTTAGCAACAATTGCTGAACCACATAAATCTCAATATAGACACCTTGGTATGATGCAATTATTGTATTATTATGGTGGAATGACTTTACCAAATTCATTTCTTTGTTTGAAAAATTTGAAAGAATTGTATGACAATGGTATTGCGGATGGAAAACCTTTTGTATGTGAAAACATAAATCACAACACTAATTTGATTGAAGAAAAACAAAAATTATTGTTTGTTCCAGATGTTTCTATTATTGGCGCACCTAAAAATAATGATATTATTCTTGAAATGATTGAAGATATGAAACGTAGTTATTTGAATGGACATTTTTCAAGTGAAATGGAATTTTTAGGAAAAATGTCATATTGGTGTAAATACAAAATAAATATGCATTCTATGAATTTAATTGGTGGTGAATACATTGGCGTCAAAACACAAAATCGAAAACCAATTTTATTGGAAAATTTGATGGAAGAAGAATTTTTAGACACAATTCCTGGTATTTTTGGTATTTATATTCCGCGAGAACAATTATTGAAACGAACTAAATATCAATGGTTTGCAGTTTTACCAGCAGAAGAAGTGTTGAAATCAAATGCAATTATAGTAAAGCATTTAAAAGCTTCTATTGTAGATAGCACAGATGAATACTATAAAACAAGTGAAATTCGTAGTGTCGTCGCCATCTAAAAAATGGTATAGTTGTTTATGTTCATTTTTTTGTATTCCTAAATATATGAACGACGATATTGAATATTTAGTAAATGTTGTTTATGAAAACACAGTTCCATTTGTTCCTCCTATACAAGTTGGTAAAGTAATCAAAGTTTATGACGGAGATACATTTACTATGGTATCTAAATTACCACATACCGAAGGTCCTATATACCGTTTTTCTGTTCGTATGAATGGAATTGATTCTCCTGAAATCAAAGGAAAAACTGCTACTGAAAAAGAATTGGCAAAAAAATCACGCGATGCACTTTCCAATCTTATTTTAGGAAAAATTGTAGTATTGAAAAATGTATCTACCGAAAAGTATGGTCGCATATTAGCAGATGTTTATTTAGGAGAATTATTTGTAAATGAATGGATGATTGAAAATAAATATGCTGTAAAATACGACGGTGGAACAAAAGAACGACCAGATGACTGGAATTAAAATTTATGATATTTTGTAAAATAAATATCACAAATATACTATATTGCGTAAAAATGTTCAAAAACATTGCAAACTTCAAAAATACAAATGATTATTTACCATTATTCAATGCAGTATTGATAACCGACTTGATTGTAATTTTGCTATTACACATGAAAATTATTGATTCAAATGTTTTGAAAAAATGGTATAGAGAATATAATTTATCAGCAGTTATTGCTGATGTTTTGATTATACTTATTGGTTTGATTATTACGAGAGCAATTTATTATTATATATTTGATACTTTTTCCATATTAAAATTCACTACGTTAGCAGTAATCGTGCAAATAATACACGATATATTGTTTTATATGTTTTTTGCAAATATACCAAGAGGATTCAATAAAATGTTAGATACATTCAAAGATTATGCAAATGAAGTATCTTATTATGCTATTATAGCCGATAGTTGTATGATGATTTCATCATCTCTAATTGCATCTTTCATTGCAAATTACAATTTGAACACCAATATAATTATCTTCATTGTATCAATGTATATGTTACCATATTTAGTGTATATTTGAACAATATATATTTACACAAACAATATAAATATATATTTTTGTTAATAATATAATGAACGTTTCAACTGAAAACACAGTTGAAGAATATATTAAAAATGCAACAAATATTATTCGTGAAATATATACAAAATATGCAGAAAACAAATATATGTTGAACCGAGCACACACTTACATATGCGAACAATTACCAATTACATTAGAAAATATGCAAAAAAATCATGAACAGCGTCAATTAAGAATTGAAGAATTGACACATGAACAAGATTACTTTATTCAATCTTTTTTGACAAACAATCCTTATTTTTATATACCATCTACTGAAAAATATTTCTTTTATGATGGACATCATTATCAATTATGTAAAGAAGATGATGTAATGTATAACATATTAACAACCATAAGTAAAGATAGGAGTTTATTAGCATGGAAACAACGAACCAAATTGCATATTATGAAAAGAATCAAAGAAAATAATTTACTGAAATCTGTTCCAGAATCAACTACAATACAACATATATTAGATTTGTTATATCCTACATTGTTCTCAACTCGCGCAGAAGCAAAATATTTTTTAACCATATTAGGTGATAATATTTTCAAAAAGAACGGAGAAATTATTCATTTTGTTACAGTAAATGCTAAACATTTTATACGCGAAATCAATAATTTATGTCAATTGATTGTAGGGGTGAATTTGTCACAATCATTTCGCCACAAATATCATGAACATGATTATCATAATTGTCGTTTGGTAAATATAAATGAATGTGTTAAAAATGAAAATATGTGGGATTTATTTTTGCATAATTCAATAATAGATTTGATTTGTGTAGCATGTCATTATTCAATTCGGTATGGAAATTCAGACAATTATGTTCTCAATTCAAGTAATGAAACAACATTGATTGATAAAGTATTTTATTTGAAAAATATTAAACCAGATGATTTAGTAAATAATTTTATTGAAGAATTTTTACAAAAAAATGATTCGGTAGTGTCACGTTTAAGTGAAACCACCACCACTGCACAAATTACATGGAAAAGTATGCAATATTTATGGAAAAACTATTTAGATAACAAAAATTTACCAATGATAATGTTTCAAAATACATTAAAACAATTTCTTATCCAAAAAATTGGAGATTATTACAATGAAGAAGCAGACAGTTTTATTGGAATTTGTAGTAAATATTTACCAGAAATACAAAAATTCATTACTTTTTGGGAAGACACTATTTATTATGATGAATTAGAAACCGACATGGAATTTGAAATAGATGAAATATGTGTTTTATTCAAAAAATGGTGTTTTCAAAAAAATGAAACATACAATATGAATAGCAAACAAATATTAGACCTTATTGCATATTATTTTCCATATGCAGAAATCGAAAGAGATAAATATATTTACAAAATACGTTCAAGTATGTGGGATAAACAAATGGATATACAAGTTGCATTGGAAAATATTAAAGAACGCCATCGCAACTATTCAAATGAACGAGACCGTTCTTGTTCTCCTATATTAAATATTTCTATTTATGATGCATATATATTATATTGTAAATATTATGCTCATGATGAAACACAAATCAAACATAATATAGTTAGTAAATCATATTTTGAAAAATATATTTATGAAAACATGGGTGATTATATTATTGATAATAAATTTATATCAATGGAATGGTTCAATTTATAAAATTGATTTGTATATTTTTGTTTTACGCATATACAAATCAATACAAAAATGTCTTGGTGGAAATCAACTTATGATTCTATTTTACATGATGTTTTAGATAAATTAAAAATCAAATATCCAGATGTTGAATATCACAAACACCGGGTAGAATTTTGGTATAATAATGGAAGAAAATTAGTTCCTACACAAGATGTAAGAGATGCATTTCCTCTTCATATAGACAAAGATATACGAACTATGATTGCGGGTTGGAGAATTGCTGAAATGATTATTTCACCAAATCTATTCAAACATGATTTAGCACAAAAAACAAAAATACCATCATTACAAACAATAGCCAAATTTCAATTATCTACGGATGAAATGAAAATTGCAAAAGAATTGGGAATATGGTAAGAAAACTATTTACATTTCTTGGTCTTCATCATTACCACCTTTCTTCATACTTTTACGCATTTTTCTGGTAACTCTCTTGACATAACCGAATTTTCCTTTCTTTGCAAAATAACCGTATTGTTGTAGTCTTTTTTCTTTCTTTGCTGTTTTATGTTTCTTTTCAGATACAATTCTACCCCATTTATTCATTATTAAATCTGAACGTGTAAGCCCACCACTTGTTTTGTAAGCAGTTCCATTCCATACTTGGGTGCGAGAACCGAATAATTCTGGAAATTTTTTACCATTTAAATGGTACATACCATCTTCTTGACGAACTGGACGTTTCATAATATATATATTATATATAAAAAATTTGCTAAATAATATATTGAATTATTTGAACCATTGGTCCAATGAATTATATGGAACATAAACACTACGACTTGTATTTACATAGGATGAATATTTCATCTTTTTACTTATAGATGGATTATTTCCACCTGTAACCAATTTGTTATATGCTACTTTTTCAGCCTTTTTACATGCACAATATTTATCAATATCATTTGGCATTATCATTTTTATTTTCATTATATATTATCATTATATATTCTATTCAATATCTTGTATATTCAAATGCTATATTATACCAACAATATATTTCCTCGTTTATTGTGTTGAAATATGGTTTCAATTTACATATGAATATTTTGTAATAAATACAATCCTCTTTATTTTGTATTCTTATTTGAATGATATCATTTTTAACATACATATATTTTCTCTCTGGTATATCATAAATATTCACTAAATCATAAGTGTATGATATTTTTTCATCTATTTTTTTTGTATTTATTGAACGTGGAATAATTACATGCAATATATCATATCTATAATCATCTTTTGGTATTATTGATATCAAATTTCCTTTTCTCATAATAAAATGTTTATCAAATGTTATTATATTTTGTATAATATCATTTGGTAATTTTGCAAATATGAATTCCATAATACTATATATGTGTAATGTTTATTATATTTACAAATATGATATACTTGAATCTACTAATATATTACTTATAGCCATGGATTGTTCAATAACATCATTGTGTATTCTTTCTATATTTGGTTCTAATTCATCATTCCCTGTATTTTCTAATATATCTTTTTGTATAGTAAGAAATTGCAGATATCCAATCAATTCTTTTTGAATTTTTATCAATTTAGCATATTTATCCAAACTTGCATGAAGATATTCATTGTTTTTTTTATCGGTTTCTACAAGTTTTTTCATTTGTTCCATAATTTCATTTTTTGTTTCTGGATCGCTATTGTTTATAATATTTTTCAATTCTTCTATTTCGTCAATAAAATTTATTTGATTATCATTAAATTCTAGAATTTGTCTATTCACTTCTTCAATTTTTATATTCAATTTTTGCAAGATATCATCATATAATTCTATATCATAATCAATACGTCCCAATGTAGCTATGACTAAATCCAATTTTTTATCAATCACTTCTTTTTTGGTTTGTTTCTTTGTTCTTCCGCCTTTTTTTACTGTTTTATTTTTTCTAAAAACCTTGTTTTTCCGTTTATTTGTTTTTTTATACATACAATATTCGCAGAAAAAGTTTCATTTTAGTGAATTCATCAAAAAATTGAAGTGAATCATACATAAAGATATATTGCATAAATAGTTATACAGAATGTCATCCAAAAACGCTACCGCTGCTACAAATCTTGCTAAACAATACCAGCAAAAAACTGATAAACAACATATATTGGATAATCCAGATACTTATATTGGTTCTGTTGAAAATGTGGATGCTGAAATGTGGGTATATGATGATGCTACTAATAAAATAGCACTCAAACATATTGAATATATTCCTGGATTATACAAATTATTTGATGAAGGTATTGTCAATTGTCGTGACCATGTTATTCGTATTATTCATTCCAATTTATTGGATAAAAAATACGTTACTTATATTGAAACTGATATTGCAGAAGATGGAACAATTACTCTTACAAATGATGGTAATGGTATTGATGTAGCAAAACATCCTGAAAATAATATGTGGATTCCAGAAATGATTTTTGGTCATTTACGCACATCTACTAATTATGACAAAGATGAAAAGAAAATTGTTGGTGGTAAAAATGGATTTGGATTCAAATTAGTTTTAATTTGGTCAACTTATGGACGAATTGAAACCGTTGACCATACTCGCGGTCTAAAATATGTTCAAGAATTTCACAACAATTTGGATACTATTTCTCCGCCAATTATTACAAAAACATCCTCATCTAAACCATACACAAAAGTATCATTTAAACCTGATTATCGTCGTTTAGGAATTCATGGACTAACACCTGATATGATGTCACTGTTGAAAAAACGTGTATATGATATAGGTGCAGTAACTGACCATTCTGTTAAAAAAGTAAAAATACAATACAATGGTTCTACTATTCCTGTGAAAAATTTTCAACAATATATTGATATGTATATTGGAACAAAAGATGAATCAAAACGTGTATATGAAATGCCAGATGAACGATGGGAATATGCCGTTGCTATATCGCCTACACAAGAATTTGTTCAAATTTCATTTGTCAATGGTATTTGCACATTCAAAGGTGGAAAGCATGTAGATTATATTTGTGGTCAAATTATTCGTAAATTATGCGATTATATTGAGAAAAAGAAAAAAGTAAAAGTAAATTCCAATTCAATTAAAGAACAATTGATTCTGTTTCTACGATGCGATATTGAAAATCCAGCATTTGATAGTCAAACAAAAGATTTCATGAACACTCCTTCTTCTAAATTTGGTTCAACATGTTCTGTATCCGATTCCTTTATTGAGAAAGTTGCAAAAATGGGTGTTATGGATACTGCATGTTCTTTGACAGAAGCAAAAGAAAACAAATTAGCAAAAAAGACGGATGGGTCCAAAACCAAGACAGTTCGTGGTATTAATAATTTCATTGATGCAAATTATAGCGGAACTGCACAATCCAAAGATTGTATTCTCATTTTATGTGAGGGATTAAGTGCTATGTCAGGTATTGTTTCTGGTTTATCTGCGGATGACAGAAATATAATAGGTATTTATCCATTGAAAGGAAAACTCCTAAATGTTCGTGGAGAACAAATCAAAAAAATTAGTGAAAATAAAGAAATTTCAGATATCAAAAAAATATTAGGTTTAGAAACAGGAAAACAATACAAAACAATCGGTGATGTTCATCAATATTTGCGATATGGAAAAATTATGATTATGACTGACCAGGATTTAGATGGGTCTCATATCAAAGGTTTATGTATTAACTTATTTCATAGTGAATGGTCATCTCTTGTTCATATTCCAGGATTCATATCCTTCATGAATACACCTATATTACGTGCTAAAAAAGGCTCACAAATATTAGTGTTTTATAACGAAGGTGAATATGAAAAATGGAAACAATCGTTGGGTGGAAATACAGATGGTTGGAATATTAAATATTTTAAAGGTTTAGGAACATCCACTTCCGCAGAATTCAAAGAATATTTTGCAAACAAAAAAATAGTAGATTTCGTGTATAATGGTCAAACAAGTGACGATAATATTGACAAAATTTTCAACAAAAAACGAGCGGATGACCGCAAAACATGGTTGGAAAATTATGAAAAAAATGCATATTTGGATACTTCCAATCCACAAGTCAAATATGAAGATTTTATGAATAAAGAACTCATTCATTTCAGCACATATGATTGCGCACGTTCTATTCCAAACATGATGGATGGTTTGAAAATTTCACTTCGTAAAATTCTGTTTTCCGCATTCAAACGCAAATTGACAACAGAAATCAAAGTTGCACAATTTTCAGGATATGTGTCAGAACATAGTGCATACCACCACGGCGAAGCCAGTTTAAATGGAGCGATTGTAAATATGGCACAAACATTTGTTGGGTCCAATAATATTAATTTGTTGGAACCCAATGGACAATTTGGAACGAGATTACAGGGCGGAGACGATAGTGCGAGTGAAAGATATATATTCACACAACTAAATACACTTACCAGAAAAATATTCCCAGAAGTTGATGATGCAGTATTGAACTATATTAATGATGATGGTTTGTTGGTTGAACCAGAATTTTATGCACCAATTATTCCATTTGCATTAATCAATGGTATTTCTGGTATTGGAACTGGATTTTCGTCTAATATTCCAGCATATAATCCAAAAGACGTAGTTCAATATTTGAAATCTAAATTAACAAAAACTGACTATACCGGTGGAGAATTCATACCTTATTATGAAGGATTCCGTGGAACAATACGAAAAGTAGCGGACAATAAATATTTAATAAAAGGATTGTATGAGAAAATTGGCGAAGACAAAATTCGTATTACAGAATTACCAGTAGGAACATGGACAATGCCATACATAACATTTTTAGAAGGATTATTGGATGGCGGCGTGGATAAAGCTGGTAAAAAGATTGCACCAAGTATAAAAGATTTTACATCATTATGCACAGAAGTAAATGTTGATGTAACTGTCGTTTTCCCAAAAGGAAAATTAGCTGAATTGGAACAATCCGTAGATTCTACGACGGGTGTAAATGATTTGGAAAAAATGATGAAATTAACCACAACAATCAGTACTACCAATATGCATATGTTTAATCATGAATTCAAACTACACAAGTATGCAACAATAGAAGAAATAATTGATGACTTTTATGGCGTAAGATTGGATATATATGGAAAACGCAAGGCTGCATTGATTAAAGATATGCAAAATAAATTGATGAAATTATCAAATCGTGCGCGTTATATATTAGAAACATTGGAAGGTGTAGTAGATTTGCGTCGTAAAACTGCACAACAAGTAAATGAATTAATGGAAACCCGTAAATTTGATAAATTAGAAGGCGATTACAAGTATTTAATAAAAATGCCTATGGATTCAGTTACACAAGAAAATGTTCAAAGTATATTGAAAGAAAAAGAAGAAACCGAAAAAGAATTGAATGTATTGACTGCAACTACATTGGAGAAAATGTGGTTGAGTGAGTTGGATGAATTTGAAAAAGAATATGGTGTTTATAAAAAACGTCGGGAACAAATTCAAAGTGGAAATTCAGCTATCGCGGGCGGTGGTAAAACAAAGAAAACAACCAAAATAACTAGTGGTAAATAAAAATAAATTATTTTAGGATATTGAATTTGTAAGTAAAAAATTGAAATACTTTTTTTTATGGATTGTAAATAATTTGAGAATCAATAATATTGAATGGAGCATATAATCAAAATACAATCATGGTATCGTGGATATTCTTTGCGTATGAAAAAACTTCCAATGATTTTGTATAAAATACAAAATTATTTGAAAAATAAAAATATTCAATTTTCAACTCAAAACGAAGATGGTAGAATAAATAGTTGTAATGATGAAGAAAAAGTAATAGAAATACTTACAGAAAAATATGGTGAAAAAATAAAAAAACCAAAAATAAGAATGTGGTATGATATTTTAGTTTATGATAATATGTATGGTTGGATTCCTGTCAATATAAAAACTACAACTACACATACAAGTGATAATACAGGTAATTTAGCAATGTGTGTATATGCATATACAGATGAAAAATTAGATATACTTCGTGACAAATCATATGAAAATGGCCCTATGAGTGAAATTCTTTTCAATAAAATAAAAAATAAAAAATATAACAGAAATCATAAAAAAGATTATTATTTTGTAGTGTTGAACAAAACAAATCCAAATGATGTAATTGTGAATAGTGTAAAAGGACTTACAATATTGACACCAAATATAAATAATTTACCTTATCAAGTTTGTTGGGATAAAAACAGAGAATTCAAATATCAACACATAGATAAAAAAATAAAACATTTCATTGACTCTCTGCAAAAACCGCGACCAAGTTGGAAAGAAACATTTATGACGAATATAAGAAGTCTATAAATTTTCAGCAGGAATATATGAATTACATATTTGTCGATGACCTATTTTAAATCTACCAGAAAACATAAAATTATCCTTGAAGATATTACTATTTATATAGGAAACTATGTTTTGTAAATTACATGTTTTTTTTGGTTTCAACATAATCATACTACCCCCAAAATATTGAACTTTCCCTATGAATGCAACAACATCTCTTCGTGTCAAATTATACACATAAATACATTCTTTTCCTTTATCATTTTTCATTATATTGATATTTCTGGGCGCTCCCCATTGATACCAATTATTTTCATTGAAATTTCGTATTCCCCTTTTCATAAGTTCGGTTTTGTATTGTAAAAGGTATTTATTTATTTCATTATTTTCACAAGGATAATTTTCAATATAGATATATTTATCTACTTTGTTTTCTCCATTCAATACTTCAATATTACCAATTTCATCATTTTTATAAACGTCTTCTTTACCACTAACAAGTCCAACATAAATATCAAAATAATCTTTGAACATGAATTTATTATCATTTTCTTCTTCTCCGAAAGTAATCAATCCATCACTATTTGTAATATATAGTAATTTGTCATTGTATAATACTTTTTTTTCAAGTGAATTGTTTTTACAATATCTATATACAATAACATCAATAGATGCGTTTTCAAACATTCTTTCATTATGTGGATGAAATATATGTGTAAATGTTCCATTTTGCATCATTTCATTTAATATTTTGGATGAACTTGTTAATTTAAGAAAATCAGATGGAACTATAAATATCAATTCCCCGCCATCTTCCAATAAATTATAACATTTTTCTGTAAAATCAATATATAAATTTCCTTTTTTGGTTCTCACATATGGTGGATTTCCTATAATTGTTTTGTATTCTTTCAAAATAGTTTGTTTCATGAAATCGCCATATATTACTTTGCATTTTTCAACATTATATAATAATTGAATAGTAGTATCAATCTCATACATATCAAAATTGATATTTGGTAATTTAGTTTTTACATGTTGAACTAAATCACCTTGACCAATAGATGGTTCTAATATACAGGTTGGATTATTCAATATGAATTCAAAGACTTTTTCTTTGAGTTCATTGTGTGTAGTGAAATATTGACCTAAATCATGGCTTGTCATTTTATTTTCTATTTTTCACTTCTTTATATTTATAAAATCAATTTTATGTTGTTTTACATAAATGGTTTCAATTCCAATTGTTTGTATTGTCTATCGTGGTTCAATGGGCGTTCAAATGGCATCACTAAACTACTTTGGTCTTGTGAATATTTCAAATAGGCAACACATTCGTTATATACAGATGGAATGCAATAATCTAATACAATTTGATTTAATCTTTCAATTTGCTCGGTAATACGGTCTGGATAATGTTCTGCGTATTGTAAATATGTACTTCTCATAATAATTTTCAAATTATCCATATTTTGTGGTGGTATGACAAATTGTTGTTGAGACATATTATAAACACCCGCGCGTAATCCATTTTGTATAATTTGAATATTTTCTGCGGAAAAAAACAGTTTAGATAAAATATTGTCTTCCCATGTTCCACATAATGCTTCATGATAAGTAGTTGCCTTATTTTTGCTATGAATACGTTCTTGCATTTTGAACTTTTCATCAATGGATGGTTCTTGAATAATATTTACGCGACCATTGTATTTATCTAAATTAATAATCGTTGTAATATTATTGATATTATCTGGATTTAATAATGACATGTTCTCTATATAATGTTGATGTAGAAATAAATTAGATAATAATAGCTAAATATTTAGAATAATGTGAAAATATAATATTATATTATAATATAATGGAGATTTTTTATATTATAATACCGTCCGTTGCAATTATTTTTTTAATTATATTATTAACAATAGTTGGTATTGCAATGAGATATCAAGATAAATCAACTATATATCCACCTGTTGCAAATGATTGTCCTGATTTCTGGACAGTTGCTTCCAATGGTAAAGATTGTTCTATACCAGCAAAAGGCAAAAAAAATACCGGTAAATTATACGAACCAACAGATAAAGAAGTAAATGATTCTCTTAAAATAAAATATTCTGTTACGAGTGATACCACATTTCCTATATATACTCCTGCTACAAATGGAAATACAAACCTTGCGGCTAGCACTATCAATTTTAAAGATGACCTATGGTCATCACAAGGATACACCAGCGTTTGTGCTAAAAAAAGATGGGCAACCACTTGGGGCATTTCGTGGGATGGAATTACAAACTATAACAGTTGTTGATTACTTTTCTTCAAAATATGTTGCATTTTTTCCACATTTGTTCTCATCATTACGCATAGTTAATGCACTTGAATAATCAATTTCACCTGTTACATGATTTATATCTATGAATTTTGAACATTTTCCATAATAATTTCCAATAGAAACACTGTCTTTATACAATATATCTACGTAGTTTTTACATTTATTACATAATTTTGCTGGTTGTTTCAAAACGGATGAACTTCTATCCAATGAATACGTAAATAAGTGCAAAAATATATAATATAGTCGCCACATTATATTATATATTTTGAAATCTTTATATTTTTATTTTGTAGATTATTTTCCGGTTTTTACAAATTTTACAACCGTTGGTTCTTCTCCAAAAGTGAAATCATGTTTAGACAAATTCACATATCGTTGTATGAGTTTTGATTCAACATCTATTACCGATTTTCCAAATCCACCTGCATTTACAATTGTATTGTCCATTTCCATTAATTCATATTTTAATCTACGTAAGTTCTCCATTTCAGGAATTAATTCTTTTACTTGAATCTCAACTGCATTTCTCAATATTTCTTTGTTATTTTGTTTTTCATATTCTTCTAATAATTTATTGATAGTTTCCATCAATTCATATACTTCGTTCTCTTTCTTAATAATTAATTCTTTACGAACTGGGTCATTGTGCAATTCAACATTCTTTTCATGTAATTGTTTATATAATCCACTTGTAAAATTGTATTCTTCCAATTCTTTTTTAAACATTTTTATTGCTTTGTTCTCATCAACATAATTAAATAATGTATCTAATTTGCGTGAAATTATTTTCTCTTTTAAATCTTCTACTTCATCTCTAAATAAATACAATATACTATCATGACTTGAAAAATCACCTCCTTTTATTTTTATGTTCAAATTACATTTTGTTTGTGCATTTACATCTCCACATATTGCTGTGTATTCTCCTTTTTTTATTGAAAATATTGTTCCAACTGGTCGGTTGCAATTAATACAAGAAGGTTTCACTTGTAATGCTAATTTTCTTGCAACATTTTTTCCATTTTTCACACGGCTTTTATAAACATCTTTACGGTTTTCATACAATTTTGATTCATACATGTTTTTCAACTTGAAATATTCATATATAGCTTCTGTATAATTCTGTTTATCTTCATTCAGTTTTTCTCGTTCAGTTGGATGCATTTCTTGATATGTAACTTCGCTAAATGGGTTCTCTTCCATTTTCAAATCTACCAATGATTTAGGAACATTTTCAATAATTACATTTGGATTGTGAGAAATATGCAATATACGTATTTTGTTATTTTCTAATAAATTTAAGTTTTTCAAATAATTGTTTTCACAATATAATTCTTCTAAATTTGATGGAAGGTTCTCTACTTTTTCAATTTTATTATGGGAAATATTTATTTTATACAATTTGTTTAATCCTTTAAAATCGACATGAGTCAAATAATTATATTGAAAATCAATTTCAAGAATATCTTTTGGTAAATTTTCTATTTGAGTTAATAAATTATTTGCACATTTGAGAACATGTAATGATTCTGGATAATTTACTATACCTGTAATTTCACCTTCGCCTAAATCAAGATATTTTATTTTATTGAATCCCATATCATGAAAAATAGATAAATCCAATTCACCATGTAATGTTTCATTTATTATTAATTCAGTGATATCTTTTGCATGAGTTTCTAATATATTAATTAATTTATTTTGGGCAGTATTGTTCTCACGAATAACTGTTTCTCTTTTATCTTGAATAATATTCATAATATATATACAATATACACAAAGTATTTACATATATTCACCATATATTTGAATAATCATATTCTCTATTGATATGGTGTATCTATTGCTGGTAGATTTGTAATATAAGATGTAGATGCCCCTGAATTCATACCTATTCTTTCATTTTGATAATACCGTATTTTTGAAAGAATAATTTCTTGTTCTCGTAACATCTTTTGATGTTTCTCATATGGTGTCAATTTTCGTTTATAACAATAATATAATGCTAATCCAACACTTACTACAAATAATACAAATACAACAACATTGAAAATAGTAGTATATACTTGAACACGAGTTGTATGACAATTTTGTAATGTATTATATAAATAATTTTTCATAGATGGGTCTATTAATCTTGGGTTCTCCATTTATACATAATAATTATCCTAAAAATAATTATTATGAACTTTTTTGATTTTTTTTAATCATGGTTGAGAACATTTACAAAATTCTCCTAAATATTATGATTTTACAGTATTGTTGTATATTTTGTAATAATAACCACAATTTATTTCTTTTTCATAATATCCTGTTTTTTCTTTTTTGTATTTCATACAATCTATATATAGACGATAATACAAGTCAGCGAATTCATTCGTATTTTCTTTGTTACTTGTATTTTTTTTCGACATATTTATAATATATTTGCAACATTTTTTTGAATAGTTTTTTCATATATTCCTAAAAATACATTAAATAATATAAAATAGCTAAATAACATAATATTGCCAATAATATTGCTACTACCCAAATTGGAACTACTGTTTTATGTCTATAACCTAATCCAAATGGACGGAATCCACCATCTTTATTATAAATAAATCCGGGTTTTAAATAATGAACAATTGAGAACAATACTAAAAACAATAAAATAGCGAAATTTATTTTATGAATTCTTACAAATTGCTTCAAATTATACATATACTGGTAGTTATATTATTTATATAAAAATATTTGAGAACTTATTTCCTAAATATAGGGTTTTTTCTTGTTTTTTTACCAGATTTTCTTGATTTTTTTCCTGTTTTTTTACCACCGAGTCTTGGTTTTTTTCGTTGTTCATCATGTGGATTCACAATTTCATATCCCATATTTATTCCAGTAGGTTTTCGAATTCTTCTTCGTTTTATTTTTTCTATTGTTTCTTGATTTTGATTTATGATATTTTCAAGTTTATCGATTCTTCTTTCATTCAAAATAAAAGATAATAAATATTTTTTGTCAGGCATTTCATTTGGAATGATTTTTGAAAATACATTTATCATTTCTAATGCATCCTTGTTATCTTTTATTCTTTTCAATAACAACTCTTGAAAATAAAATACAAAACTTTTATTCATAATTTCTTCCCGAATCAACATTTTTGCTTTTTCAACATCAATGTCTGTGAATAATATTTTTTCATTATTATGTATGAAATAACATGTTTCAATATCTAGTTTTGTATTATCTAAATTTGGATACACTTTACTTTTACGAATATTATCAAAATTCCATAAAAATGTTCGTGTAAAATTAATATTTTTCATATGCGTTCCATTCATCCCTGCATTTTGTAAATCTGCGCCGGTTAAATTTACATCATCCATATATGCGTCTTTCAAATTTACCATTTCTAAATCTGCATCTTCAAAATTTACATGTTTCATTACTGCGTTATTAAATGCAGCATGCTCCATTGTTGCACCTTCAAAATCAACATCATCCAAAATTGTTTTTATAAATTTAGTAATATCTCTATCATCTCTGTTATTTTTTTTTAAATCTAAATATATTCCTTTCATATTTATTTTTTTTAAAGTTGCTTTTGTGAAATGACAACCACGTAGAATAGAGTCTTCTAAATTGTTATTATATAATTTTGTATTTTTAAATGTCGTTCGCTCACCTACAATACCATTTAATACCGAATTTTCTATAATTGCATTCGTAAAATTACATTCATCTATATGAGTCATTTCATTGAATGTGCAATTATTGAAAATACAATTAACGAATTTGGACTTCACAAAAACACCATCAAATCTACAATTTTCAAAAAATGAACCATCAAAATCACATTCATGATTTTCAAAATTTTCAATAATAAATACACAATTTGTAAATACGCAATTTTTCGCATCTAACGATATTAAGATTGATTCATGGCTTGGATTTATTGGGTCAATGTTGTCGTCAAATATTATATCATCCAAATGAATATCATGTAAATTATATGTATCCAACTGATAATTTTTTTGTCTTATTTCTACATTTGTTGTTACTGGGGCAATTGGCCCACTAATATGCATATTTATTTTTTGTAAATATTCATCATTACTGACATTAACCATAATATCTAATGGTTCTCCTTGGGCTATCATTATTATATATAATTATATATATATTATGAAATATACAAAGAAATTTAGAAATAAAAATAATAAATCCAAAAAAAAACAGGCTAAAACTGGCGGTAAAGTTTTAGGTCTAGGCGCATATGGGTGGGTTATTGGTGACCCAGCATATCCATGTAATGATGAACAATCTAAAAATCTTGATTTTCTTTATAGCCATGTATCCAAATTTGCAAATAGTGATGATTCAAAAGAAAGTATAATCAAAGAAGTTGAAGTCTCTTTATTATTGAAAAGTATAGAAAATATTGAAGATTATATTATTTTAGTAAAAGATGGATGTAGAATGAATCCAAAATATCAATTTGATGAAAAAAATCTTTATAATAATAGGTGGAGAATGTATGACAAAAAAATATTAGATATAAACAACAAAACGATGGCTTTGTATAAAAAGGGCATAAATGATTTAGAGATTGAATTAAAAAAAAACGTTGATTTCCGCTCATTTCAAAAAAATAATAATAAATTACTCAATATTGCAAAAGGAATTCAAATATTACAACAAAATAATCTTATACATAATGATATCAAACCTGTAAATTGTATTGTTCATGATAATACATTCAAATTAATTGATATAACAGATATACGCGATATTACAACAACGAATGATATGAAATTAATGCCTTTTAATTTTGCATATTTTACTTGGCCATCTATCGCATTATATACATCTTTGTATATGGAAGATGAACCTCTAACTGAAATTACTAGTGATTCTTTACGTAAATTATACATGAAAGGTAATCACAATCGTTACAATGATAATCAATATATTGAATATATGAAATTACACTTATACAAACCTTTCTTCGGTTTTACTATGGATGGTGCTATTAGTGAAAAAATAAATATATATGTAAAAAAATTGGTGTATCAAAAAACTTTTGGAACATTCAATAACGTAAATGATTCAAATTATCAACAATTAATTAAAAAGTTTATTGATTTTGTTTATAATAAACATCCAGAACAAGAAATTGTAAATATTGAAGTTGAAAATTTCTTGTATCAACAAAAAAAAATTATCGATAAAATTGGCAAAGAAGGATTATTGAAACGAATTGATATATATTCATTTGGTATCATCATTTTATCTAGTATATACGGTTTAAATCAAAATATGAAAAATAGAGAAAATATGAATATTTCAACTACAATTTTTCAATATTATTTATATGGACTATATAGACTCGTATTTTACTGTTGTTACCAAACCGAAAATAATCCTGATATAAATTATATTGTTGATTATTTTGATACACTCAATAAATTATATGAATGCACAACATTAATGAATCCTAACACCAAGAGTGATAAAATTGATTTTATTGAAAAATGTGCAAATGCCCTATATTTATTTCCAGACATAAACAGTGTTTCATATACTAATTTTATTGCATTGAAAGAATCATTACGTATAAACAATCTTTCTAAAAAAAAAATAATAAAGAATAGAAGTATTGGTGTAACTAGAAGTAGGAGTAGAAGTGATAGTAGAAATAGAAGTAGAAGTAGAAGTAGAAGTAGAAGTAGAGAACGTGAAAATACCGACCCCAATAAAATGTTTATAACACCATAAATTCAAGATATTTGTATAAACGGATAGTGTTTATACAAATTATATTTTACGAATCATCACTAAAATCTTCTTCTACTTCATCCCCATAATAACCTTCATCCATATAATCAACCCCAAAATGTGCAATAGCATTCTCTTCATAATCATAAAACTCGTCTATTTGTTGATTTTCATAACGTTCTAAATCATCTACATCATAGGTTTCTTCATTAATTTCTCCATCACCTTGAAGATTTCCTTCTAAATCTTGTGCAAAACGTAACAAATTGGCCTCACGTTCTTGGTCATATGTATTTTTATCATACATAAATACTCCTTTTTGTGTACCGACATTCCATCTACCTAATTTGAAATTCTTTATCATATCTTCTACTTTTCGTTCATCTTTTTCCATGTTCTCTAAATAATCTGTAATTGTTTTCTTTTCTTCTTGTTTTGACCTACGAACCCGGCGACTAATTTCATTATAAGAACGGTCCAATACTTTCTTATTTGAAATTTCAATATTCAAAAATGTATATAATAAATTACAAACACGTTCTTTCAATTCACGTGTATCTGCACGACGAATTTCCATTTGAATCAATTCATTATTTGCATCACTTTGTTCTGCATTTTCATCTAATACAACGGATGCAATGTAATTGGATGTATTTTGTGATTCATGAATTTCATTACGTTTATTACGTTTCATTTCTTGAATATCCATATCTAAAAGATTTGGGTCATTTACACATTGGATATATTCGTGCAAAATAGAATACCAACAATATACAAATAACAAATAAGTAGTTTGTTTATCAAATAATGAAAAATAAACATTTCCATTTTTGAGAACTGGTGTTTCTACTGGTATATGTTCAATAAACATATTCAAATCAATAATACGATATTGCAATTTCTTTAAATATTGATTCAATACTGTATCGCCCTTAAATTTATCCAAATCATTATAATACTCATTTATGTATCTTTCTATATCACTATTGTGATAGGATGATAATCCCCAATGTTTTCCCCATTCACTTGTAATTACTCGTTGGGTTACATTATTTATGATGATATTTGGATATACATTCGTAATTTGTTTCATTGAATTTTTTATAAAATTTGTAATAGTATATAATTGTTCATCATAATATAAACCCGTATCTTTCATTTTTGCATCTGATTGCCATTCATGTACATTTTTCAAAAAATCACTTATTTTATTTTTTTCATTATTACTGATATTGGTTGCATAGTTATTCAAAAAACGATTGATTTCTAGAAGTAAATTATTGTTTGTAGTGGTCAAATATTTACGTAATCTATATACTTCTTTACTTTTTTCACGTAAATCTTCTATGTTCTCTTTCATCATTTTTCTAGGAACATAAGATTCTAATACTTCTATTAATAATTTACGTAATGGATATTCTATCAATGTTGTTGATTCTGTATCCATATGTGTAAGTAAGTCTTTCAAAATATTAATTTCAGAAACAACCGGATTTTCATTAACAACAACTGTATTACGTTTTTGTATAATATTCATTAAATTATATAAATCATCAATAGTATAGCGTTTTCCATGACGCTTCAAATGGTCTATTTTTTCTTCTAATGACCATAATGCATTATATTCGGCAGGTTTTTCGCCACAAATAGCGCGTAAATCTTCGGGGACCGGGGCGTTTCTATCAAATTTACAATAATGAATAAATGCGGCGTATATATTCGATTCTAAATGGCCTTCTGGAAGTGGTGGATATATAATTCCAGTGAAAGATGAATGATACAATATTGCTGCTTTGGATAATTCTTTTACATCCTTCAATAAAGAAATACATGATTTTGCACCTTGTATATAGTTGAATATCAATGGTTCGTCTTCTACAAAATATTCAATTGGATTAGTTGGTTTTCTAGCTTCATTACAACATGCGTTCTGTAAAAATGGTATTCGCGATGCAGTATTCAATAGTAGATTCTTTTGATGAACTATTTTGTTAATATTTTCAATCACACCAAAACTAAATGATTTTACTTTATTTTTGAGAACATGAATATGGTGGTTTTGGTCTTTGTGTCCTTTTCGCATTGTTTCTAATAAATCATTCTTGAATTCGTTTGTAATATTAGATAATCCTTTTGTTACAGAAAACTCAACAATTGGTGGTAAAAAATGTTTCCATTTTTGAATATTATGTTCTGCTGGTATAGGTTCATTTGGTTCTAATATCAAATATTCTTTTTTCTTTGTATATAATTCAATAATATCATTACGTTTATTAATATATCTTTCAAAAATATCTATCATACGTTGCTCAATTGATTTAGGATTCAATTTTTGTATAGAATACCATGGATTTGTTTGAATTGTTGTATCACTCTGTTTTTGTTTCATTTTCATAGAATCTAATACACATGCTATATATTGAATGCCACTTTTATCTTCAATACCACCACTTAATGGATATCCATCAAAAGAACGAACACATCCAGGATAAGTTTTACGCACTCGTAATGATGGTATAGCAGATTGTATTCCTACTAAAATAACACATGCGACAATTGTAATAATAGATTGGTTTTTATAAATTGGAAATGGAGCGCTTGTTTTTCCTTTATCTTTCAATAATTTTTCGGTTTTTTTCGTATAATTACTTTCTTCTAAAACAATATCTTTATTATTAATCATTTCCAATGATGTTCTCAATACAAATTCTTCAATTAATTCGGTATTAACAGAAAGATTAGAACATATTGCAATGAATATATTATACACATTTTGGTCGGTTTCATTATCAAATATACGTTTCTTTTTGCTTAATACTTCACTGATAACACTTCCTAAATCTTTTTCTAAAATGCTGTGTGTATTTATTTTAAAACCAGCTTCATCATATCCTTCTTCACTACTGAAATCTAATTTACGTATGACATATCCACTATGTTTATCAACAATTGAATCCCCTTCATCGCGTCCATATTCTCTACACAATTCGTCTTGTTTTTCTTGATAATTACCTAATACAAATGCAATTGCTAAATCATGAATAATCATAGGAACCAATTTTGTATTTGTTTCTTTACAATATAACCATCGCGATTCTTCTTTCAATTCAACTACCATTGGTTCTCTACAATATTCTTGAACAAACCGAATAATATCATCTTGTTTTTTGACAAAATCATCTTGTCCCAAAATCAAGTCTAATAATTTTGCATGTTGAGATACAACAATATCTTCATTGATATTTTGACGACCTAATTCATACGCTAAATAATTTGCTTTATATAGTTGTATTTCTCTTAATCTTAATGAATTTTTGATTTGTTTGATAGATTTTTCAATTGCAGCATTCAATTCTTTTTCCATTTCTTCAACGGTTACGCTAAACCGTTTATCTAATTCTTCTGTGAATACACTATTTTGACGATGGAAATTGTATCTTGCTTCACTTTGTTCATTCGACTCGCATTGTTGATTGTTTGTATTTTTTACACAAGATTGTGCAATATTACAAAATAAGGTTTGAGTATCAATAAATGCATTATCATCAATAGTATCATCTTTTACCCAATGATTTTTAATACGTTTATAGTATTGAACTTTCAATCGTGTATTTGCTTCCAATTCAATTTCTTCTTTTTCTTTATCCGTCAATTTGGATTCATCCACGTTACTTGGTAATTTAGGACGCAATTCTAATATAGCATATTCTCCATCATTCACTTCTTTTTTACCAGAAATAAGAGTTGCTGCCATTTCTTTTGCAGAACTTGGAGGACAATCGTGTTTTTGTATTAAATTTTCTGCTAAATAATCTACAAACATCTCGGATACCATGGATTTTTGTTTGTTCTCGTATTTCTTCAAAATATAATATGGCGTATCGTCTAAATTTTTATCATAATAAATCGCCCCTGAATTATTATCCTTCTGTAAATCGCTAATAGAATGATATTTTTTTGCTAAAAATCTGCGAGTGCAATCTTTGGGTTTAATTTTTTCGTTCTCACTTAAATCTTCTAAATTTGGTTTTTGCAATGCATCTAATAATTTATTTGGAGTCATCAATGAAAGTAATACTCTGGATAATAAATTGGAGAACAATATTCCATTATCTACATCAATGATATGTAGTAATAATTCGGTGGTAGAATATTCTTTTAATTCTTCTGGTTTTATTTTGTAACCTTCTGCAAATATTTGTAAGTAATCTTTCTTTTCTTGAAACATATGTTCTATTTTATTGATAGCAGGACGTGTGTTGAAACGAGAATTTTGTATTTTATTAAATTCTTGTGATTTTTCATTCAATGTTGTTTTATAATTCTTGATACGTTCTTTAATGAAATAACGAATTTCATTATATTGTTGATATGTAATATCATCTGTATATATCATAAAAGGTTCAAGTGCATTGACCGCATCAACAAATGAAAGTTTATCATTAATATTTTTCTTGATTAAACGAAATAATATTCTTGTTTTAGGAATAATAGAATTTAGAAATTTATTGAATTTGTTGTATTCATTTTCTAAATCTGGGTCTATTGAGAACTCGGTAATTTTTTCTAAAAACTCTATGTTTTCCTCTAATGGATTCTTTTTATTATCATCATCTACATATTTTACTTCGGTTTCTAAATCATTTAATATATGACTATCTATGTTTGTTTTTTTGTTTAATAAACGTGATAATTGCAAATAATGTTGTCCTTTCTCTGTTTTTGTAAGTATATTTGTTCCAGGTAAATCAATTTGTGAAAATTCCATAATAGGAACAGGTAATGTTATAACAGATTTCACAGATATTTTATCATTTGGCATGAATGGTTTTCGAATATACACAGTTTTGCCATGTTTTTTATCCACAGAATCTATTTTGGACAAACCTGTATTAAATCGTTGTATTTTAGTTGTTTTCAAATTTTTTCTCATAAAATTATCTACTACTGCTTCTAAATCACTATTTACTGTTTGTTCTCGTGTAATTAAATGTTCAGTTTCCAATGGAGATAAAAAGGGTTTTGTATATTCATTCAATGTTGAGAACATGTGTTCATATTTTGAAACATCGCCCTGCATTTTATTTTCAAAATATTGTGATATGATATCTTCTTCTTGGCGTAAATCATTACTTATATTTACAATGACATCATAGATATCATTTTCATCCAATTCAGTATTTTTATCATGGTATTTTTTATTTCGTAATTTTACAACTGGCAATAACCACTGTAGTTTTTTATTGAATTTTTCAACAACTTCAACTAATGGTTTATGGTCAGACCCTTTTATTTTAATATCACTAACATTTCCATTATCATCAAATTTTGAGAACCTTCCACGTAATTCAACAAATCTACCTATAACAAAATGTATATTGTCCATCACTTCTTTCGTTCGTTTATGATTTGGAATGGTAGAAAGTAATTCATCCATTAAATCATTCACTTGTGCGTCAATTGTATAACGTTTTTTACTTTCAGGAACTTCAACTTGTAGCATAATTTCTTCCACTTCATCATTTTCAAAAATATCATTAGCATCAATATACATATTATGTAAAACATCGCGTATATTTTCATCGGGTAAAACGGATGCAGGAATAGAAATAATAGATTCCCCAGTTTCAGTGTATTCAATAGTTGCATCTTCGCGTTGAGGAAATTCACATGACGTTTCGCAAGAAGGTTCTAGATTATTAAATGAACCCACTTTTTCCATGACGGCTGGTCTTGGTCGTAAAACAATTTCTTCAATAGGTAATTCTTCTGGAATACCTTGGTATTTGAAATCAATATAAAGAACTCTCATATTAGGAAATGTAGTAATTTCAATCATATCTTCTTCCAAATTTGTGATTTCACCGGTTACAATAAAAGGTATTTCTCCACCAAAATGAATATCCACCCATTTTGTTGTAATTAAACCATTTTGTCTAGCATATCCTTTTTCTTCACTACGGTCTAATAGTAATATTTGTGTAATAGATTCGTCAGTAAATGCACCATCTAAATCAATATACAATATATGTTTTAAGAAAGTAGATACATTGACTAAACTAATTTTTTGCGAATCTATATAGTTAATTATAAATGTTTGTTCATGAATATCACTATTTGTCGGTGCAATTATTTGAATAATATCCCTTAATTCTAATGAAATGCTATTGTTCTCAACAATATCGGTTTCACTTTCCATTTCAGTATCTATTTTTTCAATTTCTCCCGACATTTACTATGATAATGTATATATATAACGTCTAAATTATAATTTACAAGAAATTATTTTTATTATACATAAAATAAAAATAATTAAAGAATTTTATTGTATATACATAGAAACATGATGGAAACTGTATCTAGAAATGTAAATATATTACAACCCAATAAAATATCACCCTTGATAAACCGAAAAAATTATTACAATGCAAATATGGGATACACAATCATGAATTATACAAAAGAATTTGTATGTTTTGATGATTATGAAACAACCAAATATAGGTCTGTTATATTTTCAAACCCTCAAAATAAATTATTATGTTTTTCTCCACCTAAATCAATTAAATATGATGTTTTTATGGAAAAATATCCATTAATTGATGATAATATATATGCAAATGAGATTATAGAAGGTGTCATGATAAATTTATTTTATGATGAAAGAATAAACAGTTGGGAAATAGCAACCAAAAGTGCTATTGGGGGAAATTATAAACATAAACAATGTTTGATAACTTCATTTTACAATAAAAAAACATTTATAGAATTATTTTTTGATGCATTACAATGTGTTTCTAATGTTAAACCATTCAGTGTAAGATTAAATCAAAACAAAGTTATTGAACTTTTTCCAAAAAATTATAATTATGTATTTGTATTACAGCATCCAGAAAATAAAATCATTTTGAATATACCAATTCCTAAATTATATTTGGTTGGAGTATATGAAATAGTTGGAAATACAGCTGTAAATATTCCTCCGCCAATTTTTGAAAAATGGGATATTTTCCTAAATATTAATGGAATTATTCATTTTCCAGAACAAATAACAGAAAATACTTATGACAAAATAATTGCTAAATATTGTTCTGTATATACAAACTATGTTAATCCAGGAATTATGCTGATAAATTTAGAAAATGGCGAAAGAACAAAAATAATAAATCCTATTTATGCAAATCGTCGTAAAAAAGATAAACAAAATCCAAATATGCAATATCAATATTTATGTCTAAACCGAATTCAAAAAACAGATGATTTTTTGAAATATCATCCAGTTTGTAAGAAACAATTTAAAAAATTTAAAACAGAATATTTTGATTTCATTTGTAACATTCATCGTTGTTACATTTTGAAATATGTGGAAGGTTCAAATATCAATATTTCTCCTAAATATCTTCAACATGTAGATAAATTACATTATAATGTATATTTACCATCTTTATGTAGAAAGAAACAAAATATAACAAAAGATATTGTAAAAAACTATGTGAATGGTATTGAACCCGGTGAATTATTATACTATTTAAATTATGATAATCGTCTTTATCTATAATTATCTCCAATACCAATGACATGTTATGTAATCATATTCATTATATACTGATAAATCATTTACATTTCCTATTTCTTTCCATTGTAATATCCTTATTTCCATTTTATCTTTATGATATTGTAACATATAATTGAAATATAATTCATATTCAGATGCACCAGAATATTCATAATCTGCAATATGAACACTTTTTATAAATATATTCCAAAAAACATCATTATTATGATGTTTTTCAACAAGTTCAAACATTTGTTTTAAACAATTAATATCAAACATCATATGATGACATATTCCACTTACACCTTGTATTTGTTTTGAAAAAGAAGGATGTAATACATTCATATGTAGAAAATATGGTTTATGATATGCATTACTTGTATTGTATAAACATTTATCATTCTCAATAAATTTGGTTGGTTTTAAAAAAAATGTATCTGCATCAATTACTAAATATTTTTCAAGTATATCAGGAATGACAAATCCTGCATATAATTTGATGAGTTGTTGTAAATACCATCCCAATCGAGTTGTATTTCCATGATGTATTGCAATGTCTTGTTTTGTAAAAGGAAATATATTTTCATTAATGGTTATACAATTACTCAATTTCAATGATGGGTCACATGAGACCAAAAATATTTTTCGGTAACCAATTACATTAAGTTTTATATATTTTATTTGATTTCTACAAATTTCTATATCATTTGGACCAATAGGTATAACTATATCAAATAATTCATTTTCCATAATTGTTTATATTACACTATCATGAATGAATTTTTATATTTATTTAGTAATATTAATGATTTTTTTATAACTTATGAAATTATATTTATTATGTCAATGGATATTTTGTATTATAGTAATTATTGTATTCATTCCAAAAAAGTATTACAATATTTAGCAAAAGAAGGTTTAACAAATCAATTTAATTGTATTTGTATTGACCATCGTGTTCGTGACCCAAAAACAAGTCAAATATATATTGTATTAGAAAATGGCAAACAAATTATGATGCCACCCAATGTGCATAGTGTTCCTGCAATGTTATTGGTGAAACAGAATTTTAGAGTTATTTTAGGCGAAGAAATTATTCAATATTTACAACCAAAAGTAAAACAAAATAATGCAATTGCTACACAACATCAAGGGGAGCCATTGGGATTTGTATTGAACCAATCTAACAATGGAATGTCTATTGTATCTGAACAATATACTTACTATAACATGACACCAGAAGAATTAAGCGCAAAAGGAAAAGGTGCTAATCGACAAATGTACAATTATGTTTCCGCTGCTGATGAAACATATAGTATTCCAACTCCTCCTGATAATTATCGTCCAGACAAAGTATCTGGTGATGTGACATTGGATAGTTTACAACAAAAACGAAATGAAGATATCAATAAATTTTTTCCAAATAATTCTCCATTTATTCCTAGTATGTAAAAATAAATAAAAAAATATATATAAAAATATTATTACATATATTTTAGGTATGTCCGATAAAAGCACTATTTTAAAAACATTCAATAATCATTTTTTTGAATTTATTGATGATATTATACGAATTTTTCCTGAAAATAAAGACATTAAACAAGCACGAACATCTGTTGAAATGATAAAATTTGCAAATCCTACTGCTATTATAAAAGCCTGGAATAAATTTGTATATACTCCATATTCTGATGTAATTGCAAAAGGAGATATTACATTCTTTTTTGATAAAGATTATTCTAGTGATATCAATCATTTAGCAAATTCTAATGATATAATGAATTTTATTGATACAATGCGCGAACCTGTAAGAAATATGACAGATACTGAAAAAGGATATTCTATGAAATATATTCAAAACCTGTGTAAGTTATCAAATATATATAGTGATATGTGATTTTTTTCATTTTTTACCTATAATAGTTTCCATTGCTATTTTTGCATATCCTTCTCCCCCACACATTTTATTTTGTTTTGACGGCGGTTCATAATATTCTTCCAAACATTTTTCATAATAAACTTCTAATATTTTTTTTAGATTATTCAATTCATTTGCTGACCTATTTTTTGAAATAACTTCCATCATATGACATGGTTGAGATTCATTATTTATTTTTGTTGCATCGTCAATTGATTTTGTTGTAATTGGTGTATCCGGATGAGTTTTGATATGTCCTCCAATATAATAATAACCACTATATTGTTTTGCAAATTGTAAATAGTTATATATAACAGAATAATCCAGCTGTTCCTGGTGGCAATTTTCTTTTATACATTCTGCATTGAATTCATCCAATACATTTTTATTTATTCGAATGAATTTTTCTAATTTATTAAGAGAAGGTTCTTTTCCAATAAATTCTTCGTAAAACATTTTTGTATTTATTTTTATTTGATTATAAATAAAGATTTTCAATTTTTTACATATAGAAAAATCTACATGTAAATATTTTACACATTTATTACATATGTATCTACTTCACCTATGTTTTTCAAAAACACTTTTTCTTTCAAAACATATTCAATATTTCTATCAATATAGATATTTTTGACAATTTCATACATTTCTTTACTTATTTGTATTGTATCATTTTCTGTGGTTGATTGCAATCGTGAAGCCATATTGACAGTGTTACCTACCACACATAAACGTGGATTTTCACTTCCTAGTATTCCTACTGTTACCGAACCAATGTGAATACCTACCCGAATAGATAATTGTTTGTTATCCGGTGTTTTTATTTTTTTGACTTCCCTTACAAATTCTATTGCTAATAATATGATTTCTTTTACAGTATTTTTGTTATTCATATAATTTCTAAATATATCACCCACTACCATATATGCATCCCCAATCGTTTCTATTTTTTGTAAATGACAATATTTTTTTATTATGAAATCAAAATTCATATATACCGTATTTAAAAGTTCAAATATAACATCATCTTCATATATTTTTGCTAATTCTGTATAAGAAACTATATCAGTAAATAATACACATATCATTTCAAAATGTTTATTTGTGTCTTTATTATTTTTGACATTATGCATTGAAGTGTAAATATCATTTACAATATATTTTTTTTCAAAATCAAATGGTAATATTTTTTTCAACAATTCTATTTGTAAATCTTGTTTGTTTTCTGGAACAAAGTTATTTAATTTGTTTTCTGTATATTTTATCAAAGTATGGCATTCTCTTGATAATTTTGCATTATTTTCTCGATATTTTTTGGTTTTGTTCAATATATATGATATAAAATTTATACATTGTAAATCTATAACGTTTTTCATTTCATATTTTTGGTCATTATAATCATGCATTACAAAAGTAGTAATAACCTTACCAATCATATCCGCAGTCAAATATAATACATTACACCGACCGAAAAGAAAAATGAGACAAAAACACATTAAAAAATAAATTTATAATCTCTTAATTCTTTTCTTTCGGTATTTATAACTTTCGCGCACGCCAGTCGTCAAACGGCAGGAATACTACAAGTAGTTCTGCTAAATATAGCAGGTCTTTTTCGGTTATGTATCCATTCTTTCATAAGATACAAAATGTTTCTACTTCCATTGTAATCTCGGTTTGTTAAGTGTGAATGTGATGACTTACTACACTTTTCGCAAGTTAGTAATCCATGAACATTCACGATGCCTGATTTGTATGGTCGTGGATTTTCGCGTTGTTTATAATAACAAGTTTCTCCTTCCAAACAAAAACTACATATTTTAGAAGTTCTAAACTCATCTACAATATACAATTTGAAATATTTTGATAATAAACGCTTCATACCTTTTGTAGGAGTAGGCATACTATTTTTCATTTGCTGTGTTTGACTAAATGAACCATACCCTAATACGATTTTTTTACCAAATGTTCTTTTCATTTTATTTATCAAAATACTTTCGCTCTTTTGTTTATAAGTATGACTTCTCCATTTGAGTTTTCTAAATAATTCTTGCCTATAATATTCTTGTAATTGTATATTTATTCTATTTCTTACTATCAAATAATTCATAAACTTATCGTAATTACAAGTCATAGAACAAGTATTATTTAATGGTTCTTCAATTTGTTTTATATTATTATCTTCCATAGATTTCATAGTAATTTGTCTTTTCTTTTTTGCGTATGTATCTATTCTTCGTTGTAATTTAGTATATTTCATCGTTTTTCCTTTTTCATCAATCATAAATATTAGTGTATTCTTTCCAGGGTCTATTGCTACTTTGTTATAATCTTTCAAATTATTCAGTTCATTGTTAGACAATTCTGTAATGTAATCAAACTCACAATTTTCATTTTTATTTTTCGTATCAGGTATATTTTCAACATCTTTCAAATCACTTCTAATAAATGTGATAGAACATCCAATTCCATCAGTAGAAATCATATTGTGAAATACATATCTTTCAGGGTTCATCAATTTATTTATTTTATTCAAATCAAATAACGAACTCCATATCAGGTTTTTATTTTCATTTAATTTTGATAATAAATTACCCTGTGTTGTTTTTAATTCTTTTGTATTTACAAGCATGGTAATAAGAGTTTTTGTATCAATCGTCATATAATGAGGAATTAATGATTTTCGTAAAGGACAGAATTGAAACAATTTCTTTTCTTTTTCTTCCAGTTTCAAAGACATAAAAATCATAGGATACAAGTAATTTTGTGGGGAACATTCTAAATCATAATGAATATTTTTCTTAACTTTATTAGGAAGTAAAAACGATTTATTTTCATTTTTCCATACTTTATATTCTCCAACGCTTTTATCCGTATTATAAATCAAATCATCAAACACTAATTTTGTATTATCATAAATATTTTTCTTTTCTTCTTTTGATAAACTTTTCCAATTTTCTTTTTCAAATTGTATATTGATAAATCTTTTCAAATGCTTTGTAAAATGTAGTTTAATATTATTTTCTAAACAAGTTATAACCATAGTAGCAGTATAACCTATTGTATTACCATAATTTGAATATGATGGTTTATTATCTTGTAGCGTTTGTTTATACTTTGTTTCATAAAAAATAGTCAAATCATCTTTTTCTATTTTCTTACCGCAACTTTTAGCACACGATATGGTCTTTATTATATGTTCTATAAACTTGTTTGTAATTTTAGGTAATATTTGTTTATTGTGGTATTTGTCTAAAATATATAATCGTAAGAATTGATAAGTGCGAATAACTATATTATTCAAATTATAACAATAATCATTTATAGTAAGCATAGTTTTAGGTGTCAAACAAATAGATTTAAGTGAGGTTTTAATGACTTTTATAGGTTCGTCTGGTTTCTTTCGTTTTTTCATTCTATATAATTACTAAATATTTTATTTTTTAAGTAATTATACGCAAATATTCATTTTTCCTAAATAGTATATTTATTTTTATACAATTTATTATTAGTTATACATAAAACACAAATATCAAATCCAAAGTATAAATTTACTATACACTCTCTACAATCCTGACAATAAAAATGTTTGTCGCATATTTTTATAATATTTGTTTTCTGTTCAAGACATAACAAACAACGAAGCATCTGTGCATTGCCCCCCCCCCATTTTTATCATCACTCATTATAATACATTATGATAAAAAATTATAAATTAGAAATAATATTTTTTTCTTTTAATTCTTTTTTTTTTAAATAGTATGTTCTTCTATATTCTTTTAATTTTTCTGGGTTTTCTTCTTTTAATTTTTTTAAATAGGTTGTTCCCTGTTCTTTTATTTTTTCTTTGTTTTTTTCATAATAACGTTTATGGTTTTCACCATTTGTGTATTTTTTTAATCTTTCCTCTAAATCAATAACTTTATATTTTAATTCTTCATTTTCTTTTTTTATAATATCAATTTCTTCCATTTAATATTATAGTATAAATATTTTTTAAATATTTTTGTGTATATTTAATATGAAACAACATACAGAAGATTATAAGATTAGTGCGGTTAAATATTATTTAGAACATAATGAAGACATGCGTAATACTTGTGATATATTCAAATGTAAGTTTCAATCATTATCACGATGGATTGAACGATATAAAAAACATGGAAATATCAGTAGAAAAACTCGTAAAAACCATAATCTTAAAATTACACCTGAAATTGAAAAGTTTGTAAAAGAATATGTAAGAAAATATCCAACAACTACTTTATGGGAGTTTTCTAAACTTATAAGCGAAAAATACAATATTCATCTTACAGATAGAAGCATTTATAATATTTTGAATAAACACAAGATTACACGAAAACGATTACGAAATAAATATTATCCTGAAAAAAGAGAAGGTCAGGAAAAACACGATTTAGAAAAATTTTATAAAACATTAAACACATATGATTATAAACGAACCATTTGTTTAGATGAAACTTCAATATATTTGAATATGACGCTTACTTATGGACGGAGTAAAAGTGGAACACGAGTAATCAAGAAAACACATAAATATCCATATAAAAGATATAATCTATTATGTGCTATTTGTGCTGATAAAGTAGTAGGGTGGATATTATATAAAGATATGAAGGGTGGTATAAAAACGAATAATATTATAGAGTTTTACAATGAATTTATAAAAGATAAATATAAAAATTATCTTGTTATTATGGATAATGCTGTAATACATCGGTCTAAAATAATAAGAGAACATATTGAAGATACGAAAAATGAATTATTGTATAGCGTCCCATATAATCCGCAAACCAACGCAATTGAGGAGTTCTTTAATCAGTTGAAACATTACATTAAAAAAGAAAGTCCAAATACTTATGAAGATATTGATAGAACAATAAAGGAAATATTAGAAAAGAAAATAACAAAGGAACATTTATCAAATTACTTGAAACATAGTTATAAAATATACAAGTCATAACTATATTTTGTCTCATTTTTCTTTTCGGTCGGTGTAATTCATTATATGGTTGTTTATTTTCCATATATCTAGACAAATAATATCTATTTAGCAATCCATCCATTATACAATATGAAAACACATAACAACATATAGTCAGCATATATTTTTATTATTTCTATATATATCCTTGCTATTTTTTATATTATAATAAAATTTTACTTTTTACAACAATACCATGAAGATGAAACAACGCATATATATTGTATATATAAACCGCCAATACAATATACAATATAGTGAATATAGTAATACTGTCCATTCTATTTTTATAGAAAAATAATCTTTATATTATGTTATAAATACTATTTAGCAATACATATATATGCCAAAATGTTACAGTGTCAAAAATCAAATGTATAATCCCAAAAAGGATATTATAAACACTCGTCAAAAAATACTCACATGGTTGAATAAAATAGATAATATAAGTGGCAATGAAGATTATGATAAAATATTTGAGAACATTACAAAATATATTGATAATGATGAATTTCCACAAATCAATATTCCATTTTATGCAGAAACAGTTGAAGGTTGGAAACTTGTCAAATATAGAAATAAATTAGAAGAAGAATATCCAAGGTCTTTTCAACAAGTATTAGCAGAAGAAAAAAGAGAATCACGTGAAACAATGAAAATGATGAAAGAAGACGACCAAACTAAAATATAAAAATGTGTAATATGTTTTTATAAAAAATATATTATATATTATAAACCACAATGGAAAATTCACATATAATAGAACTTACCAATGATGAAATAGATATTATGAATAAACTAGCAATAAATATTTGCACAAGTCCATCATTGAACCCAGATTTATATTGTTCCCAAGTTGAAATTGCGGCTAAATCAGTTCCAATAAGAATCCGTATGTTGTTAGAAAATTTTGCACAAAAAGGTAGTAATACAGGTTTTTTGTTAATTCGACGGATTCCTCTGCATGATATACCAAATACACCAGAAAATAATGATTCTAAAATTGGAGAACAAACTATATTGTCTAAAATACAGAGTATTTTTATTAGTGTTATTAGCACAATGATTGCATATGAAGCCGAAGGATATGGTAGATTATTTCAAGATGTTATTCCAGTAAAATCAATGGAAAAAAATCAAACCAGTATAAGTAGTAGTGTTGAATTGGAAATACATACAGAACAAGCATTCTCAAAATTGCGCCCCGATATATTATCATTAGCATGTTTGCGTGGTAATCCTGATGCATATACATATATTTTACCAGTTCAAAGTATTGTAAATAATGTAAATGAGAACGAGTTGGAAATGTTGAAAAAATCATTATGGAATACTGGTGTAGATTTATCATTTAAATTGAATGGTCATGAATTTATTGAAGGTGATGTTCGTGGACCAATGTCAATAATACGTGGAGAAAAAGACAAACGGCTAGTAAATGAAGACCCACGTCTAATAATAGAAGACCCTTTATTGGTATTTGACCAAGATTTGATGAGTGGTATAAATGATGAATCTAATGAAATGATAAAAAAAATAGTTGATATTTATTATAAACATCGTTTATCACATAATTTAACTGCTGGTGAAATTGTATTTATAGATAATAATCGTGCAGTTCATGGAAGGTCACCATTTACACCAAAATATGATGGATATGACCGTTTTTTGATTCGTTGTTTTGGGGTATTTGACTATTCATTTAGTTCATATGCTCGTGAAAATGGCGGACGAGTGGTATCTGCAATATATAGTTGAGAACCTTTTTGTATTTAGCGCAATATATAAAAAAAGATATGAAAATTTATAGAACTTTTCACTTCATGTAACAAATGAAACAAAAATAATGAATATATATATATATATATATGGAAAATTATATCAAAAAATTCGAATCATTTGATAAAAAAATAGTTTATGATTTTAGAATTGGGGATGGGGGGATTGGTGATAATCTTCGTTATTTTATGTATGTTTTAGAAACATGTATGAAAACCAATAAACGGTTGTATTACAAAAAAAATAATATAGAAATTGAGAACTTTATCAAATTGAAATACGATATAATGTATATTGATGATACTATGATGAATCAATTAGATTCTATTGAAGTAGTAGTTCCGCAGATGTTTTATAACGTTTCAAATAATACTGAATATAATATAAAGTTGAATGAAGTATTTTATTTTACAGATGAAGTAAAAATAAACAGCAAATATTTATTTCCACAAGATATAACGAATTATATATCTATACATTTAAGATTAGGTGATAAATATTTAGAAATGGATAACTATCATGTTATTTGCAAAGATGATGCACGATCTTATTCAGAAGAAAAAATACATAATTTTATTGAAGAAAATAATAATGAAAATATATTTTTTTGTTGCGATAATAATAAGTATAAATTGAAGCTCAAAGAAAAATACGATAATATTATTATTACCAATTGTGATATAGGACATACCAGTATGTTTAATGTTACAAAAACACAAGTATTAGACGCTGTTAGTGAATTTTATATACTGACAAATTCAAAAATGATATTTGCAGGTTCAATATCTGGATTTTCTCTATTAGCATCCAAATTTAATAATATTCCTTTGATAAAATATTGATACCTATTTTTTGGAATATTTAGGAACTTATTTTTGTAAGAAGTTGAGAACCTTGTTGTAAAAGTCCCTGTTTTTCTATGTTTTTATTTCCGTGTTCTCAACATCTTTGTAAAAAACATTGTTTAGGAAGAATAAACAAAGAACAACTATTCTTTTTACACCTTTTCTCATTCAAAATGGGTATTTTACACCATTGAAGATTTAAAACCGCACATTTTATTTGAGACAAAATAAAAAATTTAGACAATTTTGATTATATTTTAGTAATATATTTATGCGAACTTAAATGTTCAAAATGTAAAATTAACTTCATTATCACTATCTTTTAATTTCATTATTTCATCTAAATCTGTGTATTTTTTGTCATTTATCAATGCATATTTGTGTTCTACTAAAAGTTGTGCGATTAATGCTCTTCCGCTGTATAAATTCTTGTTGGTATATTGATAATAGACCTTGTATTTTTTTTATTTTTATTAGATAATTTAATATTATTATTTTCTATTAGTGATAAATCTAAAATCCAGTTGTATTTATTCCTTTCAGACCATAAACTAAATGCGGTTTTTATATGCACATCACAATCAACGTCAGTAAAATTTCTAACTTTTTTTAAATGTGCGACTGCTTCATCTTTTTTTCCTTTTATTCCTGCTAATCCTATATGTGTAGTTTGATGACATTGATGACACAATGCGACAATTCTTTTTAATCTTTGTATCTTATTCGCATAATCATATTCCCATCTTTCGTGTGCTTCAAGATTTCCATTTATAATAGTTTCCTTAGTATTTGTTAAGCAACATTCACAAACGTAATTTACCCGTTCATAAACATAATGTCGTAGTTTATCCCAATCAGACGAACGAATACATGTTCTAACATTGGAGAACCAACAACTTCTCGGTATTAAATCCACAAATAAATCATTTCCTCCAAATGTTCTATCTTCACCAGCTAATTCAGTTATCATTTTTAATATTTATGTTAAATCATTTATTATTTTATTTTTATTTCAATTTTTTAATCAATGGTGCGTATGAAATACCAGAAAATGTGTATCTAATATAAACAAGCGACAAAATAAAGAATTATTATTTATAAGCAATTCTCATATAAAATGGGCATTTTAAATGAGAAAAAGGTGTAAAGATATTTAGGAAGTTATTTTTGTAAGAAGTTGAGAACCTTGTTGTAAAAGTCCCTGTTTTTCTATGTTTTTATTTCCGTGTTCTCAACATCTTTGTAAAAAACATTGTTTAGGAAGAATGAAAGAAAGAACAACTATTCTTTTTAAAGATATTTAGGAACTTATTTTTGTAAGAAGTTGAGAACCTTGTTGCAAAAGTTCTCAATTTCTATGTTTTTTATTCATGTTCTCAACCATTTTATATTTATTTAGGAGATTATTGAGAACAATATTATACTTTTTTAATTAACAATCCTTTGGTGAAATCAACTTCATCATTGTTATTGTTATTACTTGTAAATGTTTGTATATTGTTTTGTATAGTTTTTGATGAACCACCATTTTCACTGAACGTAGATACAACTGGTAGTGTTTCAATTGTATTATTGTTGGCTGGTTCAACCGTTTGAACTGGTGCAACCGGAACAGAATCTATTGTATTGTTACTACCAGTTACCACATTTATAACCGGTGTAAAATTCATTTTAGAAGGTTCTGGTGTAACTGGTTGCATTTCAAATGGATTTACATTATTAAACTGTGGGTATGATTCTGTATATACATTACCAACAGGAACTTCACTTGGTCGGTATATTTCATTTGGAGTAACAACCTGTATGCTGTCTTCCAAATTATCAATACCATCCATATCATCTGTTCCAATAGTAATAAATTTACCACCAATATTTCGTATATTCCAAATACGATTTGCTTTTTTGCCACCGCGTAAATAAACCGGTTCTCCAACATAGTATTCACCACCGGTAGTTGGTGGTGGAAAATCAGGTGTAGTTGGTTCAGGTGGTGGAAAATCAGGTGTAGTCGGTTCAGGTGGTGGAAAATCTGGTGTAGTCGGTTCAGGTATATTTGATGTTTTCATAAATTCATCAAAACTATTTGATGAGTATGAATTGGAAACATTTGGAGATTCATATGCAGGAGAACCCGGTGCATATGGTGGTGAAATAGGTTCTTTTTCAGGTATGATTTCATGGATACTGGTAGGTGTTCTCATAGGTAATTCAGTTTTTCGAAGTTTTTGTCTTATACCAGTAACAACAGTTTCTGGTGTAGCATTATCATCATGTAATAATTTTTGTATATTTTTAGAAAATGACATGTTCTCTAATTGTTGAATGTTATCTTCGGTAATAATACGCATTTGAACATTGGTAGTTTGTAATTCTTGCATTAATAATTTCAATGAATATGGAATTGAAACTACACTAAAATCGCGACCAAATTTAGTAATATGTTCAATACGCATATCTTTTCCATCAAGAGAACCAGTAAATTGAATAGGACCATCCGCCATTGGACTCATAAATAGATTTTTAGAAGGATTATATATTGCCAACATACCAGTTTTATTACATACAGCAATTTGGTATTTATCGCCACGTTCCATCATAGATTCACGTAAGAAACTGGATATACCATGAGAAATTAAAACATCACGTTCCATTTCACCAATACGCAATCCACCGTCATTTGCTCTTCCACTAACAGGTTGTTTAGTAAGTGCAGTTCTTGGACCAGTTGCACGATAATTGATTTTATCTTTTACCATGTGTTTCAATCGCATATAATAAGTTGGACCAATAAAAATTTCTGTTTCAATTTGTTCGCCAGTCATACCATTATACAAAATTTCATTACCACTTGAATGAAATCCAACTTTGGATAAATGTTCTCCAAATACACCAATTTTAGAACCTTTGTTGTTAAATGCAGTGCAATCACTAAATCCGCCATACATTACAGATGCTTTTGCAATAATACATTCAACTAATTGTCCAATTGTCATACGTGTAGGGATTGCATGTGGATTAATAATCAAATCTGGACGAATACCATCTTTTGTAAATGGCATATCACATTCAGGAATGACCATACCAATAGTTCCTTTTTGACCAGAACGTGATGCCATTTTATCTCCTAAATTTGGAATACGTTCTTCACGAATACGAACTTTTGCAATACGTTCTCCTTCTTCACCTTCGGTAATGTAAGTTTTATCAACAATACCTAATTGTCCTTTTTTAGGCATTTTGGAAGAATCCACTCTTACTTCATTTTTCACAATACTATTGGTAGTCAAACCGATGAGAACCGTCTTATCATTTACCTCTGTGCCTTCTAAAATAATACCATTTTTATCTAATTTACTGTAATCGCATCCAGGTTTTGTTCCAACAACAAAAGGTTCATTTTCAATGTTGGTAAAACGTTTATCGACAACAGTATTTGCATTTTTAGAACTTTCTTCATGTGCTTCATATGTGCTATAATAAGTTGTTCTAAATAAACCACGTTTTAGAGAACCTTCATTGATTAAAATAGCATCTTCAACATTATAACCGGTATAACACATAATAGCAACAATAGCATTTTCACCATATGGGTTCTCTTCATGATTAATATGTTCCATATATCTAGATTTTACAATAGGAATTTGTCCAGAGTTGAGAACAACAGCACTTTTATCCATACGATTTTGAAAATTTGTATGATATAAAGAAACAGCTTGTTTGCTTTGACCACATGAGAAAGAATTACGAGTGGGTGGATTGTTCTCGGGAAAAATAATTTGATTACCCATCATACCATAACCCAATGAATCATGAATTTCAAAGTGAGTATTTTTATTTTTCTTGATGTTCTCAACAGTTTCAGTTGAAAATGCAATATATGCATCTTCACTTTCACTTGGGTCAATATAATCAATAATTGCTTTTTCTTTCAAAAATCGTTCTAATTTAGCAGGATTTGTTTCACTTTCAACCCCCTTGTATAATTGAAATAATTCATATATTTTAGGAACATTCGGGTTGAAATCAGGAGAACGTTTTTCATTGAATCCAGAAATTAATTCTTTCCATGTAAATTCTCCATTATTCAATTTTTGCATAATATCTTTGGAATCAAATGATAATTTACCAGTTTCATCATCTACATAAAATATAGGTCTGCATATACGACCAGAATCCGTATAAATAAATATAGTATTTTGTTTAATATTGAACGTAGCGCTTAAATGAATAGGTAACAAAGCATTTCTTCTAAATAATTTAATCATTTTGATTGCAGCCAAAGGTTCATTAATAGAACCAGCCCATAATCCATTTACCATTACTTTTGTCATATTAGATAAAACTTGTGGAGAACATTCTTCAACTAATTTCATGCCAGTTTTTTCACGTAACCATTGAATCATAGGTTCTCGTGACATACCTCTGGAAATATAGGTAGAAATAGCCAAATGTTTATGTAATCCAATATTTCCACCATCTGGGGTATCAATAGGGTCAAAATATCCCCATTGAGATGTATGTAAAACTCTTGGACCGATTAATTTTACGCCAGAATCTAATGGTAAATTGGTTTTACGTAAATGACTTAACATAGTATTAAAGGAAAGACGATTCAAATCTTGAACAATACCAATACGTTTTGTATGAGTTTGTGCTCCCCAATTTCCTTTGAATGCTTTATTAAAGCCAGATTCAACAATACGGTCTTTGAATATTTCACGATAATTGTCTTGGATAAGACCTTCCAAATTTTCTTCGTATTGTTTTTTATTGTAATACAATTTTTTTTCAAATTCCAAATGAATTTGTTTTTGTTGTAAATTATAATATTCACGAAATAAATCATAAATAAGAGAACCAACTAATTCAACACGTTTATACTTGAAATTATCGCGGTCAGTGGGTTGTTCTAATCCAGTATATACAGAAAGTAATCTAAATACAATATAACCCAAATAATATGCTTTTTGTATATAATTAAGTTCTCCAATATGAGGTAAAAAATAATCGGATAATATTTCTAATACATAAGTAACAGTATTTATTTTAGTAAAAGATGCAATATATTTAAGAGCAGTTTGTTGATTATTGATTCCAGCAGCATCATGAACACATGGTATGAATAAATCAATCATAGATTCATATTTTTCTAAATCCAACAAACACATAGTAATAATATCTTTATCACTGATAATACCAAGAGCTCGAAATAGAATAAATAAAGGAATAGGTTTTCGAACATTTGGAATATTGACAACAATATTTTTGTTGGAATAACGAGCAGATGGAGTTTCCATTTTTACAGAAAGAGTTCTAATAGGTTTAGATACATTTTCAGAAACAGAACGTATTTCGGCGGAATATAAATATTTTTCATCATTTACATCGCGAATATACAACATATTGTCTGCAAATTTTTCTTGTGGAATAACAGTTTTTTCTTTTCCATCAATGATAAAATAACCACCAATATCATTTTTGCATTCACCCATGGAATATCGTATTTCACGGTCTAACCCATTTAGAATACAAAAATGAGATTGTAACATAATAGGAAATTTACCTAAATAGATTTTTTCCAAAGTAATCGTATGTCTTTGTATATTTTGTGCAACAACAGATTCTTCTGTCATTTGACGAACCATGGCAGCAAGATTGGGTGTCATTCTCAATTTATCAGCATCTTTTTTGGCATCGGTTTTTTTTGCACCACCCAGTTGTAATTCATTTTCAAAATTATCTAAATGTTTTTTAATTTCCTCCATATTTTTGGAAATAGTTTCTTTGAAATTACCTGCTTTTTGTTGTTTATATTCAAGGTTCTCTTCAATGTATTGGTCATCCTCTAATTGAACTTCACCTCCTTTGGATTGTTTAGCAATTTCATTAACACCAACGAGAGTGGGTTCTTCGCCAGGTTTCAATATACGAACAAATTCAATTTCGACATCATAATGTATAGTCATACCATAGTTCATATTACGAATACGAGCTTCGTTTGGAAACATGTAATGTGAATTATGTTCATCGTAAATAACAGGTTTTCCAAAATAAATTTTAGACCCATCTTTTCCACCAAAATACATATTACATTGGTAATAATAATCGTCAATAGTTTTGTCGTATTTAGAAGAAATTACCACTGGATTTTTCTCTTTAAATATTTGATATATTCCATTTTGGAAAAAGTCATTGTAGGATTCTATGTGATGTGTTACTAAAGATTGTGGATTGTCTTCAAATTGACGATTTATAATTTTCCATAATGTAGAATTTTCCATCAAACTATAATATAAATTACTATTATATTTTGTTTATTAGTTTTTTACAATAGTTTATTTTGGATATTTAGGAAAAATTTCTTTTATTATTCTATAATCAATGGAAAACAAAACATTAGATACTCTTTTCGGTCCTCTACCACACAAATATTGTTTATGGTTTTACTTTTTAACAGTATTCGGTTTTGCAGTGTTAATTATTACATTAGCATTAACCCTATATATTGGTATTTCTAAACGTAAAGGAATTGATTTCTACATTCAAATGCTTGTAGGTTCATTAGCATACGTTATTTTCTATTTCCAAAATCGTTTATTGTATTCAATGTGTGTAAGTTCAATCTAAACATTTGAAATAATTATTACGTGTATAATGTAATAATTATTTTTATCGTGCAAAAATATAAAAAATTGATTATATATTTTAATAATAAATTAAAAAGAAACAAGTAATATATATAATGTCATCAACAACTAGCAACCGAATATTAAGTATTTATAAATCACGTAAAACTATTTTAGAATTACTTGAATATCAAGATTATTCAACAGAAGATTATACTGGGTTCAGTATAAATGAAATAGATGCGATGTATATGAATTCACAGTTGGATTTATTGGTAAATCACAAGAACAATTCAAAAAAAGTATATGTAAAATATTTTATTTCATCCAAAATACGACCAAAAGATTTAGACGATATTATTGAAGATTTAATATATATAGAAAATGTTTTACAAAAAACCGATACTATTATAATCATAGTGGATGAAGAACCGAATGAATCTATTACAACAAAACTTAAATATTTATTTGACCATGATGGTATTTTCATTGTAATACATAATATTTCACGATTACAATTTAATATATTAGAACATGTATTAAACCCACAAGTAGTAGTTTTAGAAGAAAATCAAATGGATGGATTAATGAAAAAATACAATTTAAAATCATTGACCCAATTGCCAGAAATTGACCGTTTTGACCCATTAGCATTAGCATTATCATTACGACCAGGACAAGTATGTGAAATTCAACGAGGAAGTGCAACCGCTCTTTCATATAAATATTATCGTATATGTGTATAATGATTTATCTAATGAATATAATATAGTTATGTCAGAAATAAAAAATTTAACTGTTGCATATAATCCAAATGATTTTTTTTATTATAGTGCAAATTTCAGTGATGGAACCAAAATAACAAATGATTCTACAGATAATACTAAATGTGTAACATATATTGCCGCAGCTGGAAATATTGAGATAGTTGGAAACATTGATTGTAGAACTTCCACCATTAGTGGAAATACAGATTTGATGAATACATGCTATAATAAAGAACTATGTATAAACAGAGATAATGCAAACCAATTATTGCAATTACAAACAAATCACGATGGCGCAACTACTCGCAAAGATGATGTATCCATGGATTACAATCGTGAATTATTGAAAAGTTATAATTTAGCAATAGGATGTTTAGGAGTATTGACAGTATTTTATTTTTTATATGAATAAATTATATAATGCCAGAATATAAATATTTCAATAACGGATTTGATTATAATAAGTATAAAAATGAAATCAAAGAAAAACGAAATGAATATGATGAAAAGTTGAATAAATTATACAAGAACAGGAATGTTATAAAAGATACTCAAATGAAAGAAATCAATACAAATGTATATGCAAATATTATGTTAACAGCATTAGCAACATCTATATTATTATTTTCGTTTATAAAAATAGCCAAATAAAATATAAAATATGTATATAAATGAATAGTCAATTGTTTGAACAAATGTCTTCTTTGACATATTCTGATTTTTCTGCAAAAACTATTAAAGAAAATTTCAGTTTAGTAGAAGGATATACATATTTTGATACTACTAGTAGCACAAATACTGCAACATTGAGAGGAAATACTAGTTTAAAAGAATACACTGATTTACGTGACCGCCTTACAAAAGACAGTAAATATGATTTCAATGGAAATATATTGAATTTTCATGATAGTAATTATTTAATATCTGAACAAATTAAAAGAGATAATGAAATGTTAATTAATAGTGAAGATAATTTGAAAGTAGCATCGTATATAGCAGCAACAACGATGTTTATAGTTGCATTTATAATAATCGGTTCTAAACAATAAATATAATATATGTATAAATATATATTATAATGTCAACCACATATACTATTGGAAATAGTGATATACAAAAAGTAGATGATGTTCTCGTAGAAGAAAAAAAACGGTTGGACCAAAAGAAAGAATTAATAGACAAGGCAGAATTTAGTCAAAACAGAGTACAAGAATTAAATGAAAGTTATCGTAAACGTTATGTTTATTACAATTATATAGTAACTGTTGTAGTGATTGCATTATTGATATATTTTACATTGGTGATGCTACAATATTTTATCCCAATTATACCATCGGTAATAGTAGATTTGGCAGCTATTGTATTATTTGCTTTTATAATTATTTTTGTAGTGTATAATTTGGGTATTGTGTATAGTAGAGATAAACTGAACTTTGATAAAATAGATATGAATCATGCAAGTATAATAAGTAAAGAAGAACTGGAAAAGAAACGTCGTAGCGATGTTTCTGCTGGAAATTTGAGTGATGTAGCTGGTATAGATATTGGAAAAAGTTGTATTGGAGCAGCATGTTGTTCAGCTGGAACAATGTGGGATGCTGGAAATTTAGTTTGTAAGCCAAATGTTGTATCCAGTTTTGCAACAATAACAGAATCATTTAGTATATTGAATGGAGAGGATTTAGTTATAAATGGAGTTGTAAAACCATTTGAACCAAGTGAATATGATAATTATGCAAAAATTTAATTTATAATATTATTATAAGAAATAATACTATGAGTTACTTATTTTTTGATACTATGAAATCTTTTTTTAATAATACAATAATAGAAGGATTATCTAAAAAAGAAAGGGAAAAAAATAGACGCATTCAAAAACGAGAGACTGCAAAAACCGAACGTGTTAATAAAAGAGAACGAGAAAAAACAGCTCGTGTTAATAAAAGAGAACGAGAAAAAACAGCACGTATTGAAAGAAGAGAACGAGAAAAAAGAGCACGTATTGAAAGAAGAGAACGAGAAAAAAGAGCACGTATTGAAAGAAGAGAACGAGAAAAAAGAGAACGAGAAAGATTAAAAAAAGATTTAGCTGATAGAAATAGTGAAATAACAAAATTGAAATTTGAAATAAATGATAAATCAAATTCAAACCAATTTTACAAAGACCAAATAAATGGTTCAAATAATCAACCAGGATTTTTGAATATTCTTGCAAAACAAAAAGAAAAATTTAGTAATATAAATAATATAGAAGAAATGGATACAATTGAAGGATTTGATGTTTCACAACAATTAAGTGATGTAGTAAAAGAAAATAAATTGCTGGAAAGTCAAATACAACAAAATAAAAACAATTATACAGCGGATGACAGTCAAGTATTTTATAAAAAACAACTTTTTTATAGACAAAATGATTTCAATCGCCAATTGTATATCATATATTATGTATTAGTTTTATTGTTAGCAATTTATTTAATTTTTATCAATGTAAATACAAATATTTATTTAAAAATATTCACAGTAATTATTTTAGCAATTTATCCATTCATAATTGAATATATAGAATTTGTAATATATTTTATTTTTTATTATGTATATTCACTTGTAAATGGCAGTAATTTCAAAATGGACAGTTATACCATGTTTTCATTTGGAAATACATAAAAAATATAATTTTATTTAGTAAAATAAATAAACTTATAAATCATTTTCAGTAATTTCATGTGTTTCATCTTCGGTTCCAGAATCAATAACTTCATTATCATAATTTATACGAATACCAACCCATGCTTTTTTCTTGTCATAATTTCCATATTTTTTATCCATATAATTATGTAATTTTTTAGAACTTGGAGCACCATTACTTCCATGAATTGATTTATACCATATTGAAAATTCATTTGTAATTTCAGATTTGGATATTCTTCCATTGGGGTCTGTTATGATTCTATCTCGTATAAATTCAGCAATATAATCATTCTTTTCTTTATACGAATTACTAGCGGATAACACTCGGGGGCAATCTTTAACTAGTCCATCTGTTTTGAACGCAATATCCACGAGCATAGCCATAAATACTTCTCTCCATACAGGAAATTTCTCATTTATATAGGGGTCAACTTTGAATTGATACGGCGATTCTGGGTCACCTTGCACTGGATTAGCTGTGAATTTTGATTCAAAATCAACTACACGAATTCTTCTCCATGTTCCATGGTCTTGACTTTTAATTTCCATAAATACGTTCGTGCAAACACATAATTTGAATTGCGGTATAAATGTTACCATTTCAGTCATGTATGGTGCGCGTGCAGTAATCGGGTCAAATCCACTAGTCAATTGTTTCAATACACCTTCATTTATTCGGTCACCATCTTCTGGTTCTTGCATAAGAGCATAACGAACTCCTTTTAATGCGACTATTTCAGGTGATAATCCACCAATCTTACCTCGTTTATCAGTAATCAATGATAGTGGAACATCACCTTTGTAATCACCTAAACATTCTTTTATCAATTCAGTTAATACGGATTTACCATTAGCACCTCCGCCGACATACATATTGAATGTTTGATTAGATGCGGTTCCTATCAAAGTAGATGCTAAATGTTCCCACATATAATTATACAATTGCGGGTCGGGAAATAATTTGTGCATGAAATCGTTGATTTCTTCAATAGTTTTTTTATGTTTTTCTCTATCCAAAGGAACATAGTCAATTTTTGTGCATTTTGATAAATGGTCTTCTGGATATCCTTTTCTAAATATTTTGTTTTTGAAATCAATAACTCCGTTGTTAAATGAAAGTAAATATGGATTACTATCTAATTGTTGTAGGAAATCGGGGTCATAGAACCATTCCCTAGATTCTCTCATAATATTATTCTTATCATTTGTGTTACCTAATCTTGTGCAAATATTCAATATTTTATTCGCATTATCTTGCATACGTTTGGATTTCGCTTCATCTGGTGGATTCAATGAACTTGCTTGATTCATTAAACTCTGTGCGCGTTTCCAATATAAATTACGCAATGTTGTTGAAATGGAATGTCTTAATGTAGTTCCACAATCATTTTGAATCCAAGAGTGTTTCTTTAATTGATACCATATTCCTTTGGATACACTTACACATACATAATCATGTTTATGCAATTGATATAATACACCTGCAATATCAAAATCACCACACCCGCGTGAATTTTTATCAGTTCCAATTTTGTCCAATGTAGCGGCTTTGATTGTTTGATCAATATAGAAATCAATACTGTTTTCTCTAACTTTTTTGAATTTTTCAAGTGCATCTTCTTTTGACCAATGCATAATAGAACGTTTTGTCAATCCATTCGGATTTTTTAAATCAAATTTTTGCCATCTGTCATATAAATCAGGTATAGTATTAAAATCAAAATTTGCAGCCAATGCACTGAATGCTACCCATACAATGAACAAACTATCATGAATATTGCGTAATGCCCATCCAACACGTATCCATTTTGTATATGAACCAATTCCATAATAAGATTCTGGTAAAGTCATGGTATAATCATGTGCTTCTCTCAATTCATAATCAAAACTTTGTATTGAATCTAAATATTCATTTATTGCATCTTGTAATTGTTCATGGTTTTTTATTTTCAAAACATATGCATTTGTATCGGTATAATTATCACTAATAATACGTTTTTGTTTAGGTTTGATTTGAGATATATTGGATTCTTTTGTTTTTATAAACTCATTTGTATAAAATAAACTAGGATGTTGAGTATATCTAGCAGATAATTTTTCAATATTTTTAATAACATCAAAATCTTTTAAATCAATCTTGTTACGAATAAATTCACCATCATCCGGGTCATATGTGATTTCATAAATATAGGTTAATTTATATACTGCATGATGTGGTTTTCTTGATCCATATAATTGCCAGTTGGATTTAGCCGCAGTGACACCCTCATCAACAACATCTTCCCATGTGTTTATTATTGGAAAATCAGACCATGCTTCTGCAATTTTTGGAACTACTTTTTTTCTTAATAAAATTTGAGTAACTCTATCTGCTTGTAATCCAATGATGATATGAATTCCATCTTTCGTTATATTTTTTTCAACAAGACGATTTACATCATTCTTTTGCATTACATATACATTGAATTTCGTGTTCTCGTCAAATTGGAATATAGTTTTTAATTCTGCTAAATATATGTCAATTGCATCTTCAATATGTGACACATCATACATTCGCTTATCTACTTCATAGTTGAACTTCAAATCAATATCAATCAATATTGGTCCATTTGTTTCTAATTGTTTTTCAGTCAAATATTCTTCATTATTTTTTACCAATATTTCACTTGCATACAAACGTAAGAATTCTGGATATTCTTCATCACTTATGTGATATGAACCACCAAAATTCCCAGTTTCGTTATCTGGCATTCGCGTATTTGTATGAGGTAATCCACTGTTCTTCGCAGTGTGTTTTATTAAGAAGTCATTCAGTTTTTTAGAAGTTTTTGGTGGCATTTTATATGAACTCGTATTTTGCATTTCGTTATCGGGTTGATATTCAATATTTGTTTTACGAGTTTTGCTCATATACTCGTTATATGTTATATGCATATATTTTTATATTTTTATTAGAATTCAATTTTTTGGCTGAATAGTAATTTTAGGATTTCTGTATATGATTATCAAAAAATTGATTACATAAATACATTCAATAAATAAATTAAAATAATTGTTTTAATATATAATAATGAAGTTTTGTGTTCAATGTTCCAATATGTTGTATATTAGTATTAATGAGAATGATACTAATAAACTTATTTACTATTGTCGTAATTGTGGAAATAAAGATGAAACAATAACAGATGAAGGGGTATGTATATTAAATACTCAATTGAAAAAAGGCGAACAAAAATTCAATCATATTATCAATAAATATACAAAATTAGACCCTACTTTACCACGAATTTACAATGTGAAATGTCCAAATTCTGGATGTAAGACAAACAGTGATAATGAAAAAAAAATGCCAGAAGTCATTTACATTCGTTATGATGATGAAAACCTGAAATATTTATACATTTGCGCTGAATGTGATTATACATGGAAAACTGACAGTAATAAATAATAAAAAAATGAATAAAGTAAAAAATTGAATGTATTTATTTTTTAATATATTTAGAAATATTACAGTATATATATAAAATGGACGAAAAAGATGACTACCCATCTGAAAATGAATATGAATCAGAAAATGAAACAGAAAATGTTTTAAAATTACCGAATAAAAATAATTTCAATATTAAAAATGATGAAGAAGAAGATGATGATGATGATGATGAAACTGTGGAAACAGAAGACATTGAAAGTGTTGAAGATGAAGATGAATATATGGATGATGAATATAATGAAGTAGAAAAAATATTCAAACCAGATGAAAATACTACAAAAACATCATTCAATTTAATAGATAATGTAGATGATGTTGACGACGATGATGATGATGATGATGATGAAAACTATTTACAAAAATTTAATGAAAATATGAAAAAACATGTAATAACAGATTACCATCCAGAATTACAGTTTCATAATTATGAAGAAATAGAAAATTTGACAACTATTGTTCGTAATGAAAATGGAACAATTATTGACCCATTACATAAAACATTACCATTCTTAACTAAATATGAAAAAACAAGAATTTTAGGAGAAAGAACACATCAAATAAATTCTGGTGCAAAACCATTTATACCAGTTGAACCAGATGTAATTGATGGATATTTGATTGCATTGGCAGAACTAGAACAGAAAAAAATACCATTTATTGTAAAACGACCATTACCAAATGGAGGATGTGAATATTGGAAATTAAAAGATTTAGAAATAGTATAAAAAATCATAATTGTTTTTGTAATTCTTGACGAATAGTATTATGTAATTCAATATTTTTTATTGGATGATATAAATTTGCTGGGGTTATGTTTGTAATATTCCAATCATAACGCCATTGTAAAGAGTTATTCATTTCTACTGGTTGTTCATACAACAAATTATGATGTTTTGCAATAGTCGGTATCATTGCTTCAATGAATAATAATGTTTTTGATTCGGATACATATTCTTCTATTTTTTGAAACAATGTATTGGATAATCGTGATACACATATCATTGCATTATAATAAGGTGGTGGTATTATGAAATCAGTGCCATACCAGAACCAATAATTATGTTCTCCATTTTCATTTACTTCATATTCTTTTGTTAATAAATCACTTTGAGGATATTTTTTATCAATATTTATAACACTTTGTATATCATATAAAAATGCATCATCTTCAAAAAACCATACATAATCATAAGTTGTATTTAATTTACAAAAATAATAAAGTGCTTTATCCCATGCAATAATTTTTGGAAATCCTAATCTACTAGATGAATTGATAAAATAATTTTCTTCGGTTTCTTTGTGAGAAATTATAATTATATTAACATTTGGATATTTGTTACCATACATGGATTTATAATCTACATAATCAACATCTATTATATAATAAAAATCATAACCAGATTGATTATCTATTTTATTAAGAAAATCTAGCCATATTTCATTTGGAATGTATCCAATAACACAAAATGCTCGTTTTGTCATAAAATATTCTATACAAGAATATAGAATGTTTTTTCTGTATTATTTTACCTAAATATTTCCAAAATCAAGGAATTTCATACAATCGTTTTTTCAAAGAATAAATATCATTTTTATCATATTTAGAAATATCAAGTTGATTCAATAATTCAATACCCTCATCTTTTCGTTCAGTGTGTAGGCAACATAATGCTAAATGATAATTTACATTTTTTCCATAACAAGATTCATCAATATAACATGCAGTTTTTTTGTATATTTCTTCTAAATTTTTGGATTGTGCTTTTTTAAAACAAAAATATCCTAAATCATAATTATTGTTTTCAATAAAAATATTACCGAATTGAAAATACGATTCCGCTCGGTAATTACATAAATTTATAGCATCTGTTGTGTAACGCAATAAATCTTTGAAATTATAATTCAAAATATACATAATTTCTACAATTTTTATATAACATTGATACAATTCATCATTTGACGCATCTTTTAACTTTATATATTTCAAATAATTTAATAATGCTTTATTCCAATCTTCTAAATAATAATAACATTCTGCAATATGAAATATACACAAAGAATTTATACTATATTCATCATGATGAATAGTATCTAAATATTGTTTTTTCAATAATGGAATATTTGTTTTCATAATATCTTTTTTATTTTCATGATAATTCTTTTCAATAGATAAAAAAGTGTTTGGAATATATCCAAAATCTAGTTCATCGACATTAATAGGAATATATTTGTGAAATACATCACCAATTATTTTCCATTTGTATTTATTATTGAATAATACAATTTTACTATTTGTTATTTTTTTGTTATTAGTTTTGATAATATTTTCATTGAAATGAATAATTTTCGTATCAATAGATGGAATTTTTTCATAAACATTGATAAAATATCCAATATATTTATTTCCATCTTCTGCATTTATGTGTTCTCTTGAAAAATTAATAGAATTTAAATATTCGTCATTTTCAAAATGCAATATATAATCTGTTTTTTTGTGACATAAATTGAACAATTCAATTTTATTATTCAATATACCTTTGTCATCACTATTATGTATTTTGTATTGTATATTCTTGTTTTTGAAAAAATCATGAATTAATTTACATGTATCATCAGTAGAACCAACATCTAATATTATACAATCAGTAATAATATTTTCAGTGCTTTCTAACATTTTTACAATAGTGTTTTCATTATTTTTACATATAATAGCAAAACAAATAGTTACAATATTGTTCATTTATTATGTTTATGTAAATAAATTTTTATATAATTTTTGAATAAATTATATAGAAAAATAATTTCATATTTCGTAAATGGATTGTAATAATATAGATTGGCTGATAAATACGGATGATTCAAATTATCAATTGTTATTAAATCATAGTAGAATTTTAACTATACAATGTAGGTTAGATACAAGAAAAAAAGAATATTCATTTTTTGAAAAATTTGTTTATGATATTGCAAAATTTCATTTAAATCGTTTGAAAATAGATTTTGACGAAAATATACATGTTACATTTTGGGCATTCAATAAAAATTGTAATGTATTCAATTTTCATTTAGATAGAGACGATTATGAAGAACGTGTTCATGAAAAAATAAAAAACATACCATTTTTGAGTGCAATAACATACTTAAATGACTATAATGAAACACCTACCGTATTCACAAACATAGATGGATTTGACTATTGTAATCGCAAATTTCAAGAATTGAACCAACAAAAAAATAATACTGTTCCAAATGGAGAAAATGAAATCTTGATGGGTTTAAATACAGATGATATAAATGAAAAAATATGTTTTTCGTTTCCAAGAAAAATGAAACACACAAGTTTTTGTGGAAAATATATACATTCTGGAATAAATATGAATAGTTCAAATACCTGTAATAATGTAGAACGAAATATTATTTTAGTTGCATTATGGAAAACACCGCCATTATACGTTCCATTTTACAATGATGACATATACAGTTACAAAAATTTTATGTCTAATTCTGTTATTATAGAAAATAAAAGATATAATATAAATGATGAAATTTTAAATATAATAAATAAGGACGAAAAAAAAATTATCTTAATAGATGATTATAAATTGAATAGCAGTTTATATGAAAATATTGTAAAAAATTCAACATCGGAAAATGAATGGAAAAAATTTTCAAAAATATTTGATTATGTTTTCAAAAGATTAGGTTATAGGAATGATACATATATTATTGATAAAATTTCAAAAATGGATGAATACAAAGATTATATAGTATGCACAGATAATTGTATGCATGAAAATAATGAGATTATAAAAGAATATATATATTCTCATATGATAAAAGATTCAAAAAATTCAATCTATCCTTCATTATTAAAATGTGATTTGAAAACATGGGTTATATCATCAAGTAATAATATGATTGAACAATTACATCATACAAATAGTTTAATAAACGAGTGTATTATGGCAAAAAATAATGCACCTGCGTATATATTAAATCATTCAAAAGAAAAATTTGATTTGATTGAAAAATATGTATATGATATTGCACAATACCATTTGAACCGTTTAAATATTAAATTTGATGATAAAATTTGTATAGAATTTTGGTTCAAATCTCGAAATGTATATAGCACATCTATTCATACAGATAGTGATGATAATTCTGTTAGAATAAAAAATTTATCAAAAAAACCATTTTTATCAAGTTTGACATATTTGGATAATAACAATGACCCTACTGTAATTACAAATATTGAGAGCAATTCATATAAATTCAAAAATTTGAATGATAATACATTGTGTTTTAGTTTTCCATCTAAAATGAAACATATAGTATTCAATGGTGGTAAATATAATCATTGTGAATGTAAAGTTTTTGATGGTGAAACAACCGAACGATGTTTATTGATTATAGATTTTTGGTATAATTATGTTCCCATGAACATGCAATATTATGAAGTGAAACCAGATGTTTGTAAATTATTTGACCGGAATGATATATTATTGAATTTCAATAATGAGAACGAAAATGTAAAAAAAATAGAAGTATCTAATGAAATTTTGAATAATAATGTTTTTGAAGATATTTTATATAAAAAAGATATTAATATTTTCAAAAAATTTAAAAATATTTTTAAAAATATTGATTTGTATAACAATAATACAATTATTTTGTATAAAGATGTTGAAAAAAAAACACAAGATAAAAACGTATTGAAACCTATGAAATTCGATACAAATATTTTTAATAATCATTACAATAACTCTTGTGAAAAAAATATTGAAAAAAATATTGAAAAAAATATTGAAAAAAATATTGAAAAAAATATTTTAAAAAAATCTTGTTTGGTAGATTCAAATTATTATACTTTCAATAATTTTTTGAACAATATTATATGTGATTGGATAATAAATGAAATTGATGGATATATAAACAAAACATTTAAGTTGGATGTATCAATTGAAAATAATGAAACTATAATTGATTTAGAAAAAATACCAAAAATACTGGATTATCTAGTTAATAATGTATTTGATTTATACTCAAATGCAATAAATAATAAATATTCTTTTTCAAAAGAAAAAATATTGAATTTCAAAGATATTTTTATTACAAAACATAAAACATTTGATAATTTGAAAATGTCTAATTATAATACAGATGTTATATCCTATATTTTTTTAAAGAATTCTAACATACTTATGAATAGTAAAATAGATAAACACAATATAATGATAATACAACCCGGAGATATGATAATACATTCTTCAAATGATAGTGAAACCACTTTACTTCATGTTGATAATGATGATTATTTTTTGGTATTTTGTATAGAATTATATGATTCAATATAATATTGGATTTTCTCTATATTATTCATGATTTTCTATATATGTTGGTTCAAATTGTATGAAACGGTTTGTAAAAATTTTTGGAATAATAATATCAATTACTAGTTTTTCAACAAAATCCCCGTTTTCTAATATTTTAATTATTTCAAAATAGAAATCTTTACTTCTTGCTAAAATCAAATTTTTAGAAACAATAAATGACAATCCGTCACATTTGTTGATAACATTATATTCAATTCGTTTAAACAATTTAAAATGAATTTCTTTGTATGCATTTTGTACCTTTTCAATAAGATGATATTCTTGTTCATCATTGGTTATAATTTTATATGTATTTACAAATAATTTTTCATGGGTTATAAATTCAAACATTGGGGTTGAACCGTTGTTTATATAATATGCAATTCTTTCAACCATATTACTACAAATTTTTGAAAATTTATCTTCATTCACTGTTACAAATATAACATAATCATCTAAATTCTCATAATTCTCATATATATATTTGAACATTGCATGGTGCGCATTTCTTGTATTTTCCATATAAATATATTTGTACTCTGTTGTTAAAGGCTCACCTATATTCAAAATCAATATATTACTGAACTTTTTGGTCCATTCTACATCTCCATTTTCGCGTATTACTACTATCATATAATTATAATTACATATTATAATTATAATTTTTCAACTGAAAAAAAAAATAATTGATATAATCTACTGTCATAAATATCACTTCCAAAATAATCAACTGCGGTATGAAACCTGGAAGAATCAAATAATACAAGACGATTGAATAAATTTCCTACTTTGTCGACTAATTTCCATTTTGTCATGTCTCTATCATATTTATAGTATTCATTTTTCATTATTGTGCTTTCATCTTGATTCATTGTGCCATCTATATATTTATAAAATGCGGTTCCCGATTCTACCGGGGCATCTGGGGTCAAATATATTATTCCTGCAAAATTTGAATTATCACAATGAACCCATGAATGTTCATTTGATATTGAATATTGAAATTTTCCATTATCTGTATCATATGGGAAACTTATTATTTTTCCAACAATTGGTTCTAATATTTTTTGGAATTGTTGTTTATGTTCTTCACATGCAAATGGTTTTGTTCTTTTACCAATACAATAATTATTATCTATGCATTTTTGTTCTATATATTCTTGTTGTAATGCAAAATTTCTTACTTCATATGGATTCTCATAAAAGTTATCTATTACTATAATATTACATGACATTGGTTTATTATTTCTGTATTTTTGTAATTCTTCCATTGAATATTGTAGTTTACAATATATTTTTATATTACTAAAATCATTCATATTATTCCGTTGAAAAAAAGAAAACCTGATACAAACGACCATCGTATATATCTTTTCCAAAATAATCAACAGCAGTATGAAATCTGGAAGAATCAAATAATACAAGACGGTTAAATACATTTCCTACTTTATCCACTAATTTCCATTTTGTCATATCTTTACTATATTTGTTATGTTCATTTTTCATTATTCTATCCTCATGCGCATCCAGTGTTCCATCAATATATTGATAAAATGCAGTCCCTGATTCAACTGGCGCATCTGGTGTTAAATATATTATTCCTGCATAGTTCATTCTAATATTTGAGTCATAATGAACCCATGAATGGTCATTTGATGTTGAATATTGAAATTTTCCATTATCTGTATCATATGGAAAATCTACAATTTTATTTATAAATGGTTTCAATATTTGTTCGAATCTTTCTTTATGTTCTTTACATGCAAATGATTTTGTTCTTTTACCTGGATAATATGTATTTTCTGTATATTCTTGTTGCAACGCAAAATTACGAACTTCCATAGGATTCTCATAAAAATTATCAACAATAATAAATGTGCATGTTGGTGCTTTACTTTTTCTAAATTCTTTTAATACATTCATTTTATCATATTATGTGAATCTTTTTATATTTTTTATACTGTTGATTCTTTTACATAAAACCAATTTGTTATGATATACTTATCGCTTGATATTGGCATTTTACCACGATGTGGATATGCCCACGATGCTGGGAAAAATATTAATTTTCCTTTTTCTGGTTTTACTTCATAATTTCCCCAAAATTCGGTTTCTCCACCTTCTTCTATTGTATTCAAATACCATAAAAATGTTACTGCTCTATATCGCATTAAATCTGTATTGATTGAAAAATCATTGTGATATACATATTTTCCTTCGCATTTTTTATATTTTTGTATCATAAAATGTTCCACATGAAAATCATTAAATTCTAATACATTATATTTTCTATTTTTTGTATTATATTCTTTTTTGTTCAAAAAATCACAATATTCAGTAAATCCTTTATTTAATGCATTATACAAATATTTTTCTATTTTTTCCCAAGATTTATCATTTTTAGGTATCAATAAATCAGTTGTATCTTTTATTTCTTTCAAAATTCCGGCAATTACAAGTCCTTGATATTTATCATCCTCTAATTCATACATTGTTATTATATCATCACATAAATCATCTGGTATTGAATTTTTCACTTCATAAATAAAATTCATTTTTATATACAATACAATACAATATTATATTTATATTTTTTTCACTATAATTTAAAAAAATAAACATTCAAGTACGCTTGTGCATTTCCTGATGTTCCGGTTGCTCCACTTATTGGAGGTATATTTACAACACCAGTGGGTCCAGGGGTACCAGCTTGACCAGTTGCACCAGTTGCACCTACATTACCGACAGCATTTGTAGCTGGTGCTGTTCCCGGGTCTCTACACCCTTGCCCTCCGCCTGGTCCTTGGGGGCCTATGGGACCTTGACCACCTATACCACCTGTACCACCTTTACCGCCTTGACTGCCTCGGTTTGCAGCATATGTAACACCATTAACTTTAAACTCCACATTACTTACATTACCTATACTATACTGTAATGATGTTAATTGATTTACATTCATAGCATTTGATGTATAAACATAGACCCCATTTCCACCTGGACCACCTGGACCACCTGGACCACCCGGACCACCCGGACCACCCGGACCACCTGCACCACCATTTCTTGGACGTTTTTTTTGTGGGGCTGGACAATCATCTGCATGTCCTTGTGGTCCTTGTAGTCCTTGTGGTCCTTTTACACCTCGTGGTCCTTGTGCTCCTTGTGCTCCTTCACTACCTTTTGCACTCGATATTATAAATTTCATACCATTTGCCCATTCAGGAACTGTTATTGCCCCGACTGCTGCTTGTGTATTACTATTTGTTATTATTTGTGTTACTGCGCCTGATATTGGATATTTAGTGGTTATAGATTGACCATTTTCACTATAATTGATAGGAGTATCTATTTTAGAATACTCTTCATTTGACTGTCTATATTGAGGAAATCCACTAAAATTTGAAGTAGGTATACTTGTTGTGCCAGGAGTTATAATTGAATTTATATCTGTTCCTTTGTAATAATATTTATTTGACATAATATATATTATACAATATTTTTTTACATATTTTTTTACGAAATAGTTTATATGAACAATTCAGGATTATAGTTCAAACGTGTGCTACTTTTGTGATATTCGGTTTGACCACCATGACCATAATCACCAATTGCATCTTCTACTGCCATCATTGGATACATCAATGCACGATTTCCTTGTTTTGTAATTGTCCAATCTGGACTAAAATGCGGTAATGACGAATTTACTAAAGTCTCATCTGCATATCCATTTCCAAATTTTTCTATTAAAAATTCTGCATGTTTTCTTGTTACCATATACAAATGTGCACCCCAATGTCCAAACTCGGTTGCTGGATAATTGTGATATTTGTATGGACGATTATCAAAATGATGTTTCAAATGATATCCTTGTATCCAATCTTCAATTGGGTAATTTGTCATGTGTCCCAACAACAAAAAATCTAAATTCATTGTTTCAAATTCTTGGACTATATTCGGTAAAGTGTTTGCAAATTCTTTATGTAAATAAATATCGTCTTCACAGAAAAATCCATATTTCTTATCTGTTTTCAAAAACAACTTCAACATATCTATGTGTCCATATGTAATAGACCATAAACGTTTAATTCCTTCACCAATTGGTTGATTTGCAATTCTAGGGTCTGTTATTTCTACACCTTCAAATATATTCAATTCTAATCCTACCTTTGCAAATCGTTCTTTCATATTTTTATATCTTACAGGATTTTTATAACATAAACAATAAAAAACACAATCGTCTATTACTGATTCCATATATTCTATATAATACTTAATTGTTTATATTATTATTTTTTTATAATCAATAATATAAAATTGAATTAAATATAACTATATATATTTTTGTAACCAAGTTATAATCATGAATTGTGAAATCACTCGTAAAATCACCAACCCAGATAGTTTTCGCGAAAATATACGTAAAAAGTTCGCTGTTATTCTTCAAGACAATACTATGTCTATTAATCTTGAAAAAGGTGTTTTCAATTATACTATAAAAGAATCCAACACGCGCAAAATTGTTAAAAAATGGGAAAATCCTGCATTTGTTCAATTGTATTTAGACAGATTGCGTTCCATTTATATTAATTTAAAAAATGAAGAATTACTCAAACAAATCAAACAAAATGAAGTAACTCCACAAAGTGTTGCATTTATGACTCATCAAGAATTAAATCCTACACATTGGCGAGTTCATATTGAAAATAAAATTAAACGCGATGCATCTAAATATACTTCTAATATTGAGGCATCTACTGATATGTTTACTTGTAAAAAATGCAAATCAAAAAAATGCACTTATTATGAATTACAAACACGTAGTGCGGATGAACCCGCTACTATATTCGTAACTTGTCTAGATTGTGGCAAACATTGGAAATCATAATAATATGAATAATCCATAATAACACACAAAAAATTGATTTTATTCAATTTTTTTCATAGCATAATAATTCAAAATGGGAAATAAACAGACAAAACCAAAATATCAAAATGATATATGTGCGATTTGTTGCAATAGAATAAATATTCACAATTTATTGATATGTATTTGGTGTAATGCATCATTGCATGAATCATGTTACATAAAACAACGCGCCAATATATATTACACACAATGTCCGAATTGTAATCATATTGGATGTATTGGTAAAAATAGAGATGATAATGAATAATACAAAATTGATTCTTTGTATTTTTGTATAATGTTATGATAAACAAGGATGGAAAAATTTGAAACAGACGCAATTGATTTTGTATTGAACACATGTAAAACTTTTGTTTTACAAAATTTTAACATAAATGATAGAAGCAATAAAACAATAAATTACAAAAATAATATATATAAAATTACTGTTCATAAAAATTGTTATCATGGTGATAAATATTTTGAAGATTATTGTATCTATTTCTCTTCAATATTATTTGAAAAAATGATAACATCATCATTTTATTTGGAATGGGAAAATAATATAATTGGCAGTAAATTGATACCGGCAAACACGCATTACGAACCAAATACAAACACATTTAGCAATCGCAGTATAAAAATAAGATACGATGAAATAGTAGATAGAAAAATTATTTGTTCATAAGTTTATATATATTCAATATAGAAGACACGGTTATTTCATTTAATTCATTACATACACAAATGTCATACCCTTTTTCAAATATATTTTTTATATATTCGTCATCTTCTTCATTGAATACATTTGCAACATAAATAATATCATATGGTGTATCTATTACCATATTTTCTTGATTTTCTTCTGTTATTTCAGTTATTATAATATCATAATTATATTCTTTATTTATATTAGTATTTGTATCATAATCACATATTACATCAGTATATTTTCGAAACAAATTATACATTTTCTCACATTTTTCAATATCATTATATACTAATAATATTTTCGTAAAATCCATATAATATGTCTATTTTTTTTATTTTATGAAACATTATTTTTATTTTCGTTTTTCATAAATGTTTTTATCCAAGAAATTTTTTCCATACATAATAAACATCGTTTCGGTGTAAAATAAAAATGAGATATTTCTACACACAATTCACAGTATTGATGATTTTTACATACTTTTACTAATTGTTTTTTTTCTTCAAAACATATTGGACATTTCATAAATTATGTATATATTTTTTTCTAAACATTATATTTTTGCACCATATGTAATCACAAATATTAATTTGTAATTACACTTTTTGACTATATAATATTTCAATCATCCAAGGACATAAAATTTACCAATTGGATAAATATATTGATAATATCCAAATAATAATCCATAGATGCAGTTATAAAATCTCCATAATAATCTTTTTGTAAAATTTGATTTGTATCATAAACAATGAATAACGAGAACAATAACAAACCGAATATCAAAAATCCTTTGACAAATGTATAATAATTACCCATAAACATGCTTACAATTTTTGTAATAATGAAAAACAATAATATGAATAGTAACAATCCACCAAACCTTTGAGTTAATTCTACTCCCATTAGAATCATTGACAATCCAAATAAAAACATACTACCAAAAATACCCATTGTTCCAAATATAGCTGTTTTTATGACGTTAGGGTCAGTTATATTTCGCAAAAATGATAATATATATCCAAATATACCTGATATACAACTAAATATGATTGTTTTTAACCACAATGGTAAATCCAATGATATTACAAATATCAATGCAAACAATCCAATCGTCATTACTATCCATAACTGTATATTTAATTTGTCTTTTTCATTTTTCACATTTTCCATAATGTAATATGTTATTCCTAATTGGACTATCAAATTTGCAAAAACCATCATCAAAAATGTTTTTTTCTCATCCAATAATTTGAAAAAATTCTTATTTTTACCAAAAGATACTAAATTTCCACCTTTTTGATTTTTATTGAATAATGTATTATACAGATTTGTATGAACCATCTATATAATATAATTATATATATTCTTCTTCTACCAATTCACTCGTGCAATCTAAATAATTTTCCGTTAATGGTTGATTAATTGGTTTCAATTCAAAAACACTTTTAATTGCGCTATTTTTTTTAGGTTTGCTAACGCGTTTCGGTTTTGATTTTACAGGAATGTCATCTTCATCATCTTCTTCAACGTCATCTTCATCTTCTTCTTCATCGTCATCCTCCTCATCATCATCTTCTACTACAAATCCATCTTTTACATATCCAGTCTTTGTTCTAGGAATATCGTCATCATCATCATCGTCGTCATCATCATCGGTATCTTCATCACCTAAATCTTCAAATCCACCATACAATGTTTCATATATTTGATTCCAACCTGATTCTGTTAAATCTACAATTTCATTTGGATTTGATTCCAATTTTTTTACAACAACACAATTACCAAAAAACAATGTATTATCAATTGGCGGTGGAAACTCATATTTATTTTCTTGATTTGCTTTTCCATTTGTCTTACCATATACGCTAACTGTATATTTTTTAGATTCCATATCGATTGTCCATGATGTATGACATTTAAATCCTTCGGGTGATTTGAATCCCGCCTTTTTATACAATTCATTTTCTTCATATTTTTTCAAATTCAATTGTTTAACCGAACCTAATTTTTCAACAATTATAATAGATGGCATTCTTTCTCTAAAAATATTTAGGAAAATGTATTTAAGTATTTTATGAAAAATACTTTTAGACTATCTACGTTATTATTATTCATATCAAATCTATCTAAAAACATATAGATATTTGAAAACATAAATAATTCATGCTATGGCTTTTTCAAAATATTATTCTATCAATTATCATTATTATTCTTATCCACTATTTATTCAATTATTTAAAAGATACTTATACTACCAAGAAAACAAAAGATTTAGTAAAAAGTCAAACCGACAAATATAAAACTATTTTAGATGAAATTATAAACAAAAAAAATAATATAGATGAGAACATGTTTATTAATAGCGAAAATATGCAAAACGAATTAGATTCTTATTTAGAACAAGAGTTGTTGATATCATAATTCATTTTTTAGATATGCACATTTATCATTTACAACGCCCTTTTTTTGTGAAATTACATATATGAGTTCTACTATTGAACAATCTATAACAAATTATAATAAGATAATTGATAATGCATTGGAACAATTGGAATGGGTACTTTCACAATACGTATGTGCAGAACCAGAATTGTTAAGACAAGATTATCAAACAACCACAAGAATAATTGACACAAAAACAAATGAAATCAACGAAAGAAGGCATTATATAAATGAATGTATAAATAATTTAGAAAAATGTAAAAACTCAATGGCAAAAATGGAAAATGTATTAGAAGAAATTGGTAAATCTTCAAATGCAGGATTGGTGGGAACTTTACACGGTATTTGTAAGGGATTGATTAAAACAAATAAAATTCCTATGAATGAAATTGAAGAAACAGTATTCAATTTTCCTTATGACGAAAAAACTGAAATACAAAAATTTAGAGAATCAATTGCAAAAATTGATGTAACCGAAAGTTATAATACCATTGGTGGTAAAAATATCATTAGTAAAAGGAATAATACTAAACGAAAAAATATATAGCAAAGAATGGCAAATCAAAAAAACAACGTGTTATACCAGTGAAAATTTGAAACCGCCAAGTAGGTATAAAATATTTAGTAAATAGATATAAAAACATTTTTATATTATTTAATAAAATGGAACTTAATGCTATTCAATCACAAAATGTTATGAAACGTTTTCCACCTTTTGAACTTTCCTATGAAACTATTTCACATAAGAAAGTTTCGTCTAATTATAATATTACTTTGGCAATACCTGCTGGAAAGAAATTTTTTGCATGGTTTACTTTTTATAAAAATATAGATGTGTGTTATTTGATGGAATTAAATCGTGATAAAAAAGTCAGTAAAATTACAAGAATAAATACAATTTTTCAACCTTGTCTTTCATTGGGAACTGTTTTATATGGAACTGTTTTAGATAATACCGACCCAGCAGATGAAAAAAAAATATTCATTATTGAAGATATTTTTTATTATAAAGGTCTTTCTGTTAATTCATTTTTATTTAGCGAAAAATTGGGTTGTTTATATGATTTTATGAAAAATCAAACTGTCCAACGATTTCAATATAAAAATGGTTTAGTATTTGCATTACCGGCATTATGGTATAATCATCAAGATAATGATTTTGAGTGTAGTATCAAAATTCCAGATAACATCAATGCTTCTATTGGATATACAGTTCATCATTTACAATACAGAATGCTTTCCAATATCGCACCTTATTTGAACATTTCATTGACACGTAAAATAAATACACCTGCAACTGATAAAAATATAGAAAATCAAATCAAAACTTATTGCAAACCAGTAATTGATTTTTCTAAACCTCAATACAAGTATCCTACAACATTTCATGTAATTGCTGACATACAATTTGATATATATCATCTATTTGCATTTGGTAAAAATAAGTCATTGGTATATTATAATGTAGCATGCATTCCTGATTATAAAACAAGTATTTTCATGAATGGGTTATTTCGCAACATTCGTGAAAATAAAAATTTGGATTATATTGAAGAAAGTGATGACGATGATGATTTTGAAAATGTTGCAGAAGATAAATATGTAGATGTGAATAAAACATTGTTAATAGAATGCATATATAGTCCTAAATTTAAAAAATGGATACCAAAACGGGTTATGCCAAAGGGTTCTATGGTAGTTCATATAAACAAATTGGCAAATGTATTCAACCAATGAATTTCACTCGTAACAAAAATATATATGTAAATAAAATATCTAATATTAACCCTGATATACTAAATAATAATAGAATATATTCAATTGGTGTCTTATTCTCTATTCTATAAAAATAAATACATAACAATAGAAAAAAAGGGATTGCTAATATATCGCCAATATGACTTATATTATTTTTTTTTATCATATTCATAAATATTATATATATAATATATATAATATAATGAATAAAAACACTCGCAGAAAAAAATGGTCTCTTAAATACAAAAGAAGTATCAATTGTAAAAAACCAAAAGGATTTTCACAACGCCAACATTGTAAATATGGAAAAAGACCAAAAACTTTGAAGAAACGTAAATAGATTTACATCAACATATATTCATATTTATCATTTGTATTATCTCGGTATAATGATTCCATATGATACACTGTAATATCTGGAATATTTATATTTATTGGTGGAAGTTTAGTCAATGATAATTGTTTTTTCATGAGTAAGTTGGTTTCTTCTATGTTTTCATTATTTATTTCTATTTTTGAAGTTTCAATGGAATTCTGTAACTTTTGTTTTACTTTTGACATGGTAGTTTTATTTATTTTTCCTATAAAATGAAAAATAAATTCAATTTTTTAGCGTTGTTCAATATTTGCAATACGTTTTTTCAATATCATATTTTCATAAACTATTTTTGCCATTTCAGTTTTGCGTTTATGAATAATCATTTTGTGTTTGAAATCCATTACTTCTTTTATTTGTTTATTTTGTTTATTATCCAAACTGGATTTCTGGTTTATCAAACGATTTACTAATTTTGTATTTGCATCATTTATACTATCTATTTTACGATTATATTCACTTTCCCATTTCTTGGAAAAATGTAAATGTTTAGGTTCTTTGTTGTCAATTGTAGGTGTAATATTTTGTAATCGTTCTAAATGGGTTTCATATAAACGTTTTATATAACCTTTTCTATCTTGACTTTCATACATTTCAAATATTTTATATAATAGTTATATTTTTATATAATTATACTATATAATGGGAGGTGTATCTATCGATCAATCTACTATTGGTGTTCTACCTAAACAACTTGTATCTAGTTTAAGTGGTTCTACATACAAATATGAATCCACTGGTGGAAAAAAATCCAAGAAATCCACCAAGAAATCCAGAAAATCCGCTAAAAAATCTAGAAAATCATCTAAAAAAACCGCAAAGAAATGGTTTCCTATGCTTGGATTCTAATTTTCTAAATTATCCAATTGAATCAAACATTTACGAATCGGGGCTTCTTCTAAACATTTAGTCGTTTCTTCGTTATTTTTTTTAGGTTCAAAAACATGCGTCCAAGTTTTATCGTTTTTCCAATCCAAACTCATAGTTGTGTATTTACGACTATCTATTTGACGAATACGATAATTTGATTTTTTATAGAATGTGCGACGCTGTTTCCATTGGTTTTGAAACAAATCATGAGAATCCACAATATCCACTATAATTGGATTCTCATGTTTTACACGTAATATACGACCAACCGATTGCGTGATATCTGTTTTTGGCGTTACCATTACCAATGATGACAACGTTTTTATATCCAACGCCTCTGCCGCCATTGCATATGTAGCCAATACAATTTGTTTTCCTTCTGTTTCTTGTAAATCACATTGTTTCATTCCACCAACATAATATCCAACTGATGCAATTTTCTTATATTCAATTGCATCATGTAAATACGTGAGTAATGAACGATTATGGCATAATATCATAATTTGATTGTCTGGGTTTTCTTGAATTAAATCGCCAATAACACGAACTATAAAATCGCTACGCGGACCGAATTCACATAATTTTGAAATCATGGTGCTATATTTTGGACTTCCGCGAAAATCATATTCAACTTCATTGAAGTCGGTATCCCCAGAAACATAATTTATTGCACGAACGCATACATCATCATCCGAGTTTCGTTTTTCAGTGTATATCTTTTCACCAATAAACATATATAAAACCTTTGTCAATTGGTCTTTTCTATCTACTGTTGCGGATATACCTAACATATATGGCGTAATTGTTTTTAATAATGTTCTTGAAAATTGTTCGCTACCAATGCGATGCACTTCATCTACCACAGTAAGACCAAAAGATGAGAATGCATCCAGTGGATATTCTTTGTCATAAATAGTTTGTATCATACCAATTACTATATCTTTTTCATCAATATCAAATGTAGGCCCTTGTATTTTTCCAACCCGCGCTGTTGGCAAAAATTCTCCTATACGTTCTATCCACTGGTTCATCAAGAATTCTTTATGCACTATAATAAGTGTCTTTTTCTTCAATAATGATATTATTTTTAGACCCATCACCGTTTTTCCACGTCCACAAGGAACTTCCAAAATCCCACCACTGCATTTATGCTGTGAATTTTCACAAATTGGTTTATCTACATAATCAATATATGTTTTTATAATATGGTCTTGATAATCACGCAAAGGTTTTTCAAATGGAACATCAATATCATCTCCTTCACATATTTCACTTTTGGATGGTAATCCATACCGTTGTATTCCATAAAAACGTGGTATGTATATTTTATTCGCATTTTCACGATATACAGCAAACTCGGTTTCTGGTGCAGCCGCACCGGGTCCAAACACAACCGGTTTAACAGTTAAATCTTTGATTAAGAATGCCAAGTCATTTTCAGTTAATACTTGTTTTGGTATAGTATATCCTTTTTTTCCTAAATGCGCGGATTTACAAACAGTAGTTTTGTATTCTTCATTCAATAAAACTTCTGGTATAGAATTTTCAGTTTTAGCCAATTTCTGTTTTTTAGCGTAAAATTTCTTCATTTTTCAATAAATATTTTGATTTATAATAAATTTGTATATTTGTTCATGTTTAACATTTTAGGAATATACAATCAATTTTTGGGAAACGAATAAAATATCACAAAAAAATATAAATCTACATTATATAATGAAACTATCTTTACCAGCATCGTTGAAATCATTCAATGTTTATGAAATAGTTGCTCTCCTTGTTTTTATTGTATATATTGTATTTCCAATTGAAGCACCATTTGAAATAGCACAATATCTTGATTCTGCATTGGGTATGGCAGTTATTTTCTGCATTACTGTTTATTTGTTCTTATACACAAATCCTGTTTTAGGTATTTTATTCATTTTTGTTGCATATGAAATGTTACGCCGCAGTTCAAAAGTAACTGGACGTGTTGCTATTGCACAATATACTCCATCCCAACCTAAAAAAGATGCTGAAATGAAGGCTATGAACCCACCAAAGGAAAAGACTTTGGAAGAAGAAATGGTTAATATTCGCGCACCAATTGGACGCAGCGAACCTAGTGTTTTCACTGAAAGTAGTTTCAAACCAGTTGCAGATAACGTTGGCGGGGCATCTTTGGTATAAAATATCAAATGTTATTTGTTTTGATATTTTATGATTTTATTTTGTTGTTATGTATGCGATGAATGGCCCAACCACCAACAAACTATATACAAAGCCAAATATAGCCAACATTGCATTGGAATAACCTTGGTATCTTTTCAATTCTTTTTCACTACTGAATTCTTTGCCAATTGCAGTGCTATTTTTCTTTCCCATCAATATATTTTTTCTAACTTGAAGTTTTTTTGAATTAACCAAACTAACCAATATTATAGTTACTATCCAAACAATAAGTGTGAATATTCCACCTGACCTAAAATATTCTTCTTTATAGTTAAAATATTCAAACAAATTTGTTAAAGTATATGCGATATATACACTATTTAGTTCAAATTTAAAATTTGTATCTTTTTTTTTAACTACAATTATAACAAATGTCGAAACAATCCATAATACAAAAAAGAATAAACCAGCCATTCCTAATGATTGGTCTTTAATACCATATATACCAACAAATGTTATGAATGATGCCCAAAACACATAAAAAATAGAAAATATGAAATACGCTGTAAATGTATCATCATTTAATATACCTCCACTTCCAAATAACTTATCATATAATGGATTTGCTCCAAATATGGATACAAAAAACACAATTGTAAATAATATCATTACAAAAAACATATTAATTGTTTTATTTTGAGAACTCGTTACGTTGTTTATACTTACTAATGTGCCAGCATCTGCCATTGGTTTATTCGTGCTAATATCTATTGGTTGGCAATCCATTACTTCCATACCTTCTACAAACCCCTCTGTTAAATTTTGAAATCCATCTTTTCCTGATACGTTTTGTAAAATATTGTAGTTCTCAACATATTCTGCGAACAACTTACATTTTTGAAATTTATCAAAATTTCGTTTTACTTTTATAGGTTCGGTAAAAACAACAACAATATCATTACCACTTTTGTAAAAAAAATATTTTTGTAATTTATTGAACATATTGTTTATATTTATCGTCATTTTCAAATCTTGTTTGTTTTGTTTTTCCGAACGTTCTATAATATTATCTATTGGTGTTGTATCAATATTATTTGCAGTTTTCAATGGGAAACAAATAAATATTTTGCCGTCTCCATTTGTAATACGTTTATTTTCTATTATCAATTGACCATCAAATGCAATACCACTTATATTGTGTGTTTTTTTATGAATATACATAGTATTTGACATATATTTGATAGTAGGTTCTCCGGATATATATAATACATTTGGTTTTACAACATTTTCAGGAGTGAAAAAAGGTATTTTTACGTACCCACCATTGTTTGGGGTTCTTTCATATTGATGAAAATAAATAGAACAATCGTAATAATCACATATTACACTTTTATCTTTCGTAATTCTTGAAGAATCACTTATATTGAAACTCATTATATAATAATATAATATTATATAATTATTCATAAATCTACCTAAAATTATGACTTCCTAAATATATGGAATATATGAAAATGTGCTGTTCTCATAAATAGTCGCAACAAATGTATCTTTGTATCCTTCAACATATACTGTATCATTATTATGTATTTCATCACACCCATATTCTCCTGTGCAACTTTTTCCGTTCAAACTTACAGGTAATTTTGTATTCATATTACCAGTATTAGACATTGTATAATATTGCCATTTATCACGACCTGTCATCAATCTACGTCCCATTAACGGCAATATCATTTCGTCATTATGATGATTTTTGATATTTGGTCTTGTTAATATACCAATTTGTGTATAATCCATTCCTGTTCCACGGGTTTTTATATTGATAGGAATACCGCGAACATCTGCTGAATCACGTGGGAAATAATATCCATCATTACGTAATGGTGGATTGTAAGGGTCATTTATTGGGTCGTTACGAGTTGAAATACCATTCAATGTTATAGGTGGATTTAATGGTGGGGATAATACTACTATATTAGATGATGCCGTTTTGGTTGGTTTTGTAATGTGAATATAATATAAATAACCAACAATAATCAAAACAATCAATATAATTATTAATGTCATGTTCTCAATACATATTACTCCTGGAAGACATTTCTTTGCCATTATATATTTTCATTATATTATAATTTTATTTTTGGAAATTTAGGAATAGGTATTATTTTACATGAATAACATTGTTTTGTAGCATCTTCCCATGTGCTAGCAGCATTTCTTCCAAATACAGACAAAATGAAACAATCAATTTGCTGTATAACATTCCATATCATTTTCTCAATATCTTTTAATCCCAATACAAAAAATAGGAATCCTATTGGAGAATATAATGTTTTTCCTAAAATATCTAATGAATACCATTTAAAACATAAAGGTAATGTAATTATCATTTTAAATCCACACATAATGTAACTGAAAATAGATTTAAAAATATTGAAAATAAAATCAAAGAATTGTCCAATTGCCTTGAAAAAATTTCCTATTTTTTTGAAAAAATTACCTAATTCTTTTAATGGGTCTTTTGCCATATTTAATAAATAGTATATTATATATTTATTAGATATCATTTTCTACAAAATTATTTTGTAAAATCAAATTTGGAAAATTCTTTAATCTTTTCGTTTAATCCGGATATGGTTGTTAATAATTCTTTTGCATTTTTTTTTAAATCTTGCAATCCTTCTTTATCTTCCTCATCCATTCCTTCTTTTTCTTCTTCGTCCATTCCTTCTTTTTCATCTTCGTCCATTCCTTCTTTTTCTTCATCTTCCATTCCTTCTTTTTCTTCATCTTCCATTCCTTCTTTTTCTTCATCATCCCCTTCCGCACCTTCTTCAAATCCTTCTTTCAACCCTGAACCATATTTTAGTATATTTGTTAAAATCAATGAAAGTAATAAAATAACAACCATATTTTTACTGAAAAAAGATGTAATAAATCCAATTAATATGAATACAGTAATATATGTAAAATCACCTGTATTACTCCATAAAAATAAATTCAAAAGTGAAAAAATGAATACAGCATATAATACTATTTTATTATGCAATATACCACTATTGGTAGATATGTTTGTTATGCTTTTTGGTATTTTACTTTTTAATTTTCCCAAGAATGAACTAATTTTATTTTTTAATCCCATTATATAATTAATTATTATTTTATTTTTCATAGAAATTTATGAATCACCTAAATCATTCTCACTAGAACCTGTTTCATTTTCTAATTCATATGTGGATGGTATATCACCTGAATATATATCTAATACTTCTTTGACAACTTCTTCACGTTGTATATCGTTTCTTGAAAATTCAAAACTAGATATACTAGACGAACGTTTTCCCTTGAATTTATTCAAAAAATCATCTAAACCATTTAATTCATGATTACGGTCAAATTGCTCTAAATCTCCGGTAATTACTAGACGACTATTTTCTCCTAAACGTGTTAATAACATTTTCATTTGTGATATAGTAGAATTTTGCATTTCATCTGCAACTATCCATGAATTTTTGAATGTTCTACCTCTCATATATCCTAATGGTGCAATTTCAATTATTTTTTCTTCCATTAAATATTGAACTTCTTTTGGACTTATAAAATTGTATAATACATCATATATAGGTCTAACCCATGGCGCCATCTTTTCTTCTAATGTTCCCGGTAAAAATCCCAATTCTTCATCTACTGAAACAGATGGGCGGGTAAATATGAGTTTATCATATACACCTAACAAAAAATTACGAATACCATGTTCTGTTGCAAATAATGTTTTCCCCGTTCCGGCTGGACCTGTAACTACTATAATCTTTTTTTCTTTATTTCTTAATGTAGATACATACTGTTCTTGGTGTCTGTTTTTTGGTTTTGTGAATTTGGATTCAAATTGCATTTTTTCGTGTTTTGACATATAGTTCATGCACTCATATATTTTCTTTTGATTAGAATATTGCTTATCTTTCTCAATTTCTAAATAGTATTCATTCATTATTTCTTTTTCTGTTTGCTTCTTTGATTTGCGACCACGTTTCTTTTCGTCTTTTTTACATTCTCCTAGCATCTCCTTCGAATTCTCTAAATTAAGAATATCCATTTATAATACTTGTTTATTTTATTTTTACCATACATATAAGTTTCATTGTTTGAATTAATTATTTTGAGACTATATCATATATGCAGCTAAAATATTTATGAAAAATACACCAATATTTTTATTTTTACATAGACAACAATAATGCAGTGATTTTTTGTGAATACAATTTGTAATTTGTAGCTCACAAATACATTTATAAAACGGTATAAAAATCTAATAAGTATATTATTTAGGATAAATGTCCGAAGTATTAACACCCACACCAACATTTGTTGAACCACTTTTAAAACAAGACGATAGTAGGTATGTTATGTTCCCAATACAAGATAATGATATATGGAATATGTATAAACGCCAAGTGGATTGTTTTTGGAGACCAGAAGAATGTGATTTATCAAAAGACCTTGGTGATTGGGATAAATTGAATGCGGATGAAAAACATTTCATTTCCATGGTTCTCGCATTTTTTGCGGCATCGGATGGACTTGTTTCTGAAAATTTAGCATCGCGTTTCATGGGAGATGTTCAATTGTCGGAGGCACGCGCATTTTACGGATTTCAAATTGCAATGGAAAATATACATTGTGTAGTAGGAGAAACAAAAATATTAACAGATAACGGATATTATATGATAAAAGATTTAGAAAATAAACATGTCAATATTTGGAATGGAGAAGAATTTACTGATGTTGAAGTAAAATATACAGGAAATCAAGAAATATTCAAGGTAATTTTATCAAATGGTATGGAGTTGGATTGCACTCCTGGTCATAAGTGGTTAATACAGACTGGAAATAAATTACATCCAGAAAGGTGTGTATGTAAGGAAATTGAAACAAAAGATTTAAAAATTGACGATATAATTGAACGATACATTACTCCATGTGTTGAATTTAAAAATCCAGATGAATTTATGAACCCATACATGCATGGTTTTTTTTGTGGAGACGGCTGTTATGCGAATAATTATCCTGTCATTTATCTTTATGGTAAAAAAAAAGAATTGTTAGAACATTTTAAATATGATAATAAAAGTGAAGATGAAAAAAGAATATATTTTTATATTAGTAAGTATATAAATAAATCAAAATATGAAGTTCCAATTAATTATAATATAGAAACCAGATTACAATGGTTAGAAGGACTTGTTGATGCAGATGGTTGTACAAATCTAAATTCAACCAAAGATTCAACATCTATCCAACTTGCATCTATACATTTAAAATTTTTACAAGAAGTTCAATTGTTATTGACAACTCTTGGTATCATATCTTGTATAAAAATGAATCACAAAGCAGAAAAAAGATTAATGCCTAAAAACGATGGAACCGGTGATTATGCCTATTATAACTGCAAAGAATGTTATGTTTTATATATTACTGGAAAATCAGTAAATAAATTAATGGATTTAGGGTTTTCACCAAAACGTTTGAAGTTAGTATATTGTGAACGCTTAAATGGAACAGTAGATACAACTGAACGAATTAAAATTACAAGTATAACAAAAATATTAGATGATGAACCTACATATTGTTTCAATGAACCAAAAAGACATTCTGGTATTTTCAATGGAATATTGACATGCCAAAGTGAGCAATATTCCTTACTGATTGACACGTATATAAAAGATTCCACAGAGAAAACAAAATTATTTGAAGCTACCAAACATTTTCCTTGTATTGCAAAAAAAGCAGATTGGGCAAAAAAATGGATAAACGACAATCGTAGTTCATTTGCATCCCGGTTAGTTGCGTTTGCTGCAATTGAAGGTATATTCTTTTCATCCAGTTTTGCATCTATTTATTGGATTAAGAAACGTGGTCTTATGCCAGGACTTACATTTACAAATGAATTGATTTCACGGGACGAGGCATTGCATACAGAGTTTGCAGTTTTATTATATAGTAAATTAGTGAAAAAATTAAATAAAAAACGTATTTATGAAATCATACAAGAAGCTGTTGAAATTGAAAAAGAGTTTATTACAGAAGCAATTCCATGTAGAATGATTGGTATGAACCATAAATTAATGACTCAATATATTGAATTTGTAGCTGACCGCCTTATTCTTCAATTAGGTTATGATAAAGTTTATAATTCACCAAATCCGTTTGATTTCATGGAACTTATTAGTATTGAATCCAAAGTCAATTTTTTTGAGAGAACCAATTCAGAGTATGCATTGGCAAATAAAACTTGTGATTCCAACGTATTTGAATTTAACGCCGATTTCTAAACATTTCATTCAATATACAATATGAATTGTATATTGAACATTAGAATCCTTTCATAGTATAATAAAAAATTGATTTACACCCTTGAAGATTTACAACCGCACCTTTAACATTACAATATTTATTTTAACTTCTTAAGAGATTTTTTATATTGGCGTTCGTCGTGTATTTTTTTTTCAAATTCAAACCCAATAACACCTAATTTATGTAATTCACCTGTTGTATCACTTTTTAAATCATCGTTATATGAGACTTTACAATTATATTTTCCAAAATTTCTATACTCATTTATGTAATATGATATAAAATTTTCAATAGTTATTTTTTGTTCTTCGTCATAATTGATTTCAATATAATTTAGAAATTCACTATAAGTTTGAAAATTATCCATTGTTGTTATTATTGTTTCATAATAAAAGATAATATTAAATCAATTTTTTATTTATCAAAAGGTGCAGTTTTGAATCTTTAAGGGTGTAAAATACTTAAATATAATGAAATATATTGTATATTAGAAATGGGAATTTATAGTAATGGCAGTATTTTTGGAATACAAATGTATAATTTTAACGATGATGATATTAGTAATATATTATTTGAAGAGAAATATGATGAAGAAATGAGTTACATTCAAATGAGGGAAGCATATTTATTCTACAATAACTTAAATGATAAAAATAAAATTAGTTTTAAAATTTATACAGAATGTAGTAGCACATTAAGCTATAAAAAAGATAATTTTATGATGTGGCAACCATTGTCTTTATATACATTTTTAGAAAAATTCGGCGTTTGAAATGTAAAAAGGTGTAAAAAGAATAGTTGTTCTCAATTTTATTCTTCCTAAACAATAATTTTTATAAAAGAGTTGAGAACATGAATAAAAAACATAGAAAAACAAAGACTTTTACAACAAGGTTCTCAACTTCTTGTAAGGTGCAACCGACTGTTGATAAAAATAAGTTCCTAAATATCTTCAAAAGAATAGTTGTTCTTAATTTTATTCTTCCTAAACAATTTTTTTTATAAAGTGGTTGAGAACATAGAAATAAAACCCCCTAAATTGAGAACTTTTGTAAAAAGGTTCTCAACTTACTAAATATTATTTTATTTTTTTGATAACTCTGTGCGGATAACCATATGTTGGTAATAAATCTACTTCAACATAATTGCCACTTGATAAATACAAATCTACATATTTATTTATAGTGCTACTGTCAGTATCATCAACAATAACAATACCATCAATCTTGACAAGTAAATCACTATTTATCATATCATTTGAAATACAATGTTCAAAATGGCCGCCATCAACATGGACAACATCATATTTATGCAGTAATTCTGGATGTTTGTTTATCCAATGTGGCATGGTAACAGCAGAATCACCTTCAATGTATTCAAAATTTACATGTGAGAATTTTGACTTGATATATTGAAAACAAGGTCTAGTATATGGATGATAACCTATATCAAAAACAGTAAAATTTATAGGCGTTTTATCTCTACCCAATAACATCAACATACTAGAATGTCCTGCATTGAAACCAATTTCACATATATTTGTAATAGCTTGTTTGCCACACCAAAATAAATTCAATTGTTTTGAATATAATTCAGGAAATTCATTCAAAGTCATATGATGATAAAAACAATTACCTTCTAAATAATTACTTGTTTGAATAATAATATTTTTCAAATCTTCTAAATAAACATTCCTTTCATTAGTTTTCATTTGATATTCTTGTTTAACAAAATCCATTATTTTTTATTGTATATGTTCATAATAAATAGTAAAATACAACGAATGGAAAATTGAAATTATATGAAATCAAAATACAAATGAAAATATAGAAAAAATGCATATTATAAATGTAATAACAATTATCATTACAATTTACATAATATATGTAATTGTTGAAATATGTAAAAAAGAATACATTGAATCATATACAAATATAAATGATGACAAAAATAAATTTATTACCATTTTTCAAAACAATTTGGACAGAGCGCCGGCTACGCCGGCGCAAATAGATGATTATCAAAATATTATCTACAAAATTGTAGAAAATATAATTTTAATAATTATTGCTATATTATTATTTATAATAACTAATATAATAAATGATAATATGACAGTAAAAGAAAAAAAATATGCAAAAATTTTTCCAATATAATTATGGTGCATGTGTAATACTGTATATATCCAATGTTCGCGCACTTGCATCTTTCGCATCTACATATTTGGGCATCCAAAAATAAGGAACAATTTTACCATGTCCAGGATAAAAATCTTCAAATATTTTTCTATAATACCATTGTTCATCGGTAGTTGGTTGATTTTCTGTGTATATTTTTTTCTCAATATTTTTCATTTTTTCAGTGGCATGTTCTTGTAATATTTGATACAAAGAACGAGATTGATGACTTACTCCATCACTAAATGCCTCTTTTCTTCTCCATAAAATTTCAGCAGGTAATAATGGTTTTCCAGAAGTATTTGAAAAATATAAATAATCAAAAGATTGTCTTATCAAAAACTTCTCGCATGTTTTATTCGTATTAAATCGTATATGAGCTGGTATGGATAAATAGTATTGTGTCCAACTTCTGTCCAAAAAAGGCGTCCTTGGTTCTAATCCATGTGATGATATACATTTATCCGACCGTAATACATCAAATGCATGTATATCTTTCAATAATCTACGACATTCTTTATCAAATTCAAGAACATCTGGTGCTAAACCCATATACAAATATCCACCACACAATTCATCTGAACCATCTCCATTGAAAATAACTTTTGCCTGACTATTTGAAGAAATATATTTACCCAACAAATAATTACCAATACTTGCACGAACACTTGTTGTATCGTATGATTCTATATCACGGATTACATCCGGTATCGCATCTGTAAAATCTTTTTCAGTCAATAAAATTTCTTTATGATTACTGCCAATATATTCAGCTACTATTTTGGCACAACGTAAATCTTCTGAACCAGACAAACCTATACTATATGTTTCAATCGGTGGTAATCCATTTTTCTTATGATATTCACTTACCAATGCTGCTATCAAACTACTATCTAATCCACCAGATAATAAACATGCAATGGGACGTTCAGTAGTATTACACCTTTTTTCAACGGCAGTAATCAAATAATTTTGTATGTTTGATATTATTTTGTTTATTTCGTTAGAAATACTTTTACGTGTTTGATAACAAAATCCAGTTGTATGATATTTCACATTTTTATATTTCAATTTCCAATACGAAGATACTACGGAGGGTAAAACATACATAGAATATGTGCCAGGAATAAATTGTTCAATTCTATATGGTTTTGTAGAAGTATTTACAAAATTGGATAACATTTTCAATTCTGATGCGAATCCTATACAATTTTCATTTGTATCATCATCTGCATACATTATGTATAATGGTCGAACACCATAGGGGTCTCTTGCAACATATATTTTTGCCTCATTTTCATATAAACGTTGGTCCAATAATACAAATGAGAATACTCCATCTAATAATTGTAATGTATGGTCCATACCATATTTTTTGTATAAATGAATAATAACTTCACAATCAGATTGAGTTTTTGGCTGTATGTCGATTAAAGAATATAGCTCTTTATAATTGTATATTTCACCATTACAAATTAGTAATACATCATCTTGTATAAGTGGTTGGTTGGATTCAGTATTCAAACCGTTAATAGCTAATCTATGAAATCCATACATTACTTTGATTCCTACTTTGGATAAAACAGAATGTTCAGGACCTCGTTTTTTTCCTTTATCAAATTGATTGTCAATGAAATATTTAGTGTATTCATATTCATAATTTAGCAGAGAAAATATACCACACATTTTTGTAATATAATAGACGAATGACTTTATGTTTATTTTATTTACAATAAATGAAATAAAAATATATTTATGTAATATACATGAATTTGGACGATTATATTTATATACCTTCTAAAAAAGTATATGAAAGAGATGAACTATTGGGAATCAAAGCAGCATCTCATAAAAGAATTTTTGCAGATTACAACCCATCTACAATTACAGAAAGTTTTGAAACAAAACCAGTATTAACAAATAGTATAAACAATACCAATTATTTAGTCGTTGTGCCAAACAAATATGATAATAATGGAAATAATGATGAAATTGAACTCTTGAAAAGTAATTTCAAGAAAAAAGTTTTACAGAATGATTATATTACACAATTTTATATGGGTTCATTATCCATAATTGGTTTGTATATTTTCTTTCAATACCTGTATGTAAAAAAATAATATTACCAGAATTTGATACTTCTGGAAGTTCTGGAATACTTATTTGTTCTTCGTGATTTTGTTTTTTTCATTTTTTTATGCATTTTTCTGGTATTTTTTTTTAGTGTATTTTTTGTTGATTTATGTGCAGTTTTGCTCATTGAGTAATATCCACCACGCGACATCTATATAATATACAATATATATTATATAGCTAAATATATTTCAGTTTATTTTTGTAAAAACAATTTGTAATATGTAATTATAGTTTGTAACGTTTGTAAATTTCAAGTGCAACTAAACCACCGAAAATTTGTGATAAACAGTATGGAATAACTTCTACACTTGGTAATTTACCAGCAGCAGCCATGGCAATAGTAACCGCTGGATTGATATATCCACCTGAAATGTTAGCAGTTAATAGAACTGTCAATGCTAATGCCGCCCCGATTGCTAATGCATTTCCTGTTGCTAAAATTACATAGATAAAGAATAGAGTGCCTAAAAATTCTACTAAATAGTTATACATTTATATATTTTACAAATATTTTTTTACATCGCCGATTTTACACCTTTGTCATAAATTGAGTTATTTATCCAGAAATATATTTATAATTTCCATTTGATACCAGGAATCGTAAATCGATTGCCGCATTCGGGTCACCTGTAACAGTTGAGTCACCTACATATAGTTGGATTCCATTACCTGTACCAATACCTGGAACACCTAATAACACATATGCTCCACGATAATTGATAATACCAGATGGTGTTGAACCGAAATTACTTGAACCACCACATCGTTGCACTGCTGTAATTAAATTGGAAGGTAATGGCGTTGAACCAGCACCAGCTGTTTTAGGTTCATCATATGTAGCAATAACTACGATGACGGATGATGTAAGGGAGTTCAAGTAATTTGCTAATGGGGTTGCACCGGTTCCTCCAAAAACATCATAATTCGTTACACTAGTAACTCCTGTGGTACGGTCTATTGTGAGAACATTGTAACTTCTAACAAAATTGGATAAAGGCACATTTGCGATTGGTGTTCCATTTGGATTACTAGAAGTGTAAGAATAAAATCCGGGTGAAATACCGTTCGCAGAAAACCCTACAATATTTATGACTGAACTGGATATTGCAGCCAACCCGGCAGAAACAACACGATAATATCGAATATCAATAGTATTTATAGGTCTGTTTATTACTTTGAGAGGAACACGATAACCTCCATTACGTGTTCGAATTAATGCCTGTCTTTCTACATTTCTATCTGTTACAGTAGTAAATGATATAGCATTTCCATCACTGTTTAATGTGCCATTTGCAATTTGGTCAGCTCTTCTATTTGCAACCACTTGTGACGCATCATGGTTTCCATACCATTTTTTTTTATTTTTTTGCGCATTTGTTATATTGGAAGTTTGAAAAGTTTCCATATAAATCTGTCTATTCAGTGAAAAAGTGGTAGTGCCATCTGATGTGCTATCTTTTTGCGGCATTGCCTTGATACTTCTTAATGTTCCATTGTTACCAATTGTTTTATTATATCTTAATCCAGGCATTGAAAACATTCTTAATATATATATTCATATAACATTATATTTTGTTTTTTTATTTTTGAAAATTATTTTACAGAAAAAAGGATTTTCATAATTTATCTTCTTCTTACTGCCATAATAGCACTATATGCAGAATTATTGTAACCTCCATTGGATACATCATTGTAATTACGATTTACTGCACGTAATTTTTTAAATTTGATGTAATCAGACGAATCTGGAACAAATTTAACATTTGCGGATGTTACTGGGATTCCAGTAGCATCACATGTTTGAACTGGTTTTCTTAAACCACGTTTTGTGATGACAGTGGATGTGCTCACTTCGGCAGGTCCTCCACATGCAACATTTTTTCTTGATAAATAATCACCTAAACCATTGATTGCACGAAATGGTCCAACTGCGCGTCCTCTTCCGTTCAATGTATCAGCAGTGTATAAAGTATTCCATCCGTCACGTAATACACGACGCATCATAACTTGTTCGCTACTTTTGTAATTATTAACTGTTTGTGCTGGTGATATTCCAGGATATCCTCCTCCTAAACTTGTATTATTTGCCATATGTATATTATATAGTAGAAATATATTTTCGGTTCATTATATATATTATTTATTCAATGAGTTCTACAAATACAGATTCATTATATTCGGATGAAGATGATGATATGGAATCAAGTGTCGAAGAAAGTATAGTAAATTTAGAAAATTTAGAATATATACATGATATACAAACATTAGAAAAACTAACTTCTCAAAATATTAATGTTATATTTGATGCAGATTGTGTTCGCAAACGTTCTAATTTAAGTAAATCTTCTGCTGAATACAAATTGGATTCAGTATCATTCAATCCTCAAAAATTATTACAATCAATACCAACAGATTCTCCTAAATTAAATGCACTTCTTTCAAAAATTGAACGTTTAGATGAAAATGATATGAAAAAACATGGTAAATTATTCAAACATTTCATTTTTTCAGATATAAAATCTGGTAGTTTTGGTGCTAAACTTATTGCATCCGCACTTATTGCAAAAGGATTCAAGTTGGGATATAGTGCACGTCGTAAAGGTGAAACCGGACCTATTGCAGAACAACCTACTGTTGGTGGTGCTAAACCAAAACTATATGAAAAAATAGAATTATTGACAGATGAAGAACTTGCTACAAATCCTAGTAACAATTTTTATTTATTATCATCGGTTGGAGTATATGACCAACCAATCAGTGTAAAGAATAAAAAAGAGATATTGAAAAAAATGAATCAACGTCCTGAAAATATTCATGGAGAACTTGCACGTATTATTGTTATGGATAGTGGATTCAAAGAAGGCATTGATTTATTTGATATCAAATATATTCATATTTTTGAACCACAAATTACTTCTGCTGACCAAAAACAAGTTATTGGACGTGGAACGCGGACCTGTGGTCAAAAAGGACTTACATTCCATCCAACACGAGGATGGCCATTACATGTATTTATTTATGATATTGATATTCCAGAGTCAATACGTAAATATATGGCAAATTCATCTACTGCATTTGATTTGTATTTAAAAGCTCTTAATATAGATGTTCGTTTGATTGAATTTACTCACGATTTAGAACGATTGAGTATATACGGTTCTGTTGATTATGAATTGAACCAAAATATACACAATTTTTCCATTAGAAACATTACTAGTATTTCTAACAAGGTAAGTCCAATGAGTAGTGTAACCGCGCCCGGAGCGTCTTCTTCTATAAGTCCAATGAGTAGTGTAACCGCGCCCGGAGCGTCTTCTTCTATAAGTCCAATGAGCAGTGAAACCGCCCCCGGGGCGAATTCTTCTATCAGTCCAATGAGTAGTGTAACCGCCCCCGGGGCGAATTCTTCTATCAGTCCAATGAGTAGTGTAACCGCGCCCGGAGCGTCTTCTCCTATAAGTCCAATGAGCAGCGAAACCGCCCCCGGAGCGTCTTCTTCTATAAGTCCAATGAGCACCGAAACCGCCCCCGGAGCGTCTTCTTCTATAAGTCCAATGAGTAGTGAAACTACTGTTGTTCCCGAATCTACCAATACAGAAGAAGTAAATTCATTAAGCACATTGGGTGGTAGTTTATCCATATTCAATATTGAAGTAACCGATGTCCATAAACGCATGAACCATGAAGAATTGAGAAAATACATTCGTGAGAATTTTGGAGAATATTCTTGGGATGATGTAAAAATGGAGAACTTGTGTAAAGGCGGTGCATCTCATGCTACACGATATACACCCACCCAAGATTTTATTCGCCATTATTTTACACCGGAAAATCCAGTCAAAGGTATGCTGTTATTTCACAGTGTAGGCACTGGAAAAACGTGCTGCGCAATTGCAGCGGCGACAACATCATTTGTTCCAAAAGGATATACAATTTTATGGGTTACTCGAACAACATTGAAAAATGATATATGGAAAAATATGTTTGAGCAAATATGCAATGAACAAATCAAAGAAGAAATCAAAAAAGGTGTTATATTACCCAATGAACATGCCAAACGCATGCGAATGCTATCCAAAGAATGGAGTATTCGACCTATGTCATATAAACAATTTAGCAATTTGGTTTCTAAACAAAACAATTTCTATAAAAGTATTGTTAAAAAAAATGGTGAGGCCGACCCTCTTCGTAAAACCCTTCTTATTATAGATGAAGCGCATAAATTATATGGCGGTGGTGATTTATCTTCATTAGAGCGTCCAGATATGAATGCACTAAAACAATCTATACAACAATCATTCCAACTTTCTGGTGTGGATTCGGTGAAACTTTTGTTAATGACGGCAACTCCTATTACCGAGAACCCGATGGAACTTATAAAACTCATTAATTTATGCAAACCAACCGACGAACAAATGCCAGAATTATTTAGTGATTTTTCAAATATGTATTTAGACGAATATGGACGTTTTACTCCAAATGGTGAAAGTAAATATTTAGATGATATTGCAGGATATATAAGTTATTTAAATAGAGAAAAAGATGCGCGACAATTCGCACAACCGATTGTTCGTTTTGTTACTGTGCCATTGATTGAGAACATAGATATACTAAATAAATTTGATAAAAAATATGTTCGGGAACATTTAGATAGTGATGTAGTTGAATTGAAACAACAAGTAAATGAGAACTTAAAGAAATTGGAAGGAGATTTAAGTGATTTAGATATGACAAAATTTAATGGACTTAACACACCATGTCAATCGTATGAAGGAAAAGAAAAAGAATCTTGTGAAAAAATTGTTAAGAAAAATATTAAACTGGTTTTAGCAGAAGCAAAAATAGAAGTTAAAAAAATACGAGATGTAATCAAAAGTATTCGCGAAGAAATCAAAAATAAAAATTTATATAAAAATGAAACTTTAAAAGGTATCAGTGAGAACCTTGAAAAAAATCCAGAAGAATATGCTAAATTCAAAAATTCTCTATATTATAACTTAAAAACCAAATGTGGTAAAATAGTTAGAACAAGTGAAGATTTGAAAGAAGCAATTAAAATACATCCAGTTATTGTAGATTTGAACCAACAATTAGGAGAATATGATAGTAGAATAAATAACCTCAATGAAGAATTGAAAACAAATATTGGTGTTTATAAAAAACGTTTATTACAAATAAAAGAAATGATGAAAACAGATTTATCACCACTTGAAAAGAATGTTCTTCGTATGGTTCTCCGCGATGAACGTAAAAATGTAAATAAAATAACGCGCCGGTCTAAAAGAGAAAATAATAAAGATATTGTTGAATTGAATAAAACACGTAAAAATATAGAAAAAAATCTTAAAAAGAAAACTAGTCAATTAAGAAAAACGTTGAAAGAACGATTAAATGAAGAAAAGTATTATGAAAAAGAAAATAAAAAAGCCGAAAAACAAATTAGAAAAACTATGCGAAAACAGGGTATAATTGAAAATATTGAGAATGAAATGTTGCAAGAATTATTTAATAAATATTCAGCTATTATTAACGAAGAATTGAAAAATTTAAAAGAAGCCATGGCACAAGATGAAAGAGAACTACAATTGAAATTACAACAAAAAGAAGAGAAAAAACGTTTGAAAGAAGAAGAAAAGAAAATTAATGCCGCGGCCAAAGAGCGCGAACGAATGGTTAAAAAAATGGAAAAAGAACGCGAAAAAGCAGCTAAAAAAGCAGAACGTGAAAGGTCACGTCAAACCAAAAGTGCAGCAAAACTGGCGAAGAAAAACAAAACGGTGAAGAAAAATTCATAATATTGTATAACTAAAAAATAAAATTACCACCCAAATAATTTAATTTAGGAATATATATATATATATATATACATATAATGCCACGTTGTCCAAATGGAAGTCGTAAAAATAAAAATACAGGAAAATGTGAAGCTGTGCCAAGCTCAACAAAAAAAATATCAAAACGATGTAGTAAAGGAACTCGTAGAAATAAAAAAACAGGAAATTGTGAATCAGCAAAAAAATCAGTAAAACCACGTGTTAATAAAACAAAAAAATGGAATATTTACAAAATAGATTATGTTGTTCCAACAATAGCGGTTGACGATTACAATGATTATAGTAGTTATAAAGGAATTATGAATATTGAAAGTGTATATATTGAAAATGATGAAAACATCGCCCAACTTATCTTTGGAAATAACGTTGAAATCGTTCCAGGAAAAAAAGGAGGTATATGGGAAGATGCTGTAAAATTGAATAACATCAACAAAAATAAACCTATATTCCAAAATTTCATAACTGCTGGATTGAATACAGATGTATCACAAATTACATTCAACGGATCAGAAAATGATGATGATAACAATTATACTACAAAAGAAAACATTAATGACATTGAAAACGGTGTTTTTGGAAAATATATAAAGATAAACGCGTCAGGAATAGAAAATGTAGAGATTTTGAATAAAACGGGTAAAGAAGAAGTGTTGCGCGAAATAAACAAAGTTTTTCGTGACATGTAAAATATATTTATTATTTTCATCTTTATCAATGAAGATACTATATACAATAAAAAATTATATAAATATTTTTTATTATATTTTGTGCGAACTTAAATGTTCATATTATTCAATATTTCATATTTCTATTTTTCATTGTGATATCAATATAATCAACATTTTTCAATTGTGATTTTACAATATCTTCTATTATACCAAAATCTTTACCATTTATTTTTAATGTAGCGGGTTTTGCAATTGTATTTCCGTCTGTATTTTGCTTGACAACATTTATTTTTCTTATATTCTCATTGAATAACCGAATATTGTGTAACAAATATTCTTTACTTAAACCGTCTCCATTTGCAACATCTGATTTAACTGCAATAAATCCTTCTTGTTGAAGATATAAATTAAATAAAATAACTAATACTAGAAAAATAGCTAAAATGTAATAGTATTTCATATATAATATTTTGATATATTTTTTCAAATACAATATATATGCAATCAAACGAAAATATTGATAAATTAACATTAGAATTATTGATAAACAAAAATCAATATAATAAATATTTATCACAAACAAATCCAGAAAAATACAAACAACATCAGGAACATTTAGACAAAATTACTAAATATAGGGGAAAAATTAATGCATTGTTCTCAAACCTTTTAGAAAATCCAGAAAAACAAATTACAACCAACATAAATGAAAGTTTTGACAATTTTTTGAGAACATGTATCAATCATTTTGAAATGAAAGAATTAGAATATCAAACTACATATGATTCTTATGAAAAAGAAGATGAACAAGATATTATGTTTGGTAATTGTGAGAACGAAACAGAAAATGAACCATTAATGAATACATCTTATGCGTCAGGTTCTCTATGGGGTAAAAAAATAAAAAAGAAAAACTGTGAAAAAGAAGATTCAATGATACATCTTCCATCATCGACTTCAATTCCGTCTTATACTATCGATATGTTCATGAAACAAAAACAAAATAAAAAATAAAATATCTATTTATTTTAAGTAATCATTGAGAACATTATGAATTTTTTCCCAAAAAATCCATTGAATTTATTGAATTTAAATACTAAAAAGGCAAGACCTAGTAAAACCCGTAAAACACTCAAAAAAATGAATTGTAGTCCATCTGTTAAGGGAAAAACGGTGAATAAAAATACATGTTATACAAAAGATGTTTTATTCAAAATAAAAGATGCATATAATGCGGGTCATAGTTTAGATGAAAAAATTGTATCAAGTAATCCAAATGAAATATGGAATATATTACGAGAACGTTTAGTAAAATGTGAAAAAGAAGATTGTTGGCTAACCGAAATTAATGACGTGAATTTACGTAAAGAAATTGACGATTATATTTTTGCACCGGACCAACCACCAGAATGGAAGAAAAATAAAAATGAATGGTTATCTAATGTTGATATTTCCAATGTAATGAAACAATATGAACATACACATAAGAATTTCAAATTTATTGGACCAACCCCGATTGATTTTGCAACACGTGTTCCAGAACAAAATGGAAAATGTGTATGGGAAGAATTATGTTCTATATCGGTTGAAAACTTGTTGAAACAAGGAAAAACAAAAATCGGTATTACATTTAATTTAGACGACCATAATGGCCCAGGTAGTCATTGGGTTTCTATGTTTGTAGATTTTGATGATAAATATATATTCTATTATGATAGCGCAGGTAGTGATATACCAAAAGAAATAAATGATTTAAGGAAAGTAATTATTCGACAAGCAAATAATTTAAAACCTAGAAAAATAAAAATGAAATTTTATAAGAATTATCCAGTAGATCATCAACAAGGTAATACGGAATGTGGTATGTATTCATTATTTTTTATTATTACAATGCTAACTGCCAAAGTAGATGGTATGTCCAAATTATCTTTAGCCAAAAAAATAAAAATGTTTAAAGGTGGAAATATACCAGATTCGTATGTTGAAAAGTATCGTTATGTATATTTTAATTTTGAATAATTATTTTGTCATAATATAATAGTATGACAAGATATAAAAGACCAAATAAAAGAAATAAGACCCGGAAAATTAAAAAAATGAAGGGCGGTGAGGAGCCAAATATAGAAAATCAAATAAAAGAATTTGCAATTAAGACAATAGAAGATAAAATAATAAATGAAATAAAGTTGGTAGGAACAACTGGAACCACTGGTCCAACTGGACCGATTGGAATTACTGTGCCAACTGGAACTACTGGTCCAAATGGACCGACCGGACCAAAACAAAATAATAAAAAAGAAATTGCAAAAGTAAATTATTTTAAAAGATTATTCAAAGATGATAAATTGAAAGATGATATAAATCCAATTTATAGTAATTTTATTATAGATAAATCTGGCGAAAGTGTGGTAGAAAGTGTTGCAGGTGTTGAAGAGTTATTCAAAATTTTTGGAAAAGAATATCAATATTTTAAAAACCGTGATGATAATGAAAAAATTTTACCAATAAAAACAAAAATTATTGAAAATGATTATGACCCAAAACGAGAGGTTCCTATTGATGAGATAAATAGTAGTAATCGTACTACTCGTAGTGATAGTATGGTATAAATACAATTTCAATAAAAATATATTTAGACATTTCTAATTATATTTATCAAATGGCATATATTCATCCTGAAAATCAAAAATTATTATGGAATACGATTCAAAAAACGCCTATATTTAATAGTCTTGGTTCTCAACAAAGCCAATGGTTCAAATCTATAATTCAACGGTTTTACGAAGAATATCCAAATGCAAAAGTAATAAAAACCAAAGATGAATTGCAAAATATAAATCGTGCAACAATATCTTTTATGGTAAATTCTTTGAAAGAAATGGTTCAACCTAAACAAATTATGCAAACATCGTCACTATCTTTACCATCTACAACTGGAAGTAATGAAAGAATGTCATACTATAATGACCAATTCAATAATCGTCAAAAAGAATATGAATCCATGAATACAAAACCATTACCACCAACAAACAGTGTTGTAGATGAAAAAATAACAGATGAAGTAATTACAAATATGGATGAACTTATCAGACAACAAATTGAACAACGAGAACTTGAATTGAAAATGTTTGGTCAAGCACCATTATCACAAATGCCGAAAATAATAATTAATGAAGAAATACCTACTGTTGAACATTTAGTTATTTCAAAGGACGATGAGAACAAAGAAAGAATAAAAAAAAATGTATCTTGGAAAAATGTAGAACCAGAAGAATTTGAAGAATTGAAAAAGAAAGTATTGGAATTAATGGATACTGTTGAGAATATGAAACAACAATTGGATGTTCTTACTGCTGTAAAAAGTGATACACAATAAAAAAGGTTTCCCTTTTATATTTTTGTTGTGTGAATTCAATATAGTAAATAAGAGTTTATTTTTGGAATTAAATCAACGCCAATTTTAGATGATAATAATACAAATGTTTCTTTTTTTTCTTTTGTATGATTTCCCAAATAGTCATCAATTTTTTTCAAAGTCAATAAAATATTTTTTTTTAAAGTTTCTGTTCTGAATGTTTTATCTTGTTTTGTTAATTCATCCAATATTATATTTCCTCTTGTTGCCATAGTTTTGATTAACGATATGAAGAAATCTTCTTTTTTAGTGTGACTATTATGAATATCATGACGAATTTGATAAAATTCATTGTATAAAATACTATACAACTTATTTATGATATATATACGACTCTTTTTACTACCATTCGTTTGAATATTATGAGTAAAAGTATCTGCCATAATCCGTAGTTTGTAATAAGACTCGTTTGGAATGATGTTTTTGTTTTTGTTTATAATTCTCTCACTTCGGCGCAACATGTTCAATATTATTTTGGTATAGATGTCAATATTGTATTTGATAAAAAGTATTTCAATTTTTTCATAACAAAAATATAAAAGTGTGGAAACAATTTAGAAATATAAGGAGAAATACAATAAGTATGTTTGTGTGGATACTGTTATTCAGTTATTTATATTATACACAAGCATTAGATGTGCAAACGCCATTGCGTTATCCAATTACAGATTCAAGTATAGTTCAAAAAATTAAACCATATTTACATGAAGACCAATATAATAATCTTATTTCAAAAATAAAAACACATAAAATAAATGAATTATATTTCACACCTAAAATGGATGTAGTTGTTTCACATAATACAGAAACAACCGATAAACCAATATTAGATTATTCAGTAACTACGGTGAATCCATCGATAGTAAATTCTATTGTAGAACTTGCAGATAAAAATGAAGTAAATACAGTGTTTTTGAAAGACCCTCAACAAAATGAAATTATAACAGGAGCTGCGAATATACTGAATTTTGCATTGAATTCAATTTTTCCAATATTAATATTAGTATCAATATTTCGCATGTTTTCAATGAATCAAACACCAATGGGCGGTGGATTTGGTCCAAATTTTGGTAAAAAACCACAAATTAATGTAGATAAAATAACAATGCAAAAAAATAACATAACATTAGCAAGTTTTGCAGGAAGTGAAGAAATTATGCGCGAATGCACGGAAGTAGTGTCTTATTTGAAAAATTCAACATTGTATGAAATGGCAGGAGCAACAATACCCCGTGGAATATTATTAGAAGGTCCGCCAGGTAGCGGAAAAACGTTACTTGCAAAAGCAATTGCAAGTGAAGCGGATGCAAATTTCATATCAACAACTGGAAGTGAATTTGTGGAAATATTTGTTGGTATGGGAGCATCCAAAATCCGTAATTTATTTGAAAATGCACGAAATAATCGTCCATGTATAATTTTTATAGATGAAATAGATGCGGTTGGAAGACAACGTGGTGCAGGTATCAATATGGCAAATGATGAACGAGAACAAACATTGAATCAACTTTTAGCTGAAATGGATGGGTTTGCAAATAATGATGGTATAATGATAATTGCCGCAACAAATAGAAAAGATGTATTAGATGCAGCATTATTACGCCCGGGGCGTTTTGACCGAATTATTACAGTGCCATATCCTGACCGCGAATCTCGCAAGTCAATATTGCAAGTTCATTCACGTGATAAAAAATTAGATGAGAAGATAAATTTAGATTATATTGCAGAATTAACAGCGGGGTTTTCAGGAGCACAATTGAAAAATTTATTGAATGAAGCTGCTATATATGCAGTTCGCAGTGGTTCTATTGTGATAAATGAAAATAACATATTAGATGCATTAGAAAAATTAATAGTAGGTATAGTAAAAACACGGGATGAACGTTCTCCGGATTCAATCAAACGAGTAGCAATACATGAAATTGGGCACGCATTTTTAGCAGCATATTTCAATGAATATTTCGATTTGAAAAAAGTGACAATTCAAAGCACCTACAATGGAGCAGGTGGATATACATTATTCAATGAATATTTGAATATAACTGAAAGTGGGTTATATACAAAAGATTTATTACTGAAACGTTTGATTGTGACAATGGGCGGTAAAGCCGCAGAAACGATTTATTATGGAAACGATTATGTATCAGTTGGGGCAGTTCAAGATTTAAAACAAGCAAATAGTTTAGCAAAACGAATGATAGGAAACTACGGTATGGGTAAAAAATTGGAGGCGTTTTATAATGAAAATGTCGAAGATGATAGAAATCCTTTTTTAGGTAGAAGTTTAGCATTAGGTTCTAAATATTCCGAAAGAACAAAAGACATGATGGACCGTGAGACATTAGAATTAGTAACTTTTGCATTGAATGAAGCAAAAAATATTTTAATGAAAAACCGCACAAATGTTAGCATTTTGGTAGATTGTTTATTGAGCAAAACTACATTAACTGGCATTGAAATACTTGATAAAATGAATTTATAATTATATTATATATGAATGTTGATGATATAGTAAAAAGCGATACATACAAAATATTTAGAATACATAGATTGCTCTTGATATCTTCGTTATTTTTTTTGATACCAGTGTATATATTTATAAAAAAATTTGTGTTGTATAAAGAACAATTGCGCATATTTGAATATGTATTGGTAGGATTTGTCATTTTCAATATTTGTGCGTCATTGTTTTTTTGGTATAACGGAAATGAAAATTCGTGTTTTCATATAATAGATGGTATTTTTGCAAAAATTTCCTTTATTATGTTTGTTATATATGTGTTATTTTTCAAAAATATACCGAATTATATGATATTATTATTTTTGATTTTATTGTCACTTGTTGTATATTTTGTATATTGTAGTAATTATTATTCAAGAATAGAATGGTGTTCAGAATCTCATATATTCCATCATGCAATGTTTCATGCATGTGCGTCCATGGGAGCAATATATGCATTTATATAATATACATTTATAATGCATATAAAAATATGAATACATATATATTAGTGATGTATTTATATATTTTATTTTTTCTTTTTTTCATTGGAACGAATGTATGTGAAAATTTAAGCAAACTTTCACAACAAAGAATAAAACACATTATTCAACACCCAGGAACAACTCCTGAAATGCGAGATAAAATAAATCATGTATTATTTGATAGTTACAAGGGATGGGCCGAATCGAAAGCGATTCATTTCAAGCGTTTACATAAACATAAATGTTATCACATTACACCTTTTAACATTTCAAACGCCGATTTTCTCGGCATTAAAAAATAATTAAAAAATGTAAAATCAACAGGCGTGCTTATCTTTGTGTTTCTTAACGCCGATTGTCTCACTTAACCCTGTCTTTTTGTTTCCACAGGTGAAAGACGATGCTTGAAACTGAAATTCTACTGGTCTTGTTTGGTTATGTATCCAACATTCAGTTAAGTTCAGTATATTTATAGCGGAATTCTTATCCCTTGTTCTAAATACGACATTTTTGTTTTCGCAACTCACGCAGTTAGAACAAGTGAATAATCTGTAAATTTCAACTCCTTTTGTATCTTTATAATGTTTCAACTCTTTTCTACATTCACAACACTTTTGAGATGTATAAAATTCATTAATAGTTATTGTATCATACTTTTTATGAATTAGTTTCCTTAATCCTTTATTCATTGTAGGCATAGTATATTTAATTTGTGAAGACATACTCCAATTTCCATAACCAATAAGTATATTTTCTCCAAATGTATCTTTTATTTTATTCAAAAATGTATCTATGCTTTTCTTACCATAACTATATTGTCTAAATTTCATTTTTCTCCAAACTTCTTTTTTGTAAAATTCTGTTGTTTCCTTATTTAATTTGTCTTTTTCAACCAGATAAACCTTGAATTTTTCATAATTAACTGATTTACTATTTTTACTTGATAAATGAGTTTCTTTTTCTATAATATGATTCCTTTTCTTTTCTTGTAATAATATTCTCTCATTTCGTTTTCCATAACTTTCTACCTTTCTTTGTGATGCTGTAAATTGTAGTTTGTTTCCATTTTTATCCATCATATACACTAATGAATGCTTACCAGGGTCACAACCCACAATATTTCTATCTTTCAAATTATCTAATTGCTCTTTGGATAAATCTTCTATATTGTAAAAATCTTGTTCTTGTAAAACAGGAACTCTTGTTCCCCATTTTTTATCTTTCAAATCTTTTCTAATGAAGAGCAAACAACAACTAATTCCGTCCGTTTGAATTTGATTATGAAACTGATAATGTTTATTCTTAAATATTTTATTTTTCAAATCTAAAAAGTTGCACCATACTTCATTTTGGTTGTCTTTTACATTACTTAATAATTCTCCCTTTTTCACTTTATTACCATCTTTGTCTTTTTCAGGACAAAATAGATTTATCAAACTTGCTGTATCAATAATAATATGTTTTGGAATGATATTGTTTCTTAATGGTAATGGTTGGAATAATTTACTTTCTTGTTTTTCCAATACAGAATTCATATATAACATTCCTTTCAAATATTCAAATGGTCTAACCTTAATATCATATTGTATTGACTTTTTAATTTCGGTAGGTAAAATATTAGATAAATGAGTAAGTTTCCAGTTAGAAAATATTTCATCAGTTTCATTCAATTCTAATAAATGTTTTTTGAATTGAAATAAGATTGCTTTATCTTCTGTAATTTCATTTGTGGTTTTGTTAATAAATCGTAAGAAATGCTGAATAAAATGCTCTTGAAAATTATTATGTAAAGAAGTATGTATTTGTGTTGCTAAATAAGGTAATAAAAAAGTGGTATTTTTCAAATTAGTTTTTTCGTGATTAAATAAAGGTTGATATTCAATTTTGTAAAATTCTTCAAATATTTCTAAAAGTTCTGTATCTTTACCTTTTTTACCTCTATTATCCCTTAACCCTAATGTTTTGATACAATACAAAATAAATGTTTCGTCTATTGTTGGTAATGGTTTGTTGTTTGTATAACAATTCAAAATATATAACCGAATAAATTGATAGGTATGAATAACCAAATCATTCATCTCAAAAACTAAATTATTTATAACTGGTTGTATAGTAGCACGATTAAGTAAAATAGTTTTGAGTGGTATTTTGAAAGTTTTATAGGCAGATTTTTCAACATTCCTAAATTCTTGGAATGTTTCCTTTGGTTTTTTCTTTTTCACCATTCTATATATTTACTAAATATTTTATTTTTATATAGTTAATTTAATTAATTATATAATTCCTAAATATTTTCAAATTCTTTGTTTTCATTAATATTTTTTAATTTTTCTTTTTTATTTAGATATGCTGTCCTTGCGTATTGTTTTTTTTTCTCGGTAGTTAGTGTAGCATTATAATTTATTTTTTCTTTATATTCCTTTACTTTCTGTTTATGTTTTTCTTTATTTTCTTCATAATATATTTTATTTCTTATTGGTGCTGTATATTTTTTGAGATGTTCTTTGGTTTCAATTAATTCATTTTTCGTTTTTTCTAATTCTTCTTTTAATAATATATTTTCCTTAATAAGTTCTTCGTTATTCATTAAGGTAATATAATAAATTATTTTTATATAATTTTCACTATATAAAAATCGGCGTTTGAAATGTTAAAAGGTGTAAAAATGACGAAATTAAATCCTATGCATTATATGGATTATATCAAGGAATAACGCGATACAATGGTAATAATACATTTATCACTTATATTGATTTTTATATGAAAAATCAATTACAACAATGTATGTCAAAATTATTACCGATAAATGCGTTGCCAAAAACATATTTGAAGAAGAAGAAAACTACACAAGAAAACAATAAATTATACAATATTTATTTGAAACCAATATATATTGGACTTGATAATTATTTGATGGAGAATACAATATATAATTCAATATATTCACATGAAAACAAATGGTTAAAAAATGAAAATGATTTGGAGTTTCAAAAGATGATATGGGAAAAAATACGTCAATTACCACCATTTCAAATGAGAATAATGTTTTACAAATATTCAATTGATTTTGAAATGTTACGCAGTAATCGTGCTATTGCTGAAATAATGGAATGTTCAACTCAAACAGTTCGTATAAATTTGATTGATGTAAAAAATAAATTACTACCTTTCATTAACAATAATTGTAATTAGTGAATTACAACCGTAACCACTGCAATATGGTGTATATAATTTAGGAAAAAATAAATTAATAATATATAATGTCGGTTTTAACAGATTTGCAAAAAACAGAAATTACGGGATATATAAATAAATACAGAGCATTACATCAGGCACCACCATTGGTGTTTGATGAGAATATTACACGAGTTTCACAAGATTGGTCAAATTATTTATTAACAAACAATGTGTTTCAGCACAGTGGAAATAAATTGTATGGTGAAAATTTGGCATATTTTAGTGGGTATGAACGAAATATAATGGTTTTATTAAAGAAATCTATTGATGCCTGGTACAATGAAGTAAATAAATATGATTTTAATAATCCTGGTTTCACACCAGGAACTGGACATTTTACATGTTTAGTTTGGAAATCAAGCACAACATATGGTATTGGTATTTCAATAGATGCAAATTCAAATGCATATATAGTAATGAACACTTATCCAGCTGGTAATTATATTGGTCAATTCAAAGAAAATGTATTACCAGCGGTGCCGATGCCTGCACCAAGTCCTGCACCAAGTCCTACACCAAGTCCTGCACCAAGTCCTGCGCCAAGTCCTGCACCAGCCCCAGTCCCGGTGCCAGATAATGTTATCAATAATAAAACATATATAATCAATATGTTATACAATATAATAACATCAATACAAAGAAATCAACCACGAACAGTAATAATAAGTGCGATATATAATTTGATATTGTTTATAAATGGATTGTAACAAAAAAAAGATATAAAAAATTACGTAAATATAATATATGGAATTATTCAAACATACATTATATATAAATTTGGAGTCAAGACCAGACAGACTTAAACATGTAACCGAAGAATTAAAAAAGATGAATATTGAAGCCGAACGAATAAATGCAATAAAAATGGCAGATGGTGCAATTGGTTGCACATTGAGTCATATACGCTGTTTAGAACTGGCAAAAGAACGACAGTATCCATACGTATTTATTATGGAGGATGATATTACATTTTTAAACCCGAATTTATTAAATGAAAATCTTGTAAAATTTCAAGAAAATCCAGAATTAAAAAATTGGGATGTTCTCATTATTGGAGGTAATAACTGTCCCCCATATATGAAAATTACAGACTATTGCATACGTGTCGCAAATAATCAAACAACAACAGGATACATTGTAAAATCTCATTATTATGAGACCCTTATACAAAATTTCAAAGAAAGTGCGCAGAAATTAATGCGAAACCCAAACAATAAACGAGAATATGCATTGGATATGTATTGGAAACGATTGCAACAAACTGGTATATGGTTGATGATTATTCCTGCAACCGTAACACAATACCAAGATTATAGTGATATTGAAAAACGTGTTGTCAATTATAATCATTTAATGTTGGATATTCAAAAAGATTGGCTATTTCGTAGATGAATCATATACAATTATCGTTTATTTTCTAACATCATAAATGACGATAAAACAGCCTTATTTTTTTCTTCATATTGCATTGTTCTCAAATTAGATTGATACTGACGTTTCATCATTTCTTCTTGCATTTGTCGTTCTTTCGCTGCCAAAACTTGTTCTGCACGTTGTTTTTCCATAGGATTCAATGATTGTTTGCTACGTTCTCTCACAAAATGGTCAACCGATGTATATGTTTGAACTTTTTCAAAATCACGTTCGCTAACTGCAAATACGGTTTGGTCTTTATGAACTTTGCGTAAATCATCGTATTTCAATTTACTAAATGGGTCGCTAGTTACATATGCATTGTTGTTTAAATCATCATCATCATCATATACATTTGTTCCTGCACCAGATGAATATAGATTTTCTACACCGCGATAATTAATAATTGCCTGGTTTTTTTGTTTCATGTTCTCTAAAACATCTCTCATATTACTTGCATTTACATTTTGGTCAATGTTATAAATCGGTTCATCTTTTACAAACCATTCATTTTTAGATGAATTGGGTTTTTTAGCCATATTTTCTTCAAATAATTGATTAAATTTACTTTGAAATTTTTCGGGATTCATTTCTTGAATAGCGGATGATACTTTTTTTGTATTTGTTTTATTAAGTTCTCCATTTAGTGGTTTATATTCAATGTTCTCAACTGCTTTGTTTTGTTTATTTTGATTTTCATAAAATTGCAATACAATTTCAAAAGCCTTTTTATAAAACAAAAAATATTCACTTGGTAATTTTGATTTATCGGGATGTAACATGAGAACTTTCTTTTTAGCGCGTTTTAAATCATCTATTGTAATTTGATATTTCAACTCAAATAAACCAAGTATTTCATCCAAAGAATACATATGAATATTTAAATTATGATTGGATTGCATGTTTTTATAGTATTTTAGGAAAAGTATTTAGAAAATTTTCGGCTAAATATTTTTTATTGAAAAAAACATATACTGTAAGTATATACCATGGAAAACGGGTTAACTATGTTATTGCATTCACTTATCATTGGTGTTCTTTTATACATCATTATGGTTTTCATTTTAGGACAAAACAGATTAGTTGCTGAAAATAGAAGTATTTTGATTGCAGCAGTAGTTTTGATTTATATGATTTTATTTGGACATGGATTACCAAAATCTATCAACAAAAATATCTAATTGATTTTGTAAGAAATTGAGAACATTCCATATAAGTTCTCAATTTCAATGTATTATATATATTTAGTAAAAATGAAATAAAAATAATTGAACATTATAATATAAAAATGCCAAAAGAAGTTATTACAGAAATTGCAAGTATGCAAGATTTAATAGAAATATTGAAAGTAAATGATGGTTTAGTAATTATAAAATTTGGAGCAGAATGGTGTGGGCCTTGTAAAAAAATAGAACAACAAGTATATGCTGCATTCGAACAAATGCCAGATAATGTTCAACCTATTATAGTGGATGTAGATGAATGTTTTGAAATATATGCATTTTTAAAAAGTAAAAAGATGGTTAAATCTATCCCTACAATATTATCTTACGAAAAAGGAAATATTTCCTATATACCAAACGATATTATAGTAGGTTCTGATACAGATGAATTGAATCATTTTTTCAAAACATGTTTTGATAAAGCAAAAGAAATGTTGTAAATATACTATTGTAAAAAATATAAAGATTTTTACAATAATAATAGAATAATGAAAAAGGTTAATTATTATGTATTAACCAAGATTGATTCTGTTAAATATAATAGAATGAAATATAGATTTGAACATGAAAATATAGATGCGATGTATTGTCCAGTAGTAGAATTCACAGATGAAAGATTGGTAGATGTAGATGATAAATACAAACGTCCATGGTCATGTATGTTAGGACATTTAGATATGTTTGCTAAATTTTTGAATTCAGATGCAGACTATGGTATATTTTGTGAAGATGATATTCATATTAGACGGGGTATAAGCGAAATTATACCAGAAACAGTTGCTAAATATGAAAGGCGGAATTTAGAAATATTAATGTTGGGATATTTATTTCCATTTAGACCAGTAGAATTAACCTTTTATCATGAACCCGAATTTTATGACCAAAAATTAGAATTGATAGATGAAAATCTTATTTATTTTACATATATTGAAAGATTATGGGGTTCTCAAATGTATATGTTGAACAAAAAAACAGCTGAAAGATTTTTGAATACATATACAATTGAATATGCTAAACAATCATTGACAAATCCAAACATGGCACCATTTGCAGTAGATTGGACAATTACTAAAAATGGAAGAAGAGCCGCTGTATATCCAATGTTAGGAGTAGAAGAATTAACAGAAGACCAAAGTGATTATGGTCAATTTATATATCATAGAAAATGCACCGCTATTCATTATGATGCTACTAAATATATTTAGTTTTTATATTTTCGTTTCGTTCTTCGTTTTTTCTTTGATTTACCCCCAGTTGTTTCATTATTTTCTTCTCTTGGAGTTTCAAATACATTTTCATTTTCTTCGCCAAGTTGTTCTTGTAATACTTCTTGTAATCCTTCTTGTAATCCTTCTTGTGAATCTTCTATTTGTTCGTATATAGTAGCAGCAGCCAATACCACACACGTAACTCCTATCATACCATATGTCAATAATGTTTTTGAATCAATAATATCAATTGAACGTTCTGTTAATATTTTTAAAAAATTATAATTGTATAAATCTGACATATATACTATACTATTATTTTATTGTTTATTTTTATTTTTATTATACAAAATATAATAAAAATCAAAAATTTGCATTCCAATCATCATACAATCCACCTTCCATTATATTTGATACATATTTATTGTTTTTTTCTAATTCTTCTATAATCAATGATTTTTCAAAAATAGAAGTTGTATTGGATTCTAATAACATTAATATTTGTTTTTTTTTTATATATCCTAGTATTGTTCTATTTAATTTTTCTTTTGAATATGTACGCAAATCATACCCGGTCCTATTTTTTATAATATTTATATACAAAGGAATATTTGTTTGTAATTCAGTATTGTGTTTTTTTTGTATTTCATAGTAATTTAATATAAATAAATATAAGTTTAACAATAAATTCATATATACATAATTATAACATTTTTATAGATTCTTCTTTTTTTCTTTTCATAGTCTTCCATTTGTCTTTTATACATTTCATCTGCATATTTGTTTTTCCATTTTTCTTTTGTAATATCATCAATTTCAGTGTTGAAGTGTTTTTCATATTGTTCAGGACTATCATAATACAATGTTGTCAAATCTTCATCACATTTATCTGTCAATAATCTTATTTTGAAAAATAAATCTTCATCAAATGAACCTACTAAACAATTTGTATATGCACCGTTAATTGCATTGCGAATTTTTCTACCAGGACATATTGGCGTTGCATAATATTCAACACTATATTGTTTTCCATTCTTGTAACGATATACTTTATTATATCCTTTATCTTGTCGTTTGATGTCTTCTAAACTTTTCAAACGTTTCTTTTTTTCAGAAGTTATTGTATAATCTCCGGTTGTAATGGAAACATCGTCATCCATATATACATCATTATACTTATCAACTTCTTCTTCTGAATATTCTGACATTTTTTAAAATTATCTAAAATACCAATGTGTAGATATTATTTATCTGTTGGTTATAATATAATACATATTTTTTTTATATTGTTTATATTTATATTTTTGTATATATTACTATTATATAGATGTCATTTTTTTTGAATAAAATAGAGAGTGTGAAAAAGATGTTTTTCAATCAAGATAAACGAGAACCTGAAAAAACTGTCAAAAAAATACCAAACACTATAAAAATAAATCAAGCCTATGATTTAGAAAAAAGTAATATAACTAACAAACAAGATAATTTTTTAAATAGTGATGAAATAAATGAAAACAAAAATGATGTAATGCCAACAATTCATGATGATAATTATTTTGATATAGATGAAGAACAAGATAACAATGAAGAGTTTTATGACGATAGTCCATATGAATACAAAAATATATATTCTAATGAAATTACATATTATCACTATATAAATGACCGTTTAACCAAAACGTTTGGTTCTTGTATGGATTACGATTCTAGTAAATATAAAATACATTTCTGCATTTTTGCAATAAATGATAAATGTAGTATAAAAGGCAATAAATTACCATTTTTACAATTTGTATTTGAGAACAAAGATAATGTTTTCGTATTTCCTAGTATTGAATTCAATTGCCCACATAAACAAACTATTGATAAAGAACCTATTGAAGTAGATGATGATGTATATTTCAAAAATGAATGTATTAAGAAACTATTAGATGTATTTCAAATAGATAGTATTGACGAAACTATGATGGAAAAAATATATAAAGGGTTTTTAGAATTTGATGAGAACAATATTTTTGTAGTATTTGATTTTACATATATACAATCTATTATTTTCAAAACCGAAGAAAGTAAATCCTTTTTATTTTTCTCAACCAAAATTGAAAAATATGAATGGGGTATTATTGATGAAATTAGAAAAAAAGAAATCCAGAAAATACCAATTGAGAACCTTGTGTTAGATTTTTTCCAAAAATACAGATATATGAATGAAATTAAAACCGATAATAGAACTTTATTATCTATTCCTTCATCTTTGTATTTATGTAAATATGAGAACAATAATTATGAAAACATAACAGAAACTTTCAATACAAATTATGAAAAGAGAAGTATGCATCCGCATTTAGGATTTTTCTATTTTTTCTCTGTTGAACAACTACAAAAAGATGCAAAACGTTGTGCTATATTTAGCGAAAACAATATTGTATTAGATAGAACATTTGACAAAATGAAGGAAGATGATATACATGAATACAATAACATTCTTTTAAAATATTCTGTATTTGAATATGTTGAGAACAATAAAACAATTTGGTGTGTAAAACCAGATACTTTATTCTGTGAATTGTAAAAATATAAAAAAACGATTTAGAATAATAATTTCATAAAATAAATATATGAAATTAGTAGTATTGACATTTGGTGGTCGCGAATGTTATTTGAAAATCCTTTTTCCATTAATTTTAAAATACAAAAATTATATCCATGAATATCGTCTTTATATTGCTACTACCATACAAAGTGATATTGATTACATGGAAAAATTTGCAACAGAAAATGCATTTGTAAAAACCGTATATTGTAATGTGGATGGAAAAGTTATTTTAGATGATAAATGTTTAATATGGGATAATGCATACAATACATGTAAAGATGAAAATACTGTATATTTGAAATTAGATGATGATATAGTATATTTTGATGAATCTTTATTTACCGATTTTATCCAACATCGTATTGAGAACCCTAACCCACCATTGTTATATCCTATAATTATTAACAATCATTTCATAAGTTGGATGTTACAAGAAAAAGGTATTTATAACCCAGAACATAAAAGTGAAATTGGAAATACTTGGAAATATACAATTACGAGAGTGTTCTCGCATATTATGAATAATAAAACAAAAAAATTAAGAGTAGGAGATTTTATTCATGATAATGAAATTCTTTGTCCAATTGCCTGGGGTAATTTAAATTATTGTTACAATTTACACAATCAATTTTTACAAGATTTACAACAAAATAATATTGATAAATACAAATTTGATAAAAATATTCAATTGAATTATGCAGAAGCGATATCTATCAATGCATGTGCATGGTTAGGAAGTGATTTGAATGAACTTGTCAATAAATATGGTCAAATATATCATGATGAAAATTGGTGGTCTTTATATGTTCCCATTTGGTCAGGACGTATAAATGAAATTTATGGAAAAACAGTTGTATCTCATTACGCGTATTATAAACAACGAGAACTTGGTTTGGATAATACAGATATTTTAGATAAATATTATCAATATATGAATCATTCATTATTTACGTCTGTTATTTGAACAAATTTTTATAGTTTCTTAATTGAACCACCATTTCATGCCAACTATTACATTTATCCAATTTACACAATATAATATTTTCATCTAATAATTCAGTTTGTTCTTCTTGTATTGAATCAAATAATATCATTTTATGATTATTTCTAAAATTACCAATCAATCTATATATTTGAGACAAATAAACATAAACGTCAGTTATTATAATTCTATCATCAATTGTAAAATTACCGTTTTCTAATGAAGATTGAGATGTATATATAAAATATAATTGTTCTGTTGAATTCAATATTATATCTTTCAATCTTTGAAATCTTCTTATATATTTATTGATAGTTTCAATATTATCAACATCATGTGGAAATATGACATTATATTTAGTATTATACAAAGCACTTCCATTATCAAATGTATAGTAATGTTCCATTTTTTTCAATGTTGCTCTTTTTTCACAACAGAAAAAATGATTTTTAACTAAATCCTCTATATTCATATTTTCAATTAGTAATAAATATAACATTTCAAAAGTGAATTTTGGATTAGCAAACATCCAATCAAATGGTAATGTTGGACTTTTACATATTTCATTTTTGAAAACATTAGATGAGCATTGAACACCAATCGGTATAATTATCATATATTTATATAGATATGTAATGTATATAAATATAAATGTAATAACGTAATATAATAAATGAAAGTAGCAGTATGTTTATCAGGACAGCCAAGAAAAGCATTAGATACATATCCATACATATATAATAATATTATAGCACCGAATAATGCTGATGTATTCATACATATGAATTATGACAAAGATAATCGATATATAGAAAAAATGCACATGGATAATGGAAATTGTAATTTAGAAAAAGATATAGATATACATTTAATAGAATTGTACAAACCAAAAAGTTATTTAATAGAATGCCCGCGTAATTTTCAAAAACCAAATTTTAATGTTCCCGAAAAGAGAATTGAAAATATTCAAAATATGAATAAACATAAAAATTGGTCAAAAGAAGATGCAAAAAAACATCTTGTAAAACAAATGACATCTATGTATTATTCTATTTATAAATCCAATGAATTAAAAGAAATTTATGCAAACGAGAATAATATTGTATATGATTACGTTATTCGTCTTCGGTTTGATTTATTACCAGAACAACCACTATTATGTTCTCAATTAGACCCAAATTATATATATTATATTGAATTAAATCAACCTGACCAATTAATTAGTGATTGGATGAATATTGGAAGTAATACTATTATGAATGTATATGCATCCTTATACTTACATATGGATTATTTGAATACTTTTACATATTATAAAAAATACGAACGGTTGGATAACAATTTAGAACCATCTGATATTTGTGGCGGTGTATATGAACATATGTTGCGAGATTTAATGAATTTACATAGAATACCAAAACGTGGGTTACGCTATCCTGGAAAACTTATTTATTGAGAACATGTGTTTTTACAAAACTATTATATATATAACAATATATATATGATAGAAGTTCCTCATACCGAATTAACGAGTGGCACAAATTATTATATTTCAAAAGGACAAGCAGAACACAAGAACAAACAATTTGGAACATTTATGAAAACAGACATTAAACCAAATGGGGATGCATGGGTATATTTCAAAGATATTGAATATCTTGATAAAATGGATACCATTAAAAAAATTAACCAACCTACTGTATTTATCTTACGAGACACTGATATCTATGAAGATGACCCGAATTCACAAGAATATCATTTTTATAAAGAAGTAGCTAATCCTATACAAAACAAAATGTATAGAAAACTTTTGGATAAGGTTCTCAATGACCCAAATGCAATAGACGAATATTCTAAATATTTACCAACAACCCGAAAAACCCGTGGAAAAGGAGGAAAAGGAATAAAGAAAACAAAAAGAACAAAGAAACAAAGAAAATCAAAACGTAGAAATTGAGAACTTTTATACATTGTTCTCATAATCAGTCAAATTAATAGACAAATTTGTATATTTATCTAAATATTTTTTCAAAATATCTTCTGCAATCTCTTCGCTAAAATTGGATATAATTTCTTCATTCATTGGACGTCTTCCGTTCATGTTCTCAAATTCTGTTACAAATGCATCTATTTTATCATGTGCTACTTTTATTTTATTGGAAACTTCTAATGCAACTAACGCAAAATGTTTCTTTTGTTCTAATCTTTTTCGTTCTTTTTCTTTCTCTTCGCGTTCTTTTCTAACAATTTCATCTACTTTGGATTGTATTACTGTTTCACGTGCTTGTAAATCGGCTATATTATCACTTGGATCAAATGTTGGCGCACGTAAATCTTTATACCAATGATGACGACTTTCATTGGACGTTACAATAATATCACATATATCTGGTTTTTTCAATGCATCAAATCGTTGTCTTTGTTCTGTGCCAGGTTTTCCAGAAAATGTTTTATTGAATTCATTTATTATTTTTATAGGTATAGATGGACTGGTTTCCATAAGTCTATCAAATTCTTGACGATTTAATTTCAAAAAATGACCTGCATCCATTCGTTCAACTGGTGCTTTCGCTAATTCAATACGAATATTACGTGCAAATTTATCCCAAGATATTGCAGAAACCCGGTGCGCCTCATTCAATTCTGATATTTTCAAATACTGTTGTATAGTAGTTAATATACCAATTAATATATTAATACTACCAATTACCATTGGTGCAAATGTTTGATATTGTAATGGCAAACTTGCCTGTGCAAATGATGCAGTTCCACTAATAGTAGATAATGTAATTGCAGGTATAGTGAACCATGCATGCATTACAGCATATTTATTATGTGCCCGCGTATTTAACCATTTATAACATTGTGCAATATCACACCATTCAACCATTATCATTTCATTTTCAGGAGACCATTCAATATTTTTTGTAGAACTTCCTACACTGCTACCATTATCATTATCATTTTCATCCATATTATTTTTTTTATCTTCTTTTCCTTTACTCATAGAGACAGTATATACATATCTTGTAGAAATTCATTTAGAATTGTAAATTACAAATTTTTTAATTTTCACTAGATTCTTTCATATCTACCGCAGCATCATTTATTATATCCACAACTTGTTCCATATTTTCTAAAATGGTTTCATTCGAGTTGAGAACAATATCTGTTTTTTTGATATTTTCCTCTACAATGGATTCTTTTGTTCTAATAGGATTTTGTGTAAATCCATCATCAAAATCAAAATCGATTGTTTCATGTGATAATATAAAATAGGATTCAATACCTGCATCATGATTTGTTTTGCGGTTGTTATTCAATATATCTTCGTCAATTTCTCGTTGGAACATATCCATTTTAGTATAAAGTTTTGCTAAATAATTTTGTTGAGAAGAATGAAAATAATGGATATAGTTGATATATAAACTCATTTGTTCTCGAACCAATGTATTTTCAAACTCTAATGTGGTTAAAAAATTACTAATAGACATTCCTACATTTGTATTATCACTGTAATCATTTTTTCTTTTTTCTGAATTTGAATAATATGAATACATATCATTCAATAGTAGTAAAATAGTTTTGTGTATTTCTTGAATATCTTCTATTTTATATTCACGAAAAGGTTCTAAATCTTTATAAATTGGTATTTTTGTGCTATCTGGTGCATTTGGTAATTCAATATTTTTTTCTTTGGTTTGCATTACAATAATGTTGTATAGTTTATAATAATCACCATACATACGGTTATTAATTAATATGATAAAACGATTAAGGTTCTCCAATTCCATATTCAATACCTTGTATTGAAAATAAAATGAATCCAAACAAAACAAAAATATTTTTTTACTATTGTGTTTAATCAAATTATTATATGTATTTTTCAATTTATTCAGGTTCTCGGTTATAATATCTTTTTTTTCATAAATGAGTTTATCAATATCTATCAATTTAGAAAAATTATGTTTCAATGAATCCACATTAAAAAAATGTAAATAAGACATGTGTATAGTATTTCATTAGATTTTTGTTTTACTAACATAAAAAAATCCCAATTTAGGGAATTTTTATTTTATTTTTTGTTTTTTCAGTATTTTGAATTTTTAGAATAATGAATAATATTTCATTTTTGGTTTTTCATAAATTGCATTAGATATTTCTAATAAATTATTTGTCTCTTGTTGTAGTTCTTCAAAATCACTTTGCATGATTTTATAGTCACTTTCTTTGAAAGAAGAAGGCACTTTGGTCAATAATTTACATAACTCATCGATTTCAAGATATTTTTCATCATTACGTTCGTCGTATGGAATGTAATGTTTCAATTCCCAATAATGGTCATCATCATAATACAATTGCATACTTCCATTTTTGTTTATTGCTTCACTAATCTCGTTTGATTTAGGAGTTCCATTCAATTCAACGTTCAAGAACGCAAATGAATACACATTGCGTTTTTCATTCATTCTCTTGCGCATGTCAATATAAACAACCTCTCCAATATTCATATTCATAAATGTATCCTTGATAGTTTTCTTTGATACATTTGATAATATACGTGGAATGAAAATGTTAATGTATGACATTTTTGCTGCTCTCTTGTTAGTTAATCACTTTAATCACTTGTTGTTATTTGTTTAATGCTATAAATAATAACAAATAAAAGTATTTCAATTTTCTGCAAATTTTTGTTTATTTTTCATAATATTCAATGCATGATAAATAGCATCAAACAATGGTATATATTCACTATTTTTTTCTTTTTGTATTTTTGCTCGTTCTTTTTCTTTTCTCAATAATTCTTCTTGTTGAGAACTCCATGGTATTTTTCCAGGAGGTTTTTCATATTTAGGGTCAATTAGTTCCAATTTTTTTTTATTTTCAATAAATCTTTGTATAAAAACCAAATTTTTATCTAAATCACATAATTTTTCACATTTTTCACATTCTTTTTTAGCAAAATGACCGACTATACTACAAATACTACAATTAGTTTGAGTATTTTTACTCATTTTTTCTAATAATTTTATTGTATATTCATCTAAAATCTCTTCATCAAATGAACCTCCGCGAACATTTTCAATTCCATACAAATCCATATATTTTCGTGTATATTTATCAACATCATAATCATCGCAATTTTCTATTATTTCTAATATAGACAACGGTGGATATGTTCTTGTCCATATATGACCACCATATTGGAAATGTTCATTTATGGTAAAATCAGGATTATATGTTTTCCCAATATAATATTTATTTTTTACTAATTGAAGAACGTATATATACATGATTTATATATATCATTTTTTTTATACTTTTTCTATAAAATTGAAATACAAATTGTTTTTTAATTATGAAACTAAATACAAACCAGTATTATTATTAAAATGTCAGCATTTTCAAATCTTAATTGTGTATATGAAATTCATACAAAACCAATGGAAGAATTTCCATTAACATTGTTTGATAATGAAATTGAATACAAAAAATTCGGTATTATTTCACTAACCACTGGAAAAACAGAATCTATTAAAATTCCACTTGCAATATTCTTCAATGTAGATTATTCAGGGTCTATGGCAGATACATGTAGCGATGGTCGTTCAAAAATGCAACATATCATTCATACATTGAACAATATTTTGAGAGTGTTCTCAAATATGGAAAATACTGAATGTTATATTGCAGTCGATGCATTTGATAATGATATTAAAACAATATTTGATTTCACAAAAATAACATCAACAAATTTAAATACATATACAGAAATGATATCTAAAATCTATCCAAATGGCTCTACTGATATAGAAAAATCACTAATTAACGCAAAAACAAAAATAAATGATTATATTGAAAAAAACCCAACACATAAAGTTGTGCATATACAATTAACCGATGGCGACGCAACCGCTGGCTGTAATGAACCAGAAAAACTTGCAGAAATCGTAGATGAACGATATACAAACATATTCATTGGTTTTGGAAATACACACAACAGTTTTATGCTAAATACATTGGCAAATAAAAAATACGGTGAATATTTATTTATAGATAAAATAGAAAATGCAGGACTTGTATATGGAGAAATTGTCAATAATTTAGTATATTCTCTTATTGAAGATGGATTTATTGAAGTTGAAAATTGCGAAATATATGATTGGAAAAAAAATAGTTGGTCCAATAAATTAATGATTCCAAAAATTGCAGGTGAGATAAATAAAACATATCATATTAGATACAATGATGCGGATAAAATTAATATTAATTTACATGGAATATTGATTGGAAAAAACAATATTGAATTACTGTGTAATGTTGAAAAAATACCAGATTTGATAGATATAAATACAAATATGGCTGAACATAACGATTTAACTAAATATATGTATCGTCAAAAAGTACAAGAATTATTGTATATTATAAATGAATATAATACAAAAAATAAAAAAGAAAATTCTTATTTTGGATTCGTAGATAGAACAACTGAAACAGATTGTGAAATTGAATTTGATAATAAAAATGAAATACGTAAAAATATAAAAACTTTATTTAATCATCTCAAAAAATATAGGGATGATTTGGATGACAAAGAAAATAAACAATTTATCAAAGTATTAATGGATGATTTATATGTATCTTACAAAACAATGAATACACATACATCTCATATGTATTCATGTGCAAGACAAACGTCCCAGGGTCGTCAATATTCTTATAATGTTACTAATATTCAAGAAGATGAATTCAAATTGAAACGTTCTTCTAGAAAATTCAATGTGAAACAAACTCCACTAAACAGAACTAATAATATACTATGCCAATGTTTAGATACAAATGAAGATAAAGATAATGATGATGATGATGATACAGATAGTTTATTTATAAAACATATAAACAAAAAATTGGATTTTGGAAATGAATATGATGAAATATTTAGAGAACATGATATAGAAGAAAATTGCGATGAATTTGATGACTTTGTGCTATCGCAAAACATAGAAACTACTTATACAAGTCCATCTATTATGAATATGATGAGGTCGGTAAGTGAAAGATAAAGAAATAGTTTATAGAAATATGTTTTATGTAAAATATAATTTATGTTTAGAACAGTATAAAAATATATAAATCATTAGTATATATTTTTAATGCCAAAAAAATCAAAATCTAAACAAGAAAATAAAGAAAGTGAAAAAACTGTTAATACTCCACCTGAAAATTTTATTGTAATTGTTCGTGATTTCATAAAAGATTTATCAATTACATTTCCTGAATATGTTCATTTGTGGATAAATTGGACAGACCCAAAATTACCAGAATCTGAAATACAAAGATTATATGATTATTGTGTTAGTGTATATCCTCAACGTTTTTTTGATATTTTGTATCAAAATGCAGACGTATTTGATGCTGAAAGCAATATCAATACTTGTTTTTTACCAAATGTAGATTTCAAACTGTTATATTGTTGCGATAATGTATCTGAAAATACAAAGAAAGCATTATGGAAATATTTACAATTATTGTTATTTACTATTGTAAATTCTATTAAAGATAAGACAAATTTTGGTGATACAATGAACTTGTTTGAAGGTATTGATGAAAATGAATTGCAAAGTAAATTAAATGAAACATTCAGTAGTATTGGCGATTTTTTCAAAAACATGGAAGAAAATATTAACAAAAATGATAATGAAACAAATGAAAACACCGATATACCAATGCCAGATATGAATGATTTTTTAAAATTTGCAGAAAAAATGAAAGAAGATGTTAATGGAGATGGTGAAATGCCAGGTGGATTTAAATTTGATAGAAGTAATATGCCAAATCCCGAAGATTTACATAATCATTTGAAAGGTTTGTTTGAAGGCAAGATTGGAACGTTAGCACAAGAATTAGCAGAAGAAATTTCACAGGAATTTGGGGATATATTGGGAGGAAATGAAGGAGATGAGGCAACATCCACACAAGATGTATTAAAGAAAATGATGAAAAACCCTAAAAAAATTATGGATTTGATGAAAACAGTTAGTGCTAAATTAGACCAAAAAATGAAGAACGGCGATATATCAAAAGATGAAATCTTGAAAGAAGCTACTGAATGGATGAGTAAAATGAAAGATATGGGCGGCGCTGACCAATTTAATGAAATATTCAAAAATCTTACAAAAAACATGGGAGGTTTAGGTAAAAATATGAAATTTGATAAAAATGCATTTGAACGTATGACAAAAGCACAATCTATGAAAGAACGTATGCGTAATAAATTAGAACAACGCCGACAACAAGCAATTGCACAAGCGGCATTGAATAAATCAAATGCAGTTATACAACAAACCGATGCTCCAAATAATTATGTATTTAGAATGGAAAATGGTGAAGTCCAAGAAAAAACATTCATTAGTAAAAAGCAACAAGACAAAGAAATAGATGATATTATGGCCAAATTGGATATTAAGGATGAACCAACATCCCAAGTCTCTAAAAAATCAAAGAAAAAGAGTAAAAAATAAAATGTAAATGTATTTTATATATATGATTTCATTATCCAAATATATAAATGTTCCAGTATTTATTGCAGCACTTGTAATAGGTATCATTGTTATGTATGTTACTATGCCAGATACTCGTAAAATATTCGTATATCCATCCCCTGAAAATATTGATATATTACAATATCGTGATAAGTCAAACGGTTGTTTCAAAATGAAACAAACCGAAGTTCCATGTCCAAAAAATGAAAAAGATATTGCTAAAATACCAGTTCAGTCGTAGAGTTTTTGTTTAGAAATATTATATTTGAAATATTATATTCAAATACAATATATGAAGTCTATCAATATAAATTTACGTGCAAATCGTAGGTATTCTGACCCTTATCCAGATGAATCAATAGATTTGAAAAAAGAGAATCAACAAACAAAAGAGGAACGTAAGAAAGCAATATATCACAGCACTATGGAAAATTTAAATCGTGTTGAACCTGGCGGATTGATGACTGGACCTGAATTGAATACATCACTTAAAAAATTAAGATTGAAAGGAAAATGGGGAGGTAGCCGTATGAAAAAACGAATAACCCGAAGAAAAAAGAGAAAAATGAAACAAACAAGAAAAAGAAAATAACATCAAATTATTTATATTACTAAAAACGTTATCTGTTTAATATATATATATATGAATATTAAACGGGTTTTATATTCACCAATCGGTAAAATCATAATTTCTATTTTATTGGGATTAGGTTTAGCAACAATGTTTCGCAAAGTATGCACTGACAATAATTGTATAATATTCAATGGACCAGTAATAACAGATATTGAAGGAAAAACATACAAATATGGTGAAAAATGCTATAAATATACAGCATCGCCAGTAATATGTGATAAATACAAAAAAATTATTGATGTATCATCTCCACCACCAAAAGATGAATAATATGCGTTAATAATATGAGTTTTAGACATTTTAATATAGTATAGTTTTATGACAGACCGAATTGCTACTACACGAATTGCGGATTTACCTGAAAATATAACGGTTCAAATGCCACCAGGTTCTTATAATCCACAACAACCAAATTTCAATCAACCCAATATTGGATATGGAGAATCAATAGAACAAAATACTACATATACACAAATGAATGTTCATCCTAATCCATATGGAATTCCTCAACAAAATAATATAATGGCATTACCACAAACAACTCAACAACCCAAGAATCAAAATCAATTCCTACCACAATACAATATGCAATCCAATGAACCTCAATATAAATTACCATCACGCGATATTCCAATAGACACAACACAATATTTGAATGATGAACAAGTCCAACCAAATTATATTCCAATGCAAAAATTAACTTCGGATTATATCAAAGATTATGAAGATGAAAATGATATACCAATACAAGAATATAGACAAAAAAAACACCGCGAATCCTTGGTAGATAATTTATTAACAGAATTACAAATTCCAATGTTGATTGCAATTTTATTTTTCATTTTTCAAATGCCTGTAATAAATTCACTTATGTATAAAAATTTAGCATTTTTACCTATATACAATAGTGATGGAAATGCTAATTTTTATGGGTTGTTATTGAAAAGTATATTATTCGGGTTAGCATATTATGGTGTATCAAAATTCACAAACTATATAAGTGAATTGTAGATATATGTTTTTTATTTATCATATATTGCATAATCAATATAATGAATTATAACAATAATCAACCCAGCGAATAACATAATTAGTATATAAAACAAGATTTGTCTCTTTGATATACAATAATGTGGCCGTATTGTTGATAAATCTTCACTTTGACTATCTGATATTCGATTTACAACTTCATCTGTGTTGGATTCAATATCATGTTTTTCTTCTTCTGGATAAACTCTCATTGGATTCAAATAATCTGATTTATTTTCTGTATTAGATTTTTCATTGAAAAATCCAATATTACAAAGTTTTTGTAAAAATTTCATAATTTCTCTATGAAATCATATTGTTAAAAAAATATTTTCAATTTTACATAATTGATGTTTTGCTAAAAAATATTCAAAAAACCGGATTTATTTTTTCTCTTTTTTCTGGTTTGTCTTTTCTTTTCAACATTTTTTACCGTTTTTTTATTTGATTTTGTGGATGGATTATATCTCAAAAACCATTCTTCATATTCTCGTGTTCCCCGTTTACCTTCAAGTTCTTTGAATTTTTCTGCTTTTTCTGCACGAATCGTTTCCAATGTGGGTTGTTTTCCATAACAATCCAAACTAAATCTTTTCAATAATCCTCGTTGTTCTAAACGATTCTCTTGTTCTACATCAAACAAAAATTTTGCCATACATAATATACGTTCTTTATTGAAATATGGAAATGGTTTATCTGCATAAATAAATGCTAAATAAAAACTCAACATAGTATCAATTGTTGCAACATTAATTTCTTTATCATTTATAGTAATTTTATTGTAACTATGACAGGCAATTGGTTTATATATAAATACTAATGTATCTTTTCCAACACGAACTTCACAACGTTCTGGAATAATTTCTCCAATAGCATCATGTTTTACTATTTTTATATTTTCATATCCATATTCATTTAATTGTTCTCCAATAATATTTGCTGTTTGTTCTGGTTCTTCACTTAATACATCAAAATCTGGTATTTGCATAATCAATTTTTTTTGTGATTTTGGCATATATCTTGAATATAAACTACTTGCATATCCGCCGAAAAATACTACACCTTGGTCTATCAATGCGTCACGCACAATAAAATATATTTTAGAAGACTCTTTTTCATTCGTTTGCATATTTCTTTGAAAATCTATTGTTTCACAATCTACTACCGATTTCAATGGGTAATATTTGTTTAATAGATTCAAACGTTTCAATACCTTTTCCCAACGTGATACGTCTCCTTGTGGTCGTGATAATTCTAAATACATACTCATGCGTAAAAAATTTGGTGGAGCATACAAAATACCTGAACGTTTTATGGATTCTTTTTGTATTGCGTCAAATATATCTTTTTCTAAATATGTAATATCTGCTACTGGTATAAAATTTACAAATACTTTGTATGTTCCCGGATGAACCCCGGATTTTGCTTCTACATCAGTATATCCTTCTTCAAAGTAAATATCTGCTAATTCTTTTGCATGTTCCAATGCATTTTTTGAGAAAAAATCATAATCAGGAACTTCTACATCTTTATTATAAAATTGAGCAAATTTTGGTAATATAGCATTGATTGCAGTTCCACCATAACATACTAGTTTTTTCTTCATTAAAAAATTTTCAACAATAGATATTATTTTTTTTACATCTTCACTATTTGCAATTTTTTGTCCTTGAATAGTTTCACTTTCATCAATTGCGTGTCTTAATATTGCTAATTCACAATCTTGAAATGTCATTTCATTATCACACAATTCTGTGTTGTATTTCTTATATGTCATTTATATATAGATTACATATATTTTTCATAATATATGTAATGTGCTAAATATTTCATTCAATTACAACATATTCTCAATACGATTACGTTTTGATATTCTTCTATCGGTCAAACCAGATAAATCACCTGTTGTGTGACTACGTTTCAATGTTTTCTTTTTTTTCTCACTTTCAGGAGTATCCAATGAAGACATTTTTACAGGAGAAAATGGACTTCTTGGTGGTTTTTCTGGATAAAATTCTAATGCTTTTGGGTTTCCTCTAATCTCTTTACTTGTTTTTTTGAAAAGAGGAGAACGTAGTGGTTGTGTAATTTCTTTAATTCTTGAACATATAGTTTGAAAATCTTGGTCTTTCATTTTCCAATCAAAATTCAATATATTGAATCTGTTTTTATCAAAATTGGTAATACTATAATTTGCTATATATTCTCTTTTTTGGTCATCGCTCAAATTATTGGGTATTTCATAATCATACCATGGACGTTTCATATTATACAAATTGTCTAACAATGGTATTATTTGTGGATATTTTCTAATTTTATCACCAATTGAACATGTCTTTGCATAATCTATATAGGAAATAAACCTAATTATTTTTTCTAAATTTGTTTTCATGTTATCTTTATTGGCTTCATCTATATTATGGAAATCACTGGATTTTACATCTTTTATTTCATCAAAATTACGTTGGAAATAGCTACTTACAATTGTAGGTTGTTCTTCCGTCATAATTACATCATCATCGTCATTCATAATTATTGTAGGTATTGTTTCTGTATCTATATCGTTGTTCTCAACATTCATTGTTGAAAATGGTTTTATATTTAAATTTTGGGTGTCATATAATTTATTATATAAATCGTATAATGGTTTCAATTCATGATAACTATCTTTTTCAAAATTTACAGTTCTACCAAAATCAATCATTAAAGGTTGTTTGTTCTTATTTTTACTTCCAAATATATTACCACTGTGACTATCATAATTTATTATTTTCAAATTCATAAACAATACTGCTATTTCAGCTAATGCATACAAACAGTTATATTTTCTTGTTTCAGGTATTCGTATTTCGCTTAATATATCATATTCTTTTTCATCCACAAATTCCATAAGAATTATACCCAATTCTAAATCTGGTATTACATATCCCTTTTCATTTGTTACATTTCTATACAAGAATGACAACATTTTTATGGATTCGTCTCCTTTTTCTCCACCAATTTTTTCTAAATTTTGTAGAAAATGTAGGATATCATTATTTTTCAAAAATAATAAATCAATAACACTTGGACATATATTAATTCTATTCAAATCTAATGTATGAATATATATTTCTTTTTGAATAGCATATTCGTTTTCATAATCACTCTTTGTTTCACTCTTTTTTTGATATCGTTGTTTATGTATATTTTTGTATATTTTGTATATTGGGGTTTCACTAATTAATGCAATTTTGAAAATTATACTATACACAGGTCTTTTTTCAAAATCACTAAAATATATGTTTTCCTTTCTATGTTCTACATCTAATTTGAATATAAATCCAGATAATGATGAATATGAAATTGCGGTCAATGTTGCACCTTTACTTTTTATCATTCCTATAATAGAATCCAATATTGAGACTTCATCTCGTGTTTTGAATACACCGCCTTTCATTTTTTTATTTTTTATAGAAATTTTCCTTGGTTTTCTATATTTTTTGTATGTTCTCTTCATATATATACATTTACAAAAAAATGAATATATTACTAAATACATTATTTTTCTACCACAAAATTTGCACCATATTTTAATGTCATTTTTTCATCAGGTTCTTGTTTATTTTTTTTAATGAATTGTAATACAGATGCTAATGGAACAAATGCGGATTGATATTCTGCAAATATGGTTTCATATAAATCAAGAGCCATATCTTTATTGTAAAATTTATATGCAATTGCTTGAACACCATAATTTTCAATTAACGAAAAAGGATGTTGTGGATTTGGTGAATTTGCATCTACATCAGGCATTAATAATTTCAATTGAGTTACATCGGTTGTTTTGAAATCATCTTTTATTTTTGGTGGTGTGGTTTTTTGATTCTTAAATAAACTATATTGTTGAGATGACCATGTATTTCCGCCAGTAATAACATTCACATAAGGTGCAAGAATATCTTCTGGATATGCCGGATTAATAGATTTATCCATTACTATTACTACTTTTTGTTTCAATTCATTCAGTAAAGTATCTCCATTTATATTCCGTAAAGTATCTCCATTTATTTGTTTTCCATATATACTTGCTTGATGTGAGTTCAATATTTCTGCAACCTTCGTGTATATACTGTCATTTTTAGATTTTATACGTAACTGTATAAATAATGGGTCATTTGGATTTGGTGTTTCATATTCTGGTTTAGTAATTTCATTCATAATTGTTGAAAAAAGTATTTCATTTTTATTATCATTTATAAATGTTGTATATGTAGTGTCAATAGAATAATTTACATAAACAATATTATCTATTAAATAAAGTTCAAAATCCAAGAAACGAACACCTTTGTTCATTACATATTTTAGTTGTTTGATTGTAATATTTTTGCCATCATATGCAGAATTATACGAACTTTTTATACAATATTGTTTTAATGGCATATTCATCATTTTATCAGTTATATTTGTAATAGTTGAAGTGGTCAATCCTTCTTCAAATCCTTCATAAATATAACGCATATTTCTCTTTTGCACTAAACGAAATGATATATATACAAATAAAAAAACAATCAAAAGTATAAAAAACAATTCAATAAAATTCATTATATATAATACCTATAACAAAAAATAATAATAAAAACAAAATAATGTATTATATTATATACTTATTCAAATATGGCGGGAGGATTACTAAATCTCATATCTATTGGTAATAATAATGTAATATTGACAGGGAATCCTACTAAAACATTTTTCAAAGTTACTTATTCTAAATATACTAATTTTGGATTACAAAAATTTAGAATTGATTATGATGGTTTAAGAGAATTACGAACAACAGAAAGTTCAACATTTACATTCAAAATTCCAAGATATGCTGAACTATTGATGGATACATATATAGTAGTAACTTTACCTGATATATGGAGTCCATTTTATCATCCAAATCCAAGTAATGCAAATACATGGACTCCATATGAATTTAGATGGATATCTGATTTAGGAACAAATATGATAGAAGAAATCACTATAAATTGTGGTTCTCTAACTATTCAAAAATATACTGGTCAATATTTAGCTGCTATGGTTGATCGTGATTTCAGTGCAGAAAAAAAACAATTATTTAATGCAATGACAGGTAATGTTCCCGAATTAAATGACCCTGCGAATGGATTTGGTAGGTCCAATACATACCCATCTGCGTTTTATACAGGTGCGGCAGGTGGTGCTGAACCTTCTATACGTGGTAGAAATATATATATTCCTATCAATACATGGTTCACTTTGGATAGTCGTTGTGCATTTCCATTGATTTCATTGCAATACAATGAATTATCTATATCGGTGACATTACGACCTATACAAGAATTATTTCAAGTTCGTGATGTATTTGATGTTGAGAACAATTTACCTTATATTCAACCAGATTTCAATAAACAACAATTTCAAATGTATCGTTTTTTACAAACACCACCAAGTGTGAATATTTCTCCTGAAAAATATCAAAATAAAATAAACACATGGAATGCGGATGTGCATTTAATGGCAACATATTGTTTCTTATCAAAAGAAGAACGTCAATTATTTGCAGGAGAAGACCAAGTATATTTAGTGAAAGATGTATTTGAATATAAATTTGAGAACATTACTGGTTCTAAAAAAGTGAAATTGATGTCGAATGGTATGGTTGCAAATTGGATGTGGTTTTTACAAAGAAACGATGTGAATTTGAGAAATGAATGGAGTAATTATACAAACTGGCCTTACAAATCGGTTCCATCGGATATTACAGAAGCACCTGACAAATCAAGTGACCCTGCATTTACATCCGGACCATTATATAATCCAAATGGTGAAAATACAGGATTTTTCTATACTGGTAATTTTTTCACAGGAAATCGTAAAGAAATATTAGAAACCATGGGGATATTATTAAACGGTGATTATCGTGAAAATATATTGACTCGTGGAATATATGATTATATTGAAAAATATACGAGAACACAGGGGTTTGCAAAAGAAGGATTATATTGTTATAATTTTTGTTTGAATACAAGTCCATTTGAATATCAGCCATCGGGTGCGATTAATTTAAGTAAATTCAAGAACATAGAATTAGAAATAACAACGTATGTTCCCAATTTGGATGCTGTTAATTCATCATTTAATATTGTATGTGACCAAAATGGAAATGCGATTGGTATTAATAAACAAAATTGGCGTTTATATGAATATAATTTCAATTTGACATTATACGAAGAACGTTACAATATATTATCATTTGTAGGAGGAAATTGTGGTATGTTATATGCCAGATAATTTTGTTTTTTATCAAATACTATTATATAATTATTTATATAATAGAATGGATGAATATAATGAAACAAAATGGAAAATGAAAACATTTAGTAAAGAAAATAATAATGTTGTTGAGAACCTTGAAACAATTTCCAAAAATCCACATAATGATGAAAATAAAGATACTGAAATTATTATTCAAAAAATCAATAAAATAAATAAGAAAAAAAAAAGAAATTATAAAAATATTGAAGAATTAGAGAACATTTATGAAAAAACTGAAAAAGATAGTAAAAAAGATAATAATGAAAACAAAGAAACAAACGAAAACTTTGAAAATGAAAACAATGAAAATTTTGAAGAAAATGTAGAAGGTTTCAAAGAGAAATTAAGTAATAGAAAATGCAAAAAAAATGCTGTATCCAGTTTTTTTGCCAAATTACGTTCATATATTGCAAAAATTGACAAATTGATATTTGGAAATATTGATAATACTTTAACGAAAATAATAACACCTATTTATAATTTAGGAGATAAAAATGCAAAATCAAAAAAACAAGATGTTAATGTTATCAAAAAACAAGCATATTATATAATAGCCATACCTATTGCATTATGGGTAACATATAATTGGTTTTTTATTACATTTTATAAAGAAAGTGGTATGAAAATCAATACTGAAATGAATTTTGATTCATTACAATCATTTTTACCTATGTTGCATTTTTTCTTTTATTATTTGTATGTTCCTACTTCATTATTCAGTAATACGGTTATCAATGGTATTCCTTCAATAATTGATTCTACAAAAAAATATGAGCCTATGAATGTTTTTTTCAATAATATGTTATTATTTTTAATTATGGTTTTAATCATTTCATATATTATTTGTAAATATTCAATCAGAATAAAAGATATTTTCTTTGGATTCGTTGGTGGTTCTGTAAAAGTAAGTCCATTTTTAACAAGCATTTTTTATGCAGTAATACTTTTCACTATGTTAATGTCATTTTTTCCAACCGGACCATTAGATGTTGCTGCCAGTTATGTCAATTTAATTACTGCGCCATTTTCTACTATATTTGGTGGGTTGTTTAAATTGATATTTACATTGATAAATATGGCAATATCTGGAATATTTTTCATAGGATTTATTATTATTCATTCTTTATTTTCTATTTTGATTTATTCAACAACATCACCAACACTTACTATAAAAATGATTAATGAATATTTACATGAGTGTATTCAAGGTATAGGTAAATATGATTGTCCTCCAAATACAGCAGATGGATGGGTTGGTATATTAAAAATTGGTTTAGAAATCATCTATACATGTTTATACGAATTTATTTACATATTGTTCTTTTTCATTGGTTTTATTGTGTATTTGATGAAAATTAAATCAACTCCCAACAAAATAAGTTTCTCTATTGTCAATATATTAATTATTGCTGGTATTTCATTTTATGCATATACTACTAAAATTACCAATTTATTTGAAGAAATGGAAAAAGCAAAATATGAATCTGAATAAAAAATATATAAACAATAGACTTTATATATTTATATTGAAAAAATGGTTGATAAAAAAAAGAAAAAACATCCACTTGTTAGTGTATGCACTCCTACATTCAATCGCAGACCATTTATACCTATTATGTTTGATTGTTTTCGTAATCAAAATTATCCAAAAGACCGTATTGAATGGATTATTGTGGATGATGGTACAGATAAAATTGGTGATTTGATTGAAAAAGCAAATATTCCTCAAATTAAATATTTCAGTATTGATAAAAAAATGTCACTTGGTGAAAAACGCAATTATATGCACAAACAAGCAAAAGGTAGTATTATTGTATATATGGATGATGATGATTATTATCCACCTGACCGTATTTCTCACGCAGTTGAACGGTTAACATCGTCTCCAACTGCTCTTTGTGCTGGTTCTAGTGAAATGTATATTTATTTCAAACATATCAAAAAAATGTATCAAAGTGGTCCATATGGACCAAATCATGCAACTGCTGGAACATTTGCATTCAAAGCAGAATTATTAAAACAAACTCAATATGAAAACCATGCTGCATTAGCAGAAGAAAAAGCGTTTTTGAAAAATTACACTATTCCTTTTGTGCAATTAGACCCAATGAAAACTATTTTAGTATTTTCACATGAGCATAATACATTTGATAAACGCGAATTATTAAAAAATCCACATCCAGATATATTCAAAGAATCGCCTAAAACAGTAGATATGTTTATCAAATACAAAGATGAAGAACATATCAAAAAATTCTTTTTGAAAGATATTGATAAATTACTTGCAAATTATGAACCTGGACTTCCTAAAATGAAACCGGACGTATTAAAACAAATAAAAGAAATTGACGAAGAACGTTCTAAAATGATGCAACAACAAAATGCATATGCACCTATTATGTTACAACAACCTGGGAAAGAACCAGTTGCATTGACCTCTCAACAAGTGGTTGAAATGATTCAACAGCAACAACAACAGATAAATAGTATGACCGAATATATTAAACAATTGGAATTTTCTAAAAACATACCTCAAAGTCCATTTGCACAACCTCAAAGTCCATTTGCACAACCTCAAAGTCCATTTGCACAACCTCAAAGTCCATTTGCGCCACCTCAAAGTCCATTTGCACAACCTCAAAGTCCGTTCTCAAACAATAGTGAATTAGAAAAAGAAAATAATGAATTAAAAGAAAAATACAATAGTATATATAATGAATTGCAAAGATATAAAGTGACAGTTGAATCACAAAAATCAATTATTGAAAAACTTAAAGAATCAACAAAATTACCCGAAAAACATGTAAAATTTCAACAAAATAAATATGTTGTATTTGGCTAAAAATCCTCCTCATCATCCATATTTTCATCATCATTTATTATGTCTTTTTTGACATTTTTGTCTAAATATCTATATATTCGTTTTATATCTAATTTATTGATATCGTAGTTCTCAAATATTTTCTCAACAACAGCCATTTTATCATTATCATTGAAAAAATCATTTCCATAAAACAATCTTAATTCTTGAAAAAAAGATACTAAATCTTTTTTATCCATGGATAAACTTTGACTCAAATTGTAAATAAATAATTGATTATTATATTCTGTTGAATATTTTGTTAATACTTTTGTAAAACGGACATCATTTATTTTTGTTTTATTTTCAGGAAATGTATCATGATATATTTTATTATTATGAAAAGTTTTTATTAAAGACGACATTTCATTGAATTGCCATATTTGATTTTGAAATGTAATTCTGTCAGTATAATCTGCAAAACATATGTTCTCCAACAATTTTAAATAAAATGGTATAGATTTGTCTTGTGGTATTTTTTCAATAACATCAATAACATTTTCATGCCATAAAAGTGCAACAATAGTTCTATCCGTTTCATTCATGAATACATTATGTTGATTCATTGGGATATGTTTATTCAACAACGTTTTGGTAATGGTTTTTGAATCTTCATTGTATGATTTGGTATGAAATATATTTGTAATTGTATTTATGTTCATTAATTCCGGTTTTTTGTTGTTAATGTTTTGAATAAACATCAATTTTCGCATATCGCCTTGTATATAACTGATTAATGGATTAATCAAAGTTTTTTGTATGGATGGTTGTAATTTTTCGAGTAAGTTACCGATTTGTATTTGTGTCGGTTGTTTTAATTCAAATACATTACATACCTTCATCAATTCTTTTATTTTTTTATCTACATAATAATTTCCAATACAAATAATTGGATTTAATGTCATGTTCTCCATTTTCTGTTTTTTTGTTTTCTTTTGTCTTATTAATTTTATCAATGATGTAATACCACCTTTATCACCATTATTCATTCCATCTATTTCATCCATTACTATTGCTATTTTTTTACGTGTTTTGCTCATCATTTGCAATACATTTTGATTCGATACATTATTGGAGGTGATTGTATCTATTAATGATTTGTTACGCACATCACCTGCATCATATTTGATTATATCATAATCCAAATCTTTTAATATATTCATTACAAAATGAGTTTTTCCACATCCAGGAGAACCATATAAATAAATTCCTTTTTTATAAGACATATTTTTATAATTTGTATCAAAATTTAGCAATATTTCTTTTATTTTGTTATAAGTATCTTCTCTATTTAATATCTTGTTCAAATTTTCACTTTCCATAACTAGTTATTTAGAAAATAACTATTTATTTTTAATCTATTTCAAACGAATTATTTATTTTGCAAATGCACTGAAATTTGCGGTAACTGGAATATAGTTGCCTCCTTTGGATGGTAGTGCTCCATAATATGAATAATTATCGATTCCATTTACACCTCTTGTTGAAATTCCTGCACCAACTACGCCCCCTGCCCCAACTCCTCCGGGGCCAACTACTCCTCCTGTGCCAACGACGCCCCCAGTTCCAACATTTGAACTACTTGCTACTCTATTGTCTGTTGCAATATCTTTGAGTCCTGTTCCAGCTGATTTCAATATATCCGTTGCACCTGTTGCAGTAGATTTCAATAAGTCAGTTGCGCCACTTGCGGTAGATTTCAATAAATCGGTAGCACCAGAACCAGCGGATTTTAATAAATCGGTTGCACCACTGCCCGTGGATTTCAATAAATCGGTTGCACCACTACCAGTTGATTTTAATATATCAGCGGTAGTATCTAATGTTTGCCCACCGAGAACACCTGCGGTTCCAACAGTTGTATTCAATGTATTTGCGGTTTGACTAACTGCATTACTTACAGGTTTATCCGAACCAGTTGTTCCGGATACAACTGCACCACCGGATGTAACTACTGCGGTTGCAGTGACATTATCTTTTGAATCAACCAATGTTTTTCCGTCACCTCTTAATGTTCCAGAACCACCTGAACCACCACAATTCGAGCATGTTCCCGAAGAATATGCACAAGATGGACAAGATGGACATACCGGAGGAACGATTTGTGTTTTTAATAAATAATCTTCTGACATATATTGACTATCTGGTCCCATAAATGAACTCCATAAATTTGTATTATATCTTCTGTAAAATTCATTCATATCAATAGAAGATGATGTAACACCACTGTTTGTAGCAGTTCCGGATTCTGTTTCAATTCCGTCTTTGTTAAAACGAACAACTTTTTCAATTTTAAAACGATTTGAATCCGATGGGTCAATTTTCAATAATGCAATCATTGTTTTTGTTGAAATAGGTAAATATAATACAATGTAACGGTCACTTTCTTTCTCTATAAATGGTCTAAAATCACTATTATCAATTGTATTGGATGTCGTTATATTGCTTCGACTATTATATTCAGTTACGGACCCATTTCTTCCACGAATTTTGATTGTGGTATCTGTTCTTATTATTAAATTGGCATTGGACCTATCAAATTTGACATATTTACTTAATTGATATACAGATTTATTTACATCATAATAATCGTCATAGACATATTTGTCATTACTTGGGTCATTTTCAGCATTCTTTATGTTCAAACCCCCTGCGCTTTGGAATGAACTTCCATCGCTATAAGATTTTCCTGACATACTTTTTCCTGGTCCAAATAAGATACTACTAATATGGGAAGGTGTGAATGCAGTGCTTTGATATGTTTTTAATTTGATTATATGAATATATGTGCTATCTCCCCATGGGAAATAAAATAATTGATATTTGTCAGTGGTAGTTGCAGTTGTTACATAACTCCAATGATTGAATGAACTAACCACAGTATTGGATAAACTTTCAGCTACATCTCTTCCTTGAACTACTCCATTGATTTTTGAAGTAGCATATGACATATTTGCATTATTACGAGTAGTAATGTATATATTAGATACGCTAGAACCGGTTGTATCTATATTTCCATTGCCACTTATATTACCTGTATAATTCAATGAATCTACTTCAATTATATTTCCATTCAAAACATCAAAAAATAAATTATCATATAATTTTGTTACAGTGTTTTTTGTTGAATATTGAGGTAAATTTACGTTATACATTGTATTTGGGTTCAAATTTGTATCTTTGTCATATTGATAACTAACAAATCCTTCTTTACTTCTATTTAAAAAACAATTATTGCATATTATTGTAGAAAAAATTAATACAACCAATAATATAATAAACAATATTAATGGACTAAATTTCAGTTTTAACATTTATATACTAATATATATTATATTTGCCGAAAAGAATTTTTGTTTTACATTTTTATTCTTTTATTGTCTTCAAAATACATAAAACATAAAATTGAAAAAAACATTTTACTTTTGAATATTGCAATAAAATATGTCTAAATCTACTGAAATAATCAAACAAAAAAGAACAAAAAAACCTGTTATACCACTGGAAACTACTCATGATACATGTAATCAATATGAAATTGGGGTGGATGAAGCTGGACGAGGTCCTATGTTTGGACGTCTTTATGTTGCCGCCGTCGTTTTGCCTAAACACGGATTTTCACATGAATTAATGAAAGATAGTAAAAAATTTACAAATAAAGAAAAACTTCGAGAAACTGCTGAATATATCAAACAAAATGCAATTGCATGGAATATTCAATATATTGAAAATGATGTCATTGATAAACAAAACATTTTGAAATGTGTTATGCAAGGTATGCATGAGGCTATCAAACAAGTTATTTCTAAATTACAACAAATACCTAGAACAGAACACGATAGTGAATATACTCGCGATATCATGTTGTTAATTGATGGTAATTATTTCACACCACATATTGTATTTGATGAAGATACACAAAGTCTTCGTGAAATACCGTTTGAAACCATTGAAGGCGGAGATAATAAATATACTTGTATTGCCGCTGCAAGTATATTAGCAAAAGTTGCACATGATGAATATATTGCTGATATTTGTAAAAAATATCCTATTTTAATTGAACGTTACGGGTTGGATAGTCATGTTGGTTATGGGACAAAACGTCATTTGGATGGAATCAATGAATATGGTATTACCCAATGGCATCGCCGAACATTTGGTTTATGCAAAACTGCAAAATATTCACCGATTGAAGAAACAACTATTTGATTATACGGATATCATCATTGCGTCTATGACACGTTTGGAAACTGTCATGAAATGGGTTTCACGATCCATTAAACTATATCCAATATAGAATTGATTTGTATCTTTCATATGAACAAATCCCAATGTATATTCTACTTTTTCTTTTTCAAATGTAAGTAGTGTTGAATACTTTTTCAATTGATATGTTTCTGCATCTATTGCTACAAATATATGGTAATAATAACGTCTGTCTTCATAACTTACTACATGACATATAAACCATATTTCATTTCCAATTTTAACACCATTGGTTGAACCACGTAAAAACCGGAATAATACTGGTGTTTGAACAACATGTGTCTGGTTGTATTCCATATATTCAAAATTATTGGTTGGACTTTCTACATTACCAATTACTAATGGATGCCACCCATATATCATTTTTTGATTGTTCTTTGCATCATTAAATATTACCCAATTCTTCTCAACATCATGTTGTCCTGGTTTTGAAATAATACCAGATTTAGTAAAACCTTCATTCATATCTATTAAACCATGTTCCACTTTGATGTTATGATAACTTAAACCACGATTTGCATTGTAATATACATTATCATTATGAACGTGCAAACGAACATCTTCTAAACCAACATACAAATTATCTATTTCATTATTGTATTCTAATAAAAATTCATCTTTTTGTTTCCATTCTAATGGATTGGATATATCAAATACACCAATAATGTTCTTGGTTTCTATATGTTCTTTATTTACATATCCACCATTTTCATCTATTTTATAATTTACATAACGTATATTGACAATCAAATCTCCTGCATTATTTATACATAAAGATGGTGTGCTTGGATTAAATTCACTTGCATATGGTTCCATAATTTTTTTACCTACTTTTTTCAATAATTCATTGTTATAATCAATACCTATATCACATTCCTTCAATCTATAAGTATAAAATTTGTAATTACTTAATACATTCTTTGCTGTATGTTCTTCACATGTTGGATGTGCTAATACTTTCATACAATATTGTGGAAGATTCAATTTGTCTTCATTGCAATAATATCCAATAATAGTAAATTCATAATCCAATTTGTAATCATATACATCTTTTTGCATAAATAAATAATCACGTTCTGGATGATTGTTTCTCTCCTTGTTTGCAATAGTAAAATAGGTATATGCTAATCGATTCTTACCTAGATGTCTATAATAGGTTATAATCTCATACAAATTTTCAATACGATTTGGGAAAAAATTGTAACCTTCCAACCAATAATATATTGCATTTGGCATATCATTCATATGTTTATAACATTTTCCAATACTGTAATAACTAAACCATACTTCTTCATACCAACCACCCAATGCAATTCTTTTTTTGAAAAATTCTATTGCTTTTTCGAAATTTCCTGAATCGCGATAACTGTTTGCCAGATAAAATGTATATCTATCATTGTTTGGATTCTCTTCTAAACCCTTTGTTAGCAATTTAATATCACGAATGAATTTATCAGCCTTACTTCCACCATCACCAATATCATTAATAAATAATACATCTTTTTCTATTCTAGATGCCTTTGCCCAATCTGGTGATTTGACATATTCATGTGTTACGCCCCAATAATACATTCCACAATTGTTTTTGACTATACGTGTATTTTTATAATAAAAATCATCATTACCTTGAAATACATGATATACTTCATCTTTTAATGATTTTTTGAATTCTATTGGGTCGGTCTTTTCACCAATTTTCAATATCATATCAGCATCCAATAACAATATGTAGTCAGCATTATCCATATCTTCACATGCTTTCAATGCAAACGAACGGTTATATCCAAAATCTTTGAATGGTTCTTCTATTACTTTTCCCGGAATGTTTTTACTTTTGAAATAATCACGAATAATTTCTTTTGTATCATCTGTGCTACCGGTGTCACAAATACAATATGAATCGATAAGTGGTGTAGCGGATTCTAATAAACGACGGATTACTTTACTTTCATTTTTGACAATCATATTTAAACATAATTTAGGCGTTTTTTCTTTTTCATCAATAGACATTTTAATATTCTCAACAGTATCGTTTGACATATTGAAATGTAAATATTCTGTCATAAATATACATTATATTAATTGTATTATTTAAATCTTTTTGCCATTTTATTTTTTATACTTTTTTATCATTTAGAATAATTAATTTTTATATTTTTTCATATATGCAATTGCTAATTTATATTATAATAAATTATAATAAAGACAACCCGTTTAATATTATTAGGAAAATGGTTTTCTTGGTTTATCCGTCCTCGTGCAATGAAACTTGGTAGGTGAGTCCCGAAGACAAACAAATGAGTCCTATTAAGTAGAGCACTGTAAATCATTAAAGCGTCCTTCACGGTTGCACTCTCAATCGGCAAAGTTGGACCATCGTAGGTGTAATACCTACTATTGACTTTATACTTTTTTATTATTCACAAAAACAATTTAGAAATAATAAAAAAGTGTAACTATTATATAACTATATCAAATAATTTGAAATGGCATTTACTCGTTTTCACGATGACCCTCACCGTATTAAAAAACAATCCGAAATCAGTTCTTTTGCTGGTAGATATCAGTTGAACACACCCGGTCCCGGTGCAAATTTACCTTATTTTGCTGACCCACAAATCCGTTTAGAAAAATGGGGTGCAAATACAATGACCAATACTGTTAATTTAGAAAGTGATTTATTTGGATTATCCCGTAAATTAAATCGCGATTTAATGGAAGAAAATTGTTATAAAAAACATGCTGTAACTACTAGTTCTCAATCATATAACAATGCTCCTGAATTTGTTGAAGAATCCCGTGCAAGTCATCCAGCATGGATGTATAGAGATTTAGAACATAAACGATGGGAAAAACCTTGGTTGAATCCATTAGCTAATTTAGAAAAAGGATTTCATTCCAATATTCAAACACGTATTTTAGAAAAAGATAATTTTGTTCCTACTATACCTATTATTCAAGGTAGCAATGATTTTTATTTATCCGGAAAATCAATATGTTTAGGCGGAAATACTCAATGTTCTCAAATACGTTGATTTATTTTAGTTAGTGTAATACAAATAAATATTATATAAGTTATATATAATTATATAATATAAATGGAATTAGGAATACCACTATTGGCACTTGGTTCTCTATATGTTATGAATAATCAATCCAAATCATCGGGTAAATCAAAAGAATCTTTTTCAAATAATGAATTACCCAACACCAATATACCTAACAAAAATTATCCTGATGAATATCCGGTTGTCTCTGGTGAAACAGAACAAACCAGCAAATTATCGCATGATAATAAATTTGATGCTCCTTATGTTTATACTGATAAGTATTTCAATCCTCGGGTTAATTCTAATATTGTCAATCCACAGGCACCTATGAAATCTGGTGAAATTAAGAATAGTTCTCCATCTAGTTCTCAATATTATTCTTTGACTGGTGAAAAAGTGGATAGTAATTATTTTCAACACAATAATATGGTCCCATTTTTCGGCAGCAATGTTCGTTCTCGTCTTGTGGATGCAAATTCTAATGAAAGTGTTTTAGACAATATGAATGGTTCTGGTTCTCAAATATATAACAAAAAAGAACAATCTCCTTTGTTCTCACCATCTGAAAATTATCAATGGGCACATGGTGCTCCTATCAATACTGATTTCTATCAATCACGTGTTAATGTTGGCACACGTATGGCAAATGTAAAACCATTTGCAGAAGAACATGTCGCACCAGGTCTAGGTTTAGGATATACAACACAAGGTTCTGGTGGTTTCAATTCTGGTATGGCTATTCGCGAACAATGGCTAGATAGAGGAGTTGATGAATTACGTGTTGCAAATAAACCAAAAGCAAGTGGGCTCGGTTTATTTGGACATGAAGGTCCTGCTATGAGTCACGTTACTAATTTAGGAAGTATTGGACAAATGGAAAAAAACCGGCCTGACACTACTTATGAAATGTTTGAAGACCGTTGGTTCACTACCACTGGGGTTGAAAAAGCACCTACATTACGTGCTATTCCAGTTGAAAGACATGTAAATCGTGCCGATGCTACCACAGATTACATTGGTGCAGCATCCGTTGCAGGTGCATCTATTTATGTTCCTGGTGAATACATGCCTTCTACCAATATTGAATTGGGTGCTGTTCCTATTGCAGGTGCAAATGCAAATGGACGTCAATTTGCAAATGAAGGGGATTATGGTATTAAAAGTAAAAAAGCATATCCTAATAATAGAACTGCTAATAAACAAGAAGATTATTATGGTGGAGTTGGCGGTGCCATTGGTGCTGCAATTGCTCCTCTATTGGATATATTACGCCCATCTCGTAAAGAAAATACTATTGGAACTTTGAGACCATATCAAAATCCTAAATCAGAAGTTGCACAATCCTATGTATTCAATCCTGCTGACCGACCTGCCCCTACTATTCGTGAAACTACTGAAAATTCTAAATTTCATTTGAATGTCAATGCGAATCAAAATGGTGGTGCATATAATGTCACACAACATCAGCCTATTGAAAATAATAGACAAACTACCAGTGATTTCTATTACGCCGGCGTAGCCGGCGCCGGTGCCGGTGCTCGGGAAGTAAGAGCATACGATGCTGAATATAATCAACGCAACAATGATATCAAATCTTCTACTATAAAAGGATATATGGTTCAAGGTAATATGTCATTAATGAATGGGGATATCAACATGAGAACCAGTTCAAACCGCGATACTTATATGAAAAATTCACGAAATGTTGTTCCTACTATGCCTGCACAAACCCCTGATATTACTAGTATGGGAAAACTTCAAGGAAACAGTGGTTCATCACTATATTCCAATATTAATTTAGATAGAAGTTCTCCTGAAATTTTAAGTGCTCTTCGTAGTAACCCTTATGCAATCAATACTGCACAGCGTTTATGAAGTATTACTTCGCTGTAATTTTTTTTTTAGTTTTTGAACTATACTTACTGTTTTTCGATATTCCATTTCATTGAAATCTTTTTTTTCATCTTCTTTTGTATCATTCATATGAATATCATCATATATATTTATCAATTGTTCTGTTGTTTTTGTTTTATTCTCTTTACCAAAACAGTTACACCATTTCAACATTTTTTACACAAATTTTTGTAATATTATATAAATACTTTATATAATGTTAAAGCAAAAAAGTCCTTCAAACAAAACTCGAAAATCTCCATCTCCAAAAACATCACCTGGTTCCATGACCGAATCCAAAAAATCCATCAATAAAACCAAAAAATCTCCATCTCCTCCAAATAAAAGTGAATTATTGAAACAAAGTGCATTTAATATTTTTTATCAAAATGAACCTAAATCATTAGATACTTTGAAATTGTTCTCTACCAGCACAAAATATAAAAAACAATTTAGTAACATTGATGAAACTGATATTAAAATAAATACATTGAATGAAAAAATAAAAAATTTAGAAGAAATCGTTGCTGAAAATAAACGCAATAAACAACATTTACAAGAACAATTTTATCAATTGTATAATGTTGACCCTATAACTAATACTATTACCAAAAAAAATATCAAGAAAATCAAAAATGAAATGAAAACTATTGATGAAAAAATCAAGAAAATGAATGATGATATTGAAAAATATGAAATAATGATTGAAGATACTGAATTTATTCGTAACATATGGATTTCTAATAAAATTGATGGTGCTACTAAACAAAAACTCGTTGATGATTATAATAAATTTACAAAAGTTAATCAACCCAAAATTGATAAAATATTAAAACTAATTGAAAAAAATAAAAATAAAACCTTTGAAAAAAGTTATCCCAATGTTGCACCGGTTTTTATTGAATCGCCTGAAAACATACCTGAAAATGCTGTATCTGTTGGTAGAGACATGTATCTTATCAACGAAGATGCTGCTAAATTTTGGGAATTTACAAATAAAAGTGAAACTGAATTCCAAAAAAATATGAATAAATTGAATTCATTGAATAGTGAAATGAGAGAATTTAAACAAAATATATTGAATATAATTTGATTATACATATTGATAAATAAAATGTCTATCCGTTTTCAATAAATTTTCAGTGACTTCTTTGATTTCATTGTTTTGAACTTTTCTATTTATAAAATGATGGATTTCTGGTTGGTCATAGTCATCAAATATTACATATCCATCTTTATTCAATAACTTTTTTGTATTTTCATAATCTACTGAAAATACACTTTCAATATGACCACCATCTAAATGACATAAATCATATGTTCCAATTTCTTCTGGATGGTCAAATACATATTGTGTCATTGTTTCCACTGAATCTCCAAATATGATGTTTATTTTTGTATTTGGAAAACTCTCTTTTACATAGTTGAGAACTGGTTCAGTATAATTATGATTATTCAAATCAAACAATAAATATTCTGCGGTTGGGTTTTCCAATAACATAACCATTAAACTATGACATGCATTTACACCAATTTCTATAATTTTGGTTTTCTCTTTGCACATTGTTTGTAAATTTGTTACTTTTGCTAAACATCTTGGGTCTCTATCCCAATTTTCTGGCGTATTATTACATAATAAATTTCCTTCTATTCTTTCACCTATATTTGTAAGAATATTTGTAATGTTCTTGATGTGTTCATTTTGGTATATATCGTTTATATCCATTATATATCCTATTTATATATTCGTCTCTATATTTCTTTTCAATATACACATTATAAAACGCGTTCTCAAATAAAATGCTCTTGTTTTTGGCGCGTCTTTCCCCTGTCCCTTTGTTCTGTTCTGTAAATATACTCCTACTTTTGAACTACCTTTTAATGTATTATTTTTCATGAAATATTCTCGTATGTTCTCATAATCTTTATGCAATTGTTCTTTTATTTCAAAATTGTTAGTTATATTAAAAATTACTGGTTGCATGTATTTTATTTTGTCATGTTCTCGATAATAACTTACAAACAATACATTGGATAATTTTTTGTAACATTTTGATTCATAAAAATTTGTTGCAGTCAATTCGTTTTCATTTATCATACATACGGATATTGTTTCTTTTGGTGAAATATTACCATTCTTTAATTTTTTCACTGGAAATACTTTTAGTTCTCCATCATTACAATCTAAACATTCACTTGTAGTTGGAATACCTGCCAATTTTTCTAAATAAATACCCGGATTTCCTTTGTTTGCTATTTTGGGTAATTCATATACTGTATTTACTATTTCTGTCAATCTTGATTGGACTTCATGTATATACGGTCGCTCGTATGTTTTTTTGGTTTTGAATTCACTTGTCTTATTATTTACAAATGGAAATAATAATATAAAAAATGTAAGTAATTGAATTTTTTTGATAAATATATATTTTACTAATATACATTTATTTTACTATTTATTTCTTGGATTTCTTTGATTTGTTTTGATTTTTCTTACTGCCTCCTTTCTTTGATTTGTTTTGACTTTTCTTAGTACCTCCTTTATTGGATTTTTTTTGTGATTTTCTTCCTCCTTTCTTTCCTGTCATTTGATAATCATCTTCTTTTTTTTCATCAACTGGTACGGCAGGAGATTCGGGAACAGTTTCATCATCAGATCCAAGAGCAGGTCCGGCAGGAGGTTCGATAGCAGGTTCAGCAGGAGGTTCAGGAGCAGGTTCTTCGATAACTGGTTTTTCTCCTTCATTGCCACCCTTTTTTTTACCCCCTTTTTTCATTTGATTGTATGGTCGAGATGCATCTGTTAATGCTTCTCCATAGGTGTAACTAGGATTTTGTTTTTTTTGTTGTTTAAAAAAGTTAGTTGCAAATTTTGTCCAATTCGACATATATATTTTATATAGATATTTATTCACAAAATAATAATGACATTTTTATTGCTTCCATATTCTTTTCATTTGGAAGGAACAAATCCATCAACATACTATTTTCCCTAAATCTTACACTATATTCTTGTTGTATATTATTCCGTCCAATCCTTCCTAAAGACTGTATTATTTTTTGTTGTGTCATCATTGTTAAATCTTTTCCTATAAATCCGTGACAAAACTGATAATTTGTACCATAAATATAATCCGACGATGCTACTATCATATACAATTGTTGATTATATGCTAAACGTTTCATTATTTCAATATATTGATTATTTTGATGATTTGAAAATACACCTATTCCTAATAATAATAACAATTTCATTGAATTCTCTAAATCTAACAACATGATATCTTTCACAGTTTCTCCATCAATATTTGGCATAAACGCATTTTCCACAAATTCTTCGTTTGGTATCCATATTTGCTGATGCTGTTTTGTATTTGGAATATATACTGGTTCTAAATTCACATCACTAAACTGTTCCCTTAACCTCGTTATTTGATTCATTATTTTATGAGTTTCACTATTAAATTGTTCTCGTTCCATTTTTTTACTTTTATCAATTTCATCTCCCAATTTATCTTCCAATAATTTTTGTTGAATGTCCAATTGTTTTTGTAATACATTATTCTTTTCTATTTTTTCCATTAAACTATTCAATGTTTTTTCTGGAATCTTTGACTGTTGAATAACAAATTTTGCTATTTTTTCCACATCATCTGCTAAATATATTGTTGGTCCATCCGTCAATGTATGTGCATCTTCCGTTGTTAATAATATACCTCTGGATGCATTTATTTGCACTGGTTCTTTTACTGGTGTTTTCGGTGGCATATACGATAAACTGGTTGTTCTCATCAATACATTTCCATCATTATTTTCACTTTCTTTTATACTATTTATATGTGTTCTTGTATCCAAACTTACTGATTTATGAATGCCGGGTTTTCCAAATTTAGGCATTTGTGTATGTTTCATATTCTCATAAATAGTTATCCAATTTTCATCTTTTACATGTTTCAACGTATCCAAATAATAACATTTTACTGAATCCATCGTTATATTTGATATGTCATTTCCAAAATATGATTCTACTGTATATTCCGCATCTACCAATTCATTATCATTTACATATTTAATAAACCTTATAATTTCACCCAAATCAAAATAACGCAATAATGATTTGTTTTCTTCACAATGTATTACACTTCGTAATAAATCAACATATTTGGGAAATAATAAATGTGGTAATACACAATATCCATTTTTGTTCGTTAATGATATTGTTTTTCTACAATCATAACTTTTTATAGTATGTATTTCCGCATTTTCAAATTTTGAACGGAAATCCATTATTGTTTCTGCTATTTCTTCTTCTTTTGGCAGGGTTGCACATGATAATACCACTTTTGATATTTTATTTTCTACCCAATTTTTGTGAATTGTTTCATGCAATTCATGTGTATCATAATCCATCGTAATTGTCGGTTCATCCCAATAAGTAATTATTTCATTTTCAGCATTGAATGCCAACATATAATGCATTGCTATCAAATACGATTTTACATCACATATTATCATTTCCACCTTATTACCTACACTGTTATCTATTTTCATAATTGTTCCATTTTTCTTATTACGAATACAATCTGTTGCCGCAAAGTAGTGAAGACGAATATCCGATGAGGTTTCACATCCAAATGCAAATGCTATTTTTTTTTCCATAGATATTGCGGACTTTGCTAATGCTAAACCAACATGTCTTGCTACACATACAAATATGACTTTGAAACTATGGGTTAATCCAATTGGGGAAAGTGTTTTACCTGTTCCGGTTGGTGCTGTATATAATATCAATTTTGGCACATCTTTTTTATTTTTCACTATTGTAAATAATTGTTTTTGATGTGCAAACAGTTCTTTGTCTGCATATTTGAGAATATCCATATTTTTCTCAATTATTTCGGGTGATTTATATACAAATTCTTTTACATATGCATTTTTTAAAATATATTCAATAAAATCATCTACAACCATGGTTACATATTTATTTTTGTTTGTAATAGTAGATTTTCGCATTTGAACAAGTGTATATACACAAAATGTTGTGTTTTTTATTGTATTTTTTGATTTTTTGATTTTTATCTTTTCTTTTTTTACTATTTCTTGGGATTCCATCATATTTTCAACAAGGTCCAATTGAACAAATTCCAATATTTTTTCACGATATTTTTGAACAGTGTTATCAATACGTTCCAATCTTATTGTATCTGCTTTTTTTATTTTTTTTAAATTATTTTTTGATATATTTGGTATTTCAAAATTCATTTTTGTATTGTTTGTTGTTTCATATTTTGTTTTTATTTTTTTGAAATTTTCTTCAAAGTATTTCGTATAAAGATATCCTTCTATTTCATCATTTTTTTCTATTTTTATTATACATTGCAATGATTGATTACTATTATATTTTATATTCACATTATTGAACCCATCATCTATCAATTTCAATATTTCTTTTTCATTTTCTGATACAGGAACTTCTATACTGTTCCATTCAGTTCTTGACAATTTGCATTGATTCAAATCCATTATTATTATTGATTTATATTTTTATATATTTATTGTATTTACAATAAATATATTCAATTTTCTATTTTTTTATTTTTTCCAATAAAATAGAGAACATTCTACACATTTTTCTCGTAAAATAGCATAAATATTTAGATATATTCATTGTAGATAATGTTCAAAAATTGGTTTACCCCGAATATACCTATTAAGGTCGGGTTTGAAGATGTCAAAATTGCATTACAGAACCCTGATAAATATTTATTGATTAATACTTTGGGAATAAACGAACAATCTTGTCTTATCAAAAATACAGTTCCTATTGAATTGGAAGAAAAACTAATCAATGATTTACTTGATAAATTTGATTTCAATACGAGAACCTTTTTAATTTATGGTAAAAATACCAATGATAATAGTGTGGATAATAAATACAATCAACTACGTGGTTTGGGATTTAGTAATATTTATATTTATCCAGGTGGATTATTTGAATGGTTACTATTACAAGACATTTATGGTAACAAAGAATTCCCTACAAATGGTAGAGAACTTGATATATTGAAACATCGTGTTTCGAAGACTTTTTCAAATAATCTTTTATTAACATGATATATGCAGTGTTAATATATTGTTTTTATCCACAGTCGGTTGCACCTTACAACAATGTTCTCAACTTCTTGTAAAAATAACTTCCTAAATATCTTTGAAAAGAATTGTTGTTCTCAATTTTATTCTTCCTAAACAACTATTTTTATAAAATGGTTGAGAACATGGAAACAAAAAAATAGAAATTGAGAACTTTTATTGCAAGGTTCTCAACTTCTTGTAAAAATAACTTCCTAAATATCCTTCAAAAGAATAGTTGTTCTTAATTTTATTCTTCCTAAACAACTATTTTTATAAAATGGTTGAGAACATGGAAACAAAAAAATAGAAATTGAGAACTTTTATTGCAAGGTTCTCAACTTCTTGTAAAAATAACTTCCTAAATATCCTTCAAAAGAATAGTTGTTCTTAATTTTATTCTTCCTAAACAACTATTTTTATAAAGTGGTTGAGAACATGGAAAAACAAGGACTTTTATAACAATGTTCTCAACTTCTTACAAAAATAAGTTCCTAAATATCCTTCAAAAGAATTGTTGTTCTTTGTTTTATTCTTCCTAAATAATCATTTTTATAAAAGTGGTTGAGAACATGGAAATAAAAACATAGAAAAACAAGGACTTTTACAACAAGGTTCTCAACTTCTTACAAAAATAAGTTCCTAAATATCCTTCAAAAGAATTGTTGTTCTCAATTTTATTCTTCCTAAATAATCATTTTTATAAAAGTGGTTGAGAACATGGAAATAAAAACATAGAAAAACAAGGACTTTTACAACAAGGTTCTCAACTTCTTACAAAAATAACTTCCTAAATATCCTTCAAAAGAATTGTTGTTCTCAATTTTATTCTTCCTAAACAATGTTTTTTATAAAGATGTTGAGAACCAAAAAGAAAA